ATGATAGGTAATTTAACTATAGATAAGGCCAGCATGAATATCAGTTATTTTCTTAATACTATTAGAATAATTAGTTTAAATGGTGGACGAATTTCTAGACGTGATTTTGTAAACCAGATGGCTGAATTTATAGGAGTTTCTGCACAAAAAAATGGAAAGGAAAACAGAACTCCATATAATAAAAGTAAGCTCCCAAGGTATTTTGGATTTGTTGATATTGATACTGATAATGACGGCATTAACTATCTAGTATTAACAAATCGTGGCAGAAAGTTGTCAGAGTATATAGGTGAAAAAGAAGATGCAGAACCTGATAAAAAATATTATATAGTGTCCACTCATAGAGAAGATTTTATAGACTTAATTTTTGAAAGTGTAATTTTTGATTCCTTTGGAAAAAACAACAGTGGAGCAGAACAATCAAATACAGATGTCGAACCACCGAAGGTAATATTCAAAACATTACTTGAGTTGGGAAAAGCTACGGCTGAAGAAATAAGTTATGTGATGTTTGGATTAAACAACGGTAAATTCACTGCTTTTGAAGCCGCTATTGCAGAAATACAACACAACAGAGAGAACTTAAAATATGATTATTCTGAAATCATGGAAGAATGGAAAGTAACTAATATCATTAGTGATTTTAAGTTAATCAACATTTTTACGGATGATAATATTAAACTACTAACAAGTGAACGGGATGATGATATTGGTAAATTATTTTACTATCTAAGTCCCACACTTAGCGACAGGCATTTGGCACAGATTGCATCAGTTAATGCAATTTATCAGCCCTTGAGGTTGTTTGTATATACAGATGGAAATGACTCAACTATACAACAATGGGTCGAAGATGCTGTTCTTGGACGTGTAAGTGATAACTCATTTGTTTACAGATTTAGAAGTGGTAGCGAGACCTTTATAGGTAGTGTACAAGATGGAGCTTTTGTACCTGGTGTATTCGAAGAGGCTTTATTGAAAGCTTTCCAAAATGAAAAGAGAAATGTTTTTCTTGTTATAGAGCATACAACAGAAAAACAGGTCAATGAGCTACTTGGAAAATATAGACAGTTGCTTAATCGTATAAATGATTTAAGTAGCGATAAGCATGGATGGTCTGAGACAACGTTAGAGGATGCGGATGTTTATAATTATATTGTTGCTAATTGTAGACATGTAAAGAGTAAGCTTCCCGAAAATCAATTATTAATTCCTTCAAATTTACAGATGGTAGGTACAATTATTATGGATAATTTAAATGGTAATGAACAATTTGATTATGAATTTACAAGATGCTTGGTGAAAACCAATGAGGATGAATCACCACAACAAGACTTTGATTATGTAGACAGAGTAACAGGTGGAACCAATATCCTTCTATATGGTGTTCCTGGCTCTGGAAAGAGCTGGACTATTGAGCATGAGTATTGCAACGAAGATAGCATTGTTGAACGTTTGGTTTTCCATCCAGATTATACAAATGCAGATTTCGTTGGACAGATTCTGCCTGTGGTAGACGAAGATAAACAAGTTACATATGAATTCACACCTGGACCATTTACTACGATTCTTTCTAATGCATATCGCAATCCGATGAGCAAATACATCCTTATAATTGAGGAAATTAACCGTGGTAATGCACCCGCAATTTTTGGAGAGGTATTTCAACTACTTGATCGAAAAGTTGAGATGCAGGATGGTGATGATGGTTTTCCGGTAGGAACGAGTGAGTATGGTATTACCCATAAATACATGGCTGAATTTATCTATGGGAAACCGTCACATAAGGTTCGTATCCCTTCCAATCTTTCTATCATTGGTACAATGAATACATCTGACCAGAATGTTTTCACTCTTGATACTGCTTTCCAACGTAGATGGCAGATGAGACTTATTGAAAATAACTTTGATAATGTACGTCCATCGCTGGCCGATGCAGAAATTTTAGATACTGATGTTACTTGGAAACGCTTCTGTGAAACTGTAAATACTATTATCGTTGGAAATAAAGCCAAGATGGCATCTGCTGAGGATAAGCGGCTTGGTGTATATTTCGTGCATGAAAATGATCTTACATTTGATCAGAGAGCACTCCCTTCTGAAGGTCATGCTACTCTTCTGGTTGAGTATAATTCATTACTTGGTTCTGAACGATTAGGCACAATCACAGCTGAGCAGAAATCTCGTTTAAAGGAAATCCGAGAGGCAGTTATGCATAATCGTTTATTCCCTGAAAAGGTAATCAAGTATTTGTGGGACGATGCCTTCAAGTTTAATCCAGAGGCTCTTTTTGATACGGATGGAATGGACAACCTTGAAAAAGTTATCCGCACGTTTATTTATTCGACAGGACATGATCGTTTCAAAATATTCAAACAGACTGTCCGTGATACTCTCTATACTGCACAGCAATAGTAATTTTGAAAACAAGTAAAGAGAGGCGGTGATTACCCATGGACTTACAAAAGAATATTAGAGACCGTTGCCATGTCAATACAAATGATGATGGTGATAGTTTTGTTGGTGTTAAAGCGGACACAGATGATGCCATTATTTATTTTCCTATAGGATATCAGCTACCAGCAAACGATGATGATCTCCGTGTCGACATTAATAACTTACTTGGAGTTTTGGCTGCGTTTATGAAAGAAGACCGTGTTATTGAAGTTTCAAAGTTTGAGGCACCAAGAACAGTGGACTTTCCGATGCACGCATACCTTAAGGTAATAAGGAGCTTTCTGAGAATGGGGCGCTACTATATTGAAACAGACCCTCAGTTTCGGACAGATACCAAAGGCAAAACATCCTGGCCACGTACTGTAAGAGAGCAGAGGGCTTTAGTTCAAAAAAATGGCTCCTTGGTTTTTACAAACATGACAGTTCGCTCTGTAACCCCAAATGCAAATAAGCAGATTACTCAGATACACCGTTTCTGTGTGTATGAGGCTTTTGAGAAGATGGGGTGGTTGTATGTTCCTTTTATGCCTGACAAGCCAGGTCCCCACCCGGGTATAAAAGAGTCAATTTATATTCTAGATAAAAAGCTTGTAGCAACAAATGATGATGTTGAACAAGAGTTGTTTAATGCTATGCGTGATATGCTCGTTTACATTGATGAAAGAAGTTCTGATAAGCAATACTTCTTTGGCACAGATTTCTTTGAAAATGTATGGGAACGCATGATAGATAAAGCATTTGGTGTTGAGGATAAAGAGCAATACTTTCCTCGTACTTGTTGGCTTCTGGATTATGGTAGGGATAAAGAGAAAAGACCTCTTCAACCGGATACAATAATGATTTATGGGGATAAGTGCTATGTGCTTGATGCAAAATTGTATCGGTATGGTTGGGACCCAAAGCCTGAACACCTACCAAATAGTGCGGATATCAATAAGCAAATTACATACGGAGAGTATATTGAACAAACAAGACGCCTGCCCAATGAGAAACTATATAATGCTTTCATAATGCCTTATAATAAGGAAAACAATCTGTTCATGTTGAATAGCAACTTCGGCAATATAGGAGAGGCCGTTAGTGATTGGAAAGCAAATGTAAAGAATTATGAACGTATTCAAGGTATCGTAGTTGATACTCGTTATCTCATGTATAATTACATTGGTACTTCAGACCAACAAAAAAAAGAAATGGCTGTGTGCATTGAGAAGGTCTTGACCAGAGGACCTATCCCAGCTTCGTCAATATAAAAATGAAACAAGGCGCTACCTTAATTGGTAGAGCCTTATTTTTTTTACCTATTTATCAAGTTGCCGATTACGGAATCGTTGTGTCGCTGCCGCACCAGAGCACTTGGTACAGCAGTACTCTTTATTTGTACGTGTGGCTTTAACTAGAAAGAACTTGTCGCGTTTACAGTTAGGATTTTTACATTCTTTATATATCTCTACCCCCGGTTTCATATAGAAGATTGAAAAATAAAGAGCCTGGAGTAGATTGCTCACTTGCCATGTTGGAGCGAGTTCATCTGGTTCGTACTTGGGATGAATGCCTGCAATGTTATGGTTGATTTCTTCAGAAATAACAATACGTGCAATTTTAAGAAGAGCCTTTTTCATTTCATCTGTGAAATTGTCTCTTGTCGGGGTTGAATAATATGTAATTTTTTTAAACTGGATTTCATTAAAAATACCCACTTCTGTTTGGTAATGATAAAAGAAATCTATGATTGTTCGTAGGTTTTCATTTGCGTTTGGTAAGCCTGTGTACATAGCAAACAGATGCTTAAACCACATACTTTTACTTCCGACAAGGTCGGTATCGGCACCGCTACGAACAGCATTAAAGAACTCTATTTCAATAGGGTTATTGCAGCCTAACATAGTATCTGGAACAGAGTATTTCCCACTATTAAAGACTTCTTGGTTTCTGTTCAAGTCCACAAATAGATTATAGCTTTCTATCAATTCTGTGAATTTATGCTTGCAAGTTGTATATTCTACTTCAGATAGGTTCAATGAAATTTGCGGAGTATAAAGAAGATATGATGTGTGTATCAAAATTTTTTTATAGTCCTTTTGACCTGCAATTGCATTCATAAGGTATAACGTAGACTTGATTCTGTTCACTATTTCAATTAATGCATCGGCATCTATAGATTCATACTCATCACTTTGTATAGGTAACAAAAACCCATATGTCTCAAAAAATTCTATATGCTTATCTATGTCCCCATCTGGAATAGCCAGTAACTTGCCGAGAATGTTCTTCTCTATAGCACCACCAGCAACACCGGTAAGATTTAATCCTACTTTAGGGGCATATGAAAAATGTAGAGGTTTATCTAACTCGCAATACAATTTCAGCGTGGTCTTAGGAGGCATTCCTGGGGCCACGTTTTCTATATCCTTTTCGCAATGGCAAGTATAGCCATCACACTCAAACATATTATTCAAAAAAATTTCTGATATTTTTCCTTCCATAAGCCGGTTTTCCTACCTTTTCTTTAATAAAAATCACTAAAAAAATTACATAACCCATTATATTACATTTTGATATCTATAAAAATAAGTCATTCATAACCTTGTTATTCTTCATTATACACTAAAGTAATATGAATTACAATAATATTCCATTACATAATGTGAAATATGAATGGGTATTTGTCTGGAATTTTATCACTATGATATTTTTCGTACAATAAAGATACTACCGAGATACCTCGATAGAAAATAAATCTCAATGTCCGAGATGCGCATTAGGACGGCGGGATGCATAAGAGTTCAGAACACAGTGATAAAGATTGTGTTTGGAATGAAGATGCACCCACCGTGATTTCGTGCGCCCATTTTGAGGACAAACGGAGTCTGTGGTCATCTTCACCGCAGGCTCTTTTTGTATTCCGCCGCCCAATGCCGGGACGGAAAGGCGGAACCTTAAATGAGAAAATCCAAAACAGCGGAGAAGAACCGCATCAACTACGTGTATTACACTGCGGCGGGAAAGAAGATTTTTTTAACCCCGGGAGATGTAGGGGATGAGTGGATAGCGTACTTACACGATGCGGACGACAAAATGGTTAATGCTGAAAAGCGGGAAGAGTATCGGGTACAATTGCGATTTAATGGGCAAGAAGATTGGCTACAGAGAAATAGGAACAGTCCGATATCTAACGATACAAAAGCTAATTCAAGATTTTCAGATTTAGCGGTTGAAGAAAAAAGTTATATGGCTAATCCATTAGAGTGCATTCTTCAGGCTGTGGATGCTATTACCTGTGAAAATAGGATTAAAAAAGTTCAAGCAGCCATCAAAACTCTTCAACCCCAGCAGCAGGAACTTATACGGAAAAAGTTTTATGATAACCGTACCAACGTGGATATCGCTGCAGAAGAAGGGGTTACTGAGGCGGCAATTCGTAACCGGCTTAAAAAAATATATTCTAACCTTTCTAAAAAACTTCAAAAATAGGGGTTCGAACTCCCTTGTTTTTTCGCTTATACATGAAGGGGACAATAAAAACCTTCAGAAAGGAGCGAGAGCTATGGATCTAAAACACAAGGTAACCATTAACGTGGCTACTTCAGACGGTAGCAACACTACGGTTTTGCGTGGAGCGCAGATGAAACTTCCGGCAAGAATTCTAAGATTCTTCTTTGGAGATTTTACGCAGGTGTATCTCTTAAAACCGGGGCAATCTGTAACAACCGTGGACATCAGAGAAGTTAAGGAAGGAGGTGCGGTGTGATGGTGCAAAAAGAAGATTTGCAAGCTTTAGTAGCGATTATTTATATCCTGGCAGAAAACTTACAAACTATTTGTGATAGCCTTCCCAGCGAAACTGCTAAAGAGCCTGAAAAAACTCCTGCTAAAGTTAAAAAAATTAGTTTGGAAGAAGTGCGTGGCAAACTTGCAGAAATTAGCCAATCGGGGAAAACTGCGGCGGTTAGAGAGCTTATTCAAAAGCATGGCGGTAGCAGACTTTCAGATATTGAGCCGTCTCAATATGCTGCGATTTTAAAGGAGGCAGAGGTAATAGCAAATGTCAAATAGCCACGCAAGGTTATCTCCATCAGGTTCACACCGTTGGCTTCACTGCACCCCTTCAGTTTTTCTTGAGAGCGAGTTTGAAGATAAAAATAGTCAGGCAGCACAAGAAGGGACAGCAGCTCATGCTTTGTGTGAACATAAGATTAAAAAGCTACTTCGCAAACGTAGTAAGCGTCCGGTTTCTATTTATGACAGTGATGAAATGGAAGTGTGCTCAGATGGCTATGCCGCATTTGTTATGGAGCAACTGGAGCTTGTAAAGCAAAGCTGCGCTGACCCGATCATGCTAATTGAGCAGAGGGTGGACTTTTCTCATTATGTACCGGACGGCTTTGGAACAGCAGATTGTCTTATAGTGTCCGATGAAGCTCTGCGGATCATTGATTTCAAATATGGACGAGGGATACTCGTAGATGCAGAGGACAACAGCCAGCTAAAATGTTATGCCTTGGGCGGTTTGAGACTGTTTGAAGATTTGTATAATTTTAAGACAGTTGTCATGACTATTTTTCAGCCTAGAAGAGATAATGTCAGCTCTTGGAGCATCTCTGTGGCTGAACTTAAGGCTTGGGCAGAAAACGAGCTAAAGCCAAAAGCTGAAATGGCTTTGAAAGGTGAAGGTGAGTATGCTTCAGGCGAATGGTGTACGTTCTGTAGGGCATCTGCTTGTTGTAGGGCAAGAGCAGAGGACAAATTAAAACTTGCACAGGCAGAGTTTAAAATGCCACCGCTTTTAACTGATACTGAAATAGAAGAAATCCTTACTGCTATTCCGGGCATTACCAAGTGGTCTAATGATATTTTAGCCTATGCTACAGAGGCAGCGGTAAATCATGGTAAAGAGTGGACAGGGTTTAAGGTTGTAGAAGGACGTTCGATACGTAAGTACAGCGATGAAGAAAAAGTTGCTGCAGTAGCAAAAGATAATGGGTATACGGATATTTACCGCAAAAACCTTATTACCTTAACTGAAATGCAAAAACTGATGGGCAAAACCAAGTTCGAAGAGGTGTTGGGAGCTCTTATCATCAAAGCACCCGGCAAGCCTACTTTAGTTCCGGTAGCGGACAAACGCCCCGCCCTAAATGTTACAAACGCAAAAAACGAATTTAACGAAATTACGGAGGATTAAAATTATGGCAAACATAAACAAAACTAAAGTTGTTACCGGTATCAACACTCGTTTATCCTATTTTCACGGCTGGGAGCCGGTGAGCATCAATGGCGGTGATCCTAAGTACAGTGTTTCTGTGCTAATCCCTAAGACGGATAAAGAAACGGTAGATGCTATCAACAATGCTATTGATGCAGCTATTGAAGAAGGCATTACTAAATTTGGCGGTAAGAAACCTAATAGAGCTGCAATTAAATTGCCCCTAAGAGACGGCGATATAGAACGTGATGACGATGCCTATAAAGGGCACTATTTCATCAATGCTAATAGTAAGACTGCCCCTCAGATCGTAGATAAAGCAGTTAAACCTATCTTGGATAGGGATGAAGTATATAGTGGTTGCTACGGCAGAGTTTCGTTAAGCTTTTATGCTTTTAACTCCAACGGCAATAAAGGTGTTGCTTGTGGTCTTGGTAATATCCAAAAGATTAAAGATGGTGATTCTTTAGGCGGTAGACCTACGGCTGTAGACGATTTCACTACGTTAGAAGATAATGACTTCTTGGCGTAAAGGGGGCAGGCTTTATGTTTAGCTACGAATTTCAAAAGCAACTAGTTGTCACAGCAGGAGCAGCTATTATCTATATGGTTGCCATATATGCCTTATTGGATTTTACGCATACCGTGCTTAAGGGTATCTACAGATTGGTCAAAAGCGGTGTGGCAAAACTTAAAGGAAATGGTTATTTAAAATAATACGTAGGCGGCATAAGGGTAACCTTTGCCGCTTTACTTTTTAAGGAGGGTGACGTTATGCAGTGTATAAGTTTAGACCTAGAAACGTATTCTGACATAGATTTACAAAAGTGCGGGGTATATAGGTATGCCGCCTCTCCGAATTTTGAAATCTTGTTATTTGGTTATAGCGTAGACGGCGGTGAAGTGCAGGTCGTTGATTTAGCAATGGGTGAGAAGATACCAGAAGATATTGTTGCGGCACTTAAGGACGATAGTGTTATTAAATGGGCATATAATGCTACTTTTGAGAGAATAGCTCTGTCTATCTATTTTATGGAATGGCTAGAGCCTACAAGCTGGCATTGCACTATGGTTTGGTCGGCAACACTAGGATTGCCTTTATCACTTGAAGGTGTGGGGGCAGTATTGGGCCTTGAGAAACAAAAGCTTAAAGAAGGCAAAAGCCTTATTAAATATTTCTGCTGCCCTTGTTTGCCGACCAAGTCTAACGGAGAACGTACGAGAAATCTTCCAGAGCATAATATGGATAAATGGCAGCAGTTTAAAGACTATAACTTACGTGATGTAGAAACAGAAATCGCTATACAGACAAAACTAGCGAAATTCCCTGTGCCAGAGAGCATCTGGGAAGAATACTGCCTTGATCAGGAGATAAATGATCGAGGGATTGGCATAGATTCGGAGTTTGTTGATAATGCCATAAAGCTAGATGAAAAGGTTAAAGCTGAACTTAAAAGCAAAATGCAGGAGCTTACAAATTTAGAAAATCCTAATTCTGTAAAACAGGTTGTAGGTTGGCTTGCTACTAACGGCTTAGAAACAGATAACCTTGGTAAAAAGCAGGTAGCTGAGCTTTTAAAAACAGCACCTGGGGAACTTAGTGAAGTGCTGCGGCTCAGACAAAAGCTTTCTAAATCATCAGTTAAAAAATATACAGCAATGAAAAATGCACTCTGCGCAGATAACAGGGTGCATGGAATGTTTCAGTTTTATGGTGCTAATAGAACCGGACGATTTTCAGGTCGTTTAGTGCAACTTCAAAATCTACCTCAAAACCATATGGCAGATTTAAAGCAGGCTAGAGCTTTAGTTAAAGATGGTAATTTCGATGCACTATCTTTGCTTTATGAAGATGTGCCGGATACCTTATCTCAACTTATCCGAACCGCATTTGTGCCGCAGGACGATAGAAAGTTTATTGTGGCAGATTTCAGTGCGATAGAGGCGAGAGTAATAGCTTGGCTTGCAGGTGAAAATTGGCGGCAGACGGTATTTGCTGAAGGCGGCGATATTTATTGTATGAGTGCAAGTAAGATGTTCAAAGTTCCCGTAAAAAAGCATGGAATAAATGGCCAGCTCAGGCAAAAAGGTAAGATTGCTGAACTAGCCTGCGGGTATGGTGGATCTATAGGTGCTCTTAAGGCAATGGGGGCAGTGGAAATGGGACTTAAGGAGGAAGAACTAAAACCGTTAGTGAATGCATGGCGATTCGCTAATTCTAATATAGTTAGCTTATGGTGGGCGGTAGATAAGGCGGCAAAAGACGCTATTAAAATGCGCATTGCTACAAAAACGCACGGCATTCATTTTGAATATCAAAGTGGTTTTCTTTTTATTACACTTCCTTCCGGTAGAAAGCTGGCCTACGTTAAGCCAAGGATTGGTGAGAGCAGGTTTGGTGGTGAGTCTATTACCTATGAGGGGATTGGCATGACAAAGAAATGGGAGAGACTAGAAAGCTATGGACCAAAGCTTTGCGAAAATATAACGCAGGCTATTGCTAGGGATTTACTTGTATTTGCCATGCTGACTTTAAAAAACTGCGCAATTGTCGCTCATGTTCATGATGAAATTGTTATTGAGGCAGATAAAAGAATGTCGCTAACTACCATTTGTGAGCAGATGGGAAGAACTCCGCCTTGGGCTAAAGGCTTACTTTTAATGGCAGATGGTTATGAATGTGATTTTTATAAAAAAGATTAACTATTGAGGGTTCGATTTCGTAGAATTTTTCGCTTATGGTTAGAAGGTTAAACCTTCTAATCATATTTTTTTAGGAGGAATTCAAAATGAAAGACTTAATTAAAATCAGCTTTGATGGAGGGCAGTTAACCGTAAGCGGCAGAGAGCTACACAGAGCCTTGCAGGTGAAGACGGCTTACAAGGATTGGTTTCCTAGGATGCGCGAGTATGGGTTTGTAGAAAATACAGACTTTAGCTCATTTTTGAGCGAAAGTACAGGTGGCAGACCCTCTAACGATCACAAGTTATCTATCGCTATGGCTAAGGAATTATGTATGCTGCAGCGCAGTGCTATTGGTAGGGATTTCCGTCAATATTTTATTAAAGTTGAGGAGAACTGGAATTCGCCAGAGGCCATAATGGCAAGAGCCTTAAGTATTGCAAACCAAAGACTGGAGATGATGAAGAGTCAAAACCTTAATCTTGAACGTATGGTAGCAGTGCAAAATCAGCAAATTAGTGAGATGCAACCAAAGGTTAGTTATTATGACCTTGTCTTGAACTGCAAGGATCTAGTGTCTATTTCTGTTATCGCTAAGGACTACGGCTGGAGCGCTAAGAGAATGAACAATTACCTTTGTGAAAATAATGTTCAGTTTAAACAGGGCAAGATTTGGCTTTTATACCAGAAATATGCCGAAAGAGGATATACCAGCACTAAGACTTTTAATACTCCTGGCAATGACGGTGCATATCACAATCACGTTCATACCTATTGGACCCAGGCAGGAAGGTTATTTATCTATGACCTACTAAAAGCTGACGGTATTATTCCTTTAATTGAACAGGAGGACTAGATAATGACAATCAGCAAATTTAACAGCGAAGGCTATAAAGATATGACAAGTTATGCGGCACTGTCTAAAGTGTCAAGAGAGGAGGCAGTATCTTCCTATATGCCGCTAGTTTATATCTGCTCTCCTTATGCAGGAAATATAGAAGTTAACGTCCCTAGAGCAAAGAAATATAGTCGATTTGCACTAGAAAAGAACTGCATACCTCTGACTCCGCATCTGTTATATACACAGTTTATGGACGATAACAATCCAAGTGAGCGAAGCCTGGCAAGGCATATAAACTACGTTCTTTTAGGTAAAAGCGAAGAGCTGTGGGTGTTTGGCAGTAGCATTTCATCTGGCATGGAGCACGAGATACGTCTTGCTAAAAAGCGCGGCATGAAAATCAAATATTTTAGTGAAGAGCTGCAGGAGGTAGCGGAATTATGAACTTTACCTTATATACAGCAGATTGCATTGGTAATCTGAAAAATTGTATTTATACCAATAAAATAGCAATAAAAGACAAGGAAACGCTTATTGCGGCGGTGGGAAAAGACCATGTTATGGCGTCGTATAAAGAAGGCTATCGCAGTAAAGCTAATTTTATAAATTCGGACGTTATTCCTATGGATTGTGATAACGATCACTCAGATAACCCTAAAGACTGGGTGACATCTGTTGATGTGGCTATGGCATTCGATGGTGTTAGCTTTGCTATTGTGTATTCCCGCAATAACATGAAAGCCAAAGGAAATAAGAGTGCAAGACCAAGGTTTCATATTTATTTTCCTGTGGAGGTTATTACTGATCGCGCAAAATATACAGAAATAAAACAAAGGATAGCAGCGGCGTTTCCTTATTTTGATAGCAATGCTTTGGATTCAGCAAGGTTTTTGTTTGGGACTGAAGAGCCGGAAGTAGAATTTTATGACGGCAGCGCATTAATTACTGACTACCTAGAGGGACTTGCGTTTTCAAACTGGGATAAAGAACTTGAAAAAGTGCCGGAAGGAAAACGTAACAGCACGATGAGTCATCTTGCAGGTAAGATCATCAAAAGATATGGCAATACGTCCGAGGCCCATGAGATATTTATGCAGGCCGCAGAAAAATGTAATCCGCCGTTAGACGAAAATGAGCTGAGCACTATCTGGCGTAGTGCCACTAGGTTTGGCAGTTTGGTTTCAGAGCAAAAAGGATATATCGCCCCGGAACAATATAATGCTGATTTACGTTTTAAACCGTTGGATTATTCAGATGTTGGGCAAGCAACAGTGATGAAAAAGGAATACGGTGATAAATTAAGATATTCTCCGCAGACCGATTATATCGTCTATAACGGCAGCTTTTGGGAGGAGTCAAAGCCGAAGGCTCAAGCTATTTCTCAAGCGCTAACAGATAAACAACTCGAAGAAGCCGAAAGTGAGATGAAGCGTACAAGACAAGAATTAGTTAAGAACGGAGCGATGGAGCTTTTAGCTACGATGGGACCAAAGAAAGCAGTAGCACTCTTTTCTAAGGAGCAGTCGCGTGCCTATGAGTTATACGAGGAGGCTGCCGCCTATAGAAATTATGCCTTAAAACGCAGGGAGTCAAAGAATATCACATCCTGCCTTAAAGAGGCTCGGCCTATGCTAGAAATTAACCAAAGAATTTTAGATGCGGATGAATTTCTTTTAAACACGCCACTAGGAACATATGATCTGCGAGTGGGTTTAGAAAAGCCGCGCGAGCATAAAGCCGAAGACTATATAACCAAACAGACAACAGTAGAACCCGGAGAAGAGGGCAAGGATCTTTGGCTTAAGGCTCTAGATATATTCTTTTGTGAGGATATGGAGCTAATTAATTATGTTCAAAGTATTGTAGGACTGGCTGCTATTGGAAAAGTTTATGTGGAGGCTCTCATCATAGCTTACGGTGAAGGAAGAAACGGTAAATCTACCTTCTGGAATGTGGTATCTAGAGTGCTTGGCTCTTATAGCGGTAATATCTCCGCGGATATGCTAACGGTTGGTTGCAGACGCAATGTCAAGCCTGAGTTGGCCGAAGCAAAGGGCAAAAGACTATTGATTGCCGCAGAACTTGAGGAAGGGATGCGCCTTAATACATCAAATGTAAAACAGCTTTGCTCCACGGATGAAATCTATGCAGAGAAGAAATATAAGGACCCTTTTAGTTATATTCCCACCCATACTTTGGTGCTTTATACCAATCACCTGCCACGGGTGGGGGCAATTGATGCCGGTACTTGGCGCCGGCTGATAGTTATTCCTTTTGATGCCAAGATTGAAGGCAGTACAGATATAAAAAACTATGCTGATTTTCTTTATGAAAAGGCAGGCAGTGCCATTTTGGCGTGGGTTATAGAAGGAGCACAGATGGCGATTACCTCAGAGTACAAAATCAGTAACCCAGCAAGGGTGGATAATGCTATTAAAACTTATAGAGAAAATAATGACTGGCTCGGTCATTTTCTAAGTGAATGCTGCGAGGTCGGTGATGGTCATATGGCTAAATCCGGTGAAACGTATAACAACTATCGGAGTTATTGTATGCAGTCAGGAGAGTTTATACGCAGCGCGGCAGATTTTTATATGGCACTGGACTCTAACGGTTTTGAGCGCAAAAAGACTAAAAAAGGAATCGTGATTCGTGGTTTAAGTCTGAAATCGGAGTTCTTGGGTGCAGGGCAGTAAAACCGCCGAAACGCAGTCTGGCAGAGCGTTTGAATGGTGTGGGTGCAGGCAGGGGCAGGGTATTCCCATAACTATATATATAGATATATTTTTATCTCTTATACATAGTTCTATATAGACCCTTCACCTCACTGCACCTTTTTAAAAATAGATCTTGATGGAGGGCATAATAATGCGTGAAATAGAGATAGAAGAGTACCTTGTGAAAGAAGCAAAAAAAAGGCACGGACTTTGTTTAAAGTTCATATGTCCTAGCATGGACGGAGTGCCAGATAGAATATTACTTTTGCCGGGAGGGAAAATTGCATTTGTTGAATTAAAGGCACCGGGTAAAAAGCCGAGAGCTTTACAAATAAAAAGAATGAAACAAATAGCGAAGTTAGGTTTTAAGTGCTTAGTGGTAGATAGCAAAGAACTTGCACAAACCACGCTTGACGAGATTGGAGGTGATGCCTTGTGAAGTTCATACCGCACAAATATCAAAAGTATGCCGTTCAACATATTTTAGAGCATAAAGCTGCTGCTTTGTTTTTGGATATGGGCTTAGGTTAGGAAAAACGGCTATTACTTTAACGGCTATCTCAGAACTGATGTATGACCGGTTTGAAGTAGAAAAGGTGCTTGTTATAGCGCCGCTTAGGGTAGCTAGAGATACTTGGCCGGCAGAAATAAAAAAATGGAAGCAACTACGAAACCTTAGATATTCTGTAGTAATGGGTAGCGAAGCTGAAAGGTTGCGTGCTTTGAAGGTTGAAGCAGATATTTATCTTATCAACCGCGAAAATGTAGACTGGCTTATAAATAAAAGCGGTATATACTTTGATTTTGACATGGTGGTTATCGATGAACTTTCCAGCTTTAAGGCTGCAAGCAGTAAAAGATTTAAAAGTTTTTTAAAAATAAGACCTAGGGTCAAAAGAATTGTAGGTCTTACTGGGACTCCTAGTTCTAATGGTCTTATGGACCTGTGGGCAGAGTTTAGGCTGCTTGACTTAGGGCAGAGATTGGGAAGGTACATTACAGGTTTTAGAAACACCTTCTTCGTGCCGGATAAACGCAATCAACAGAGCATATTCTCCTACAAACCTAAAGAAGGAGTTGAAAAAGATATTTATAAGCTTATCGCTGATATCACCATTTCCATGAAATCGGAGGATTATCTAGATATGCCAAAATGCCTAATGAATAAAGTAGTTGTAACACTCTCTGACAAAGAGCGTGAAATGTATGACAAGCTTAAAGCGGAGATGGTGCTGGCCATAGGAGAAACTGAAATAGATGCTGTGAATGCCGCAGCACTTTCTAATAAGCTTTTACAAATGGCTAATGGTGCAGTTTATGATGAAAACGGTAAACCAATAGTAATTCATGATCGTAAGCTGGATGCCTTGGAGGATTTACTTGAAGGTGCTAATGGCAAACCGGTTTTAATTGCCTATTGGTTTAAACATGACCTAGAGAGAATTAAAAAACGTTTTAAGGTTCGTGAACTAAAAGAGAGCAAGGATATAGATGATTGGAACGAAGAAAAAATACCTGTTGCGGTTATCCACCCAGCATCAGCCGGTCATGGTTTAAACTTGCAGGCAGGCGGCTCAACGCTCATCTGGTTTGGTTTAACCTGGAGTCTAGAATTGTATCAACAAACCAATGCTAGGCTGTGCAGGCAAGGTCAGAAACGTAGCGTTATAATTCACCATATTGTCTGTAAGGACACGATTGATAATAACGTGACACTTGCCTTGGAGTGCAAGGAAAAGACGCAGGAGGAGCTAATAAAAGCTGTTAAAGCTAACTTGGAGGTGAGGCATTGTGCTAAGAGCGTATGAAAAACTAGCCAATGAAATAGTTTTGCAAGCGGTAAAGGATTATCGAAACGCAAATAAAAAGCTTGCAAGAGGCAGAAATAACTCTGAGGCTAAGGCTTTGAAGAAGGAGTGTTTAAGATTTTTTCATTCCGATTGGTTTGGAATTTTGACAGAGCTTAATGCTGAATTTTTAATTAGCGAACTAGATGAGGAGGTTAATCGTGTTAGTTAAAGAATATTTACGACAAGCCTACTTTTTAGATCAGAGAATAAAGGCTGATATGATGGAATGTGAAGAGCTGCGAAAAATGGCTGAGAGTATTTCAAGTCCAGGCTTCGAGGAGCATTATAATGCCAGTCGGAATACCGATGCCCCTTATAATCATACCCTTGAAAAGCTGTGGAAGATGGAAGAACGAGTAATGGTTGAATTGGCACAGATGGTTAATTTAAAGAATCAAATACAGGAACTGGTTAGGCAAGTGGACAAGCCTGAGGAGCAGACTGTTTTAAGGTACAGATACATCCACAACTATACCTGGCCAAGGATTGGAGAACTTCTTAATGCTGACCCGGTTACTGTACAAAGGTGGCATAACAAGGCGATAAGTAAAATAAAGCTGCCGGAAAATGCGATAAATTTAAAAGTTGCAATGGTTTGCAATGGTTTGCAATGGTCGTAGTTGTGATATAGTATAATCAGCAAAGAAAAATAGAACGAGAGCCTTGTTGGTCACGATACCAACAGGGCTTTTATTATGCCTAAATTTAAGGAGAAAGCAATGCCTAGAAAGCCTAAAAGACCATGTTCTTTTCCAGGCTGTCCAAAGCTTACTGAGGGCAGGTTTTGCGAAGAACATGAAAAAGAAGAAAATAAACGCTACGAAAGATACGACAGAAACCCTGCAACCAAGCGTAGGTACGGCAGAGCGTGGAAAAGAATCCGTGACAGCTATGCTGCGGAGCATCCAGTGTGTGAGCAGTGCATGGCTGTTGGAAGGTATGTTAAGACCGCAGAGATTCATCACAAGCTGCCATTAGCTGAAGGCGGTACGCATGACCGAAGAAACCTTATTGCTTTATGCAAAGAGTGCCATGCAAGGATTCATGCAGAGCGTGGAGATAGATGGCATAAAAAAAGAGCCGCTCGGTATGACGAGCGACTCTGATTTGTTCCATTAGTTGATAGGGATGATGCCTCGAGTGTTCTTCTCAAAGGACCATTGGACTTGCCAAGTGCTGCCATCAATTTGGTCTAGGAGAATAAAATTATACATATTTTGGGTGGGGTGAAGAGAAAAGCGTCCTACAGTTTTTCCGTTGTCTGAGGACAAATCAACCTGGTTTAGTGGAACGACAACCCGGGGAGCATCGTCCGTGACGGAGAACTGCACTTGCCAGATTTTTCCATTTCGGGTGTCTAGTTTTAACAAGTTATAGATATTCTGTGTGCTATAAATCTCAAATACCTTACCGGTATTTTGAGAGTATAAAGTTGATGCATTGTTCATGCAGGATGTGTTTGCAAATGCTAACAAAAGAAGCAATACGGTTATTGCAACGAGTGAGAGGAGCCTGCTTTGTCTTTTTACCATAAGCTTATTCCTTTCTAACAGAAGCAATGTTTGCAAATCATTGAGTATCCATGAGTACTTAAAAGGTAAATAAAAACACCTTAAATAATGGGAAGTACTAGTCGTTTATCCGCGTCAAAGGACCATTGAATTTGCCAAGTTTTGCCATTAATTTGGTCTAAGAGAATAAAAGTATACATATTTTGAGTGGGATGAAGAGCGAATCTTCCAGTAGTACTATCATTGTCTGGGGATAAGTTAACGCTATTTAAAATAGTGGTAAACCTTGATTCATCTTTATTTGAAAATTGCACTTGCCACATCTTCCCACTACGTGTGTCGAGCTCAATAAAGTTATACATATTAGCAGTGCTATATAACTTAAAGTTTGAGGTAGAAGATTCTTCTGCAAAAGATATGTTTGCAAAGGAAAATAAAAGCAAGAAAAACATTATTGTGAAGGTGGTTCGTTTAAAAGTTTTTTTAAACATGGTGACACTCCTTTCAAAAATCATCAGTTCAAATCTATTTCGGACTTTGGTTAGAAAATATATCTAACTTAAATATAGTATGAAAAGTTTAAAAAATCAAGTAAAAAAGGTGCAGGTAGGGGGAGGTCAAATCTCAAAACCCTGTAAAGGGAGGCACGGGCGGGGGGCTTCACGCAAAAAAACGCGAAAGTTTTAGGGGGATTAACCCCGGTGTTTAAGGAGGTGGTGCAAAATTGGGAAAAAGAGGACCCAGTCCGGGTACGGGAGGACGTCCCAGTAAGCCTTTGGCGGATAAGCTTGCTGAAGGAAATCCGGGTAAAAGACCTCTGATGGTTATGGACTTTAAAGATTTACCGGATATGCAGGGTGCAGAAATGCCTAGGCCTAGCGAGATGCTCTCAGCCACGCAAAAGGATGGACGAGTTTTGCAGGCCAAAGAAATTTATGAGCAAACCTGGGACTGGCTTAATAAACGCGGATGTGTTTCTTTTATTTCACCGCAGATGTTAGAACGGTATGCAATGGCTGCAGCTAGATGGAAACATTGCGAAGAAATAATAACGGCAACTGGGTATTTAGCAAAACATCCGACTACTGGTGGAGCTATTGCCTCACCCTATGTGAGCATTGGACAGAATTATTTGTCTCAGGCTAATAGGCTGTGGAACGAGATATTTTCAGTCATTCGTGAAAACACTGCAACAGAATATTCTGGGCCAACTAATCAGAACGATTTTATGGAGCAGCTTTTACGCTCAAGGGAGAAAAGAAAATGACTAATGAAGAGCAATTTCATCTTAGGCTGTTTAGAAATACTATAGGCTTACACAAAGATAAACTTACTCGCCAGCAGCTATGCACTTTAAAAGGACAAGCTAGGTCTGGTGATGCGCTGGGAGCTTATAAAGGACTTAAGAAAATACTGGAAAGGAAGATAAGCTAGTGGACAAGAAAACCACAGAAATGAAACTCGTGCCAATTGGTAAATTGGTGCCGTATGTAAATAATGCAAGAACGCACTCCCAAGGGCAGATAACGAAACTTCGTTCCAGCCTAAGGGAGTTTGGTTTTATAAATCCGGTTATTATAGACAGCAACTATGGAGTAATTGCCGGACATGGGAGAATCCTTGCTGCTAAAGATGAGGGTATTACAGAAGTGCCTTGCGTATTGGTGGATTACCTAACCGAGGCACAAAAGAAAGCCTACATCATAGCAGATAACCGTTTTGCTCTGGATGCAGGCTGGGATGAAGAACTATTGCGTATTGAAATCGAATCCTTGCAGGGGGCAGATTTTGATGTTTCCCTAACCGGCTTTGAGCCTGCTGAACTAGATAAACTTTTTAATACCGGTGATGATGTTAAGGATGATGACTTTGATGTCGATGAAGAATTGAAAAAGCCGACTTTTTCTAAGCCTGGCGATATTTGGACATTAGGCAAGCACAAAGTTATCTGTGGTGATTCTACAGACCCGGCTACTTTTGAAAAACTGCTGGGAGAAACCAAGGTAAACCTTGTATGTACCGATGCCCCATATTTTGTAGAACTGAAAAATAAGTCAGGCACGATTGCAAATGACAATTTGAATGATAAGCAGGGATATGAATTCCTTTTGAAGGTATTTACAAACTTCAAAAATGCTATGGCACTGGATGCATCAATCTATGAATTCTATGCAACCATGAAAACCCGTGTGTTTTATGATGCGTTTGAAGATGCTGGATTTAAAGTCGGTGCAGGTCTGATTTGGAAAAAGCCAAGGGCACCATTTATGCGCACCGATTGGAAGTTTAATATGGAGCCAATTATATGGGGCTGGCGTAAAGACGGCAAACATATCTGGTATGGAGATCAGAAACAGACAGCCGTCTTTGAATTCGATGGAATAAAGGATTCTGAAAAAGATGGATATGGGCATCCGTCAAGTAAGCCTGTTCCGATGATAGCGTATCTGATTAAACAATGTACACAGTCAAATGGCATTGTGCTGGATGGTTTTCTCGGCAGTGCATCTACCTTGATGGCTTGTGAACAGATGGATAGAATTTGTTATGGTGTAGAATTGGAACAAAAATTTGTAGATGTGGCTGTGAAAAGATATGCTCAATTCAGAAATGGACAGACAGAAGATATTTCCGTTCTTCGTGACGGCAAGACTATCCGATTTGATGATTTGGAGGTTGAACCAGAAACGGAGGCAAAAAATGAGTAATGTTGTTTACAGCTTTGATGGCAGCGTGGGGTATGGTAAATTGCCGAATGGAATGGTATTCCGATTCGACCGAGATGCCTTTCATAAAATCAGTAATGTAAAATGGTATGCAAGCTGTGAAAGTGGAAGATTCTATATTATAGATTGCCGTGGCAGAAAACTGCACAGTTATTTATTGAATTGCTTGAAAGGATATGAGGTTGACCATATTAGTCTTGATACTTTAGATAATTGTTCAAGTAATCTTCGCATATGCACACATCAGCAGAACCAGATGAATCAGCCGATTCAGAAAAATAATACTTCGGGAGTAAGTGGAGTAAGCTGGTATGCGCCAAGAAATAAATTCAGGGCAAGAATAAAAGTAAACCAGAAAGAAATCCATCTTGGTTATTTTGATACATTTGATGATGCTGTGATAGCGAGAAATATTGGGATGCGATGTATGTTCGGTGCTTATGGCCGTTATGATAACGTGGGAAAAATACCGCTTTGGATAGAAAAGCTGGTAGCAGAAAAATGCATTCGTTTTGTGGAGTTGTCACAGAACAGTGCATTTTTTGATTTCTGGGCTTTGGAGGTGGCTGCCAATGCGTAAATTAACATTAGGCAGTCTTTTTGATGGCTCAGGAGGTTTTGCTTTAGGTGGTATATTGTCCGGCATCAATCCTATATGGGCATCAGAAATTGAGCCGTTCCCTATTAGGGTAACTTCAAAACGGTTGCCAAGCGTACAGCATTTAGGCGATATTAATCAAATAGATGGGGCGAAAATTACCCCCGTGGATATTATTACCTTCGGCTCACCCTGTACCGATATGAGCCTTGCCGGAAGAAGGGCAGGACTGGTTGGCAGTCAGTCGGTACTGTTTTACCAAGCAATAAGAATTATTAAAGAAATGAGGAATGCAACAGATGGAAAATATCCAAGATACATCGTGTGGGAAAACGTCCCCGGAGCGTTCTCTTCAAATAAAGGGGAGGACTTCAAAGCAGTGCTTGAAGCCATCTGCAAAATCAAAACCGAAGATGCTGTTATTCCTGAACTTAAAAAAGGCAAATGGAGTAATGCAGGAAATATCGTGGCAGAGGAATTCTCCCTTGCCTGGCGAGTTCTCGATGCCCAATATTGGGGAGTCCCCCAGCGCAGAAGACGCATCTATCTTGTCGCAGATTTTGCAGGCAGGAGTGCAGGCGAAATACTATTTGAGTCAGAAGGCTTGTCTGGGTATTCTAAGAAGAGCCGCAGCCCGTGGCAAAAAATTGCCGGAGGTACTGAGGGTTGCACTGGAGAAACAGGCACAATCTGCTTAAATGATCAAGGTGGAGAGCGGATGGATGTAACAGAAGATAAAACCTCTACGCTTCGTGCTCAGTCAAATCATCCACCATTGGTGTTTGAAAACCACTCGCAGGATTCAAGGTTTGTAGGACCGCTTGATAAAGCACAGACTGTGCTTGCGACTTTTGGCACTGGTGGTAACAATCAGCCGTTTGTAATGGAAACACCTAAAACACTGAAAATCCGCAGTGGCTGTGAAGGCGGCGGTAAAGGTGCTTTGGTACAGGAAAATCTTTCAGCCACGCTAGGGTGCAATAATGACCAGACGGTATTTGTGCCAAAGGTCTATGGTATCTGCTCTAAGGACAGTAATTCTATGAAGTCGGATAATCCAAGTAGTGGATTTTATGAGGCAGATTCCTCAAGAACTCTTGACGGCAATGGTGGTAATCCTGCCTGCAATCAAGGTGGCATGGCTGTTGTGGAAAATGTAAAAGCCTTTCACGTAAATCAAAGAGATGAGGTAATAGACCTTAAAGAAAAATCCGGTGCTTTAATGGCACGGCAAAGCAATCAGATGCAGACTTTTGTTTTGCAAGGCTCTATGATTGGCAGGAAGGATGAAAACGGACCTCAAGGTGATGGAGTGAATGAAGATGTGAGTTTTACTTTAAACACAGTAGATAAACACGCAGTGGCATACGGCATTGACCGTGCAGCCTTCAATCAAGGCGAGAATGCCAAGTTTGGATTTACAGTGGAAAAAGAAATAGAACCTACTATTGTTGCTAAAGGACCTGGGGCAGTTGCTGCTCCAACCTATACAAGCAGTAAAGCTTCTTTCTTTACGTCTGCTGAAAAAGAGGTTGCAAATACCTTAGTTGCCACGGATTATAAAGACCCGCCTTTGATTAATGATGAAGAAGGCAATGCCTACATAGTAAGAAGATTAACACCTACAGAATGTGCAAGGCTGCAGGGATTTCCAGACTGGTGGTGCAGCGACCTTGGTAATAATGAACCAAGTGATGCTGATATTCTCTTTTGGACTGAGGTGTTTGAAACACACCGAAGAATAATAGGAACAGCTAAAAAGCCTAAGAGCAGGAATCAGATTATTAAATGGCTTAAAAATCCACATTCGGATTCAGCAGAATATAAGATGTGGGGTAATGGCGTGGCACTACCATGCGTATGTTTTGTTTTGGCTGGTATCGTTTGGGCGCAGCAAGACTAAAAGTATACTAGATACTAGGCTTAAATGACTTGATAATAAGTACATTTAGAGCGAATATGTACCTACCAAAACAAAAGGAGGCAATTAGCATGAATGTACATTTCGAAGTCGAAAACAGAAAAGAATTAGTAAAAGCCTTGGAGGAGCTTACCTTAGAGAAAGCAAAATACCTTGGTGTTCCAAGCTGTGCTTACCAAATTGGCAGTTTAACCTTAAGCAAGAACAGCAGCCTAAGCTGGGGAGAAGAAGTAAACGAAACAGCGATGGAAAGACTGCTTGTAGCCCTTGAAGAAAAAGGGTTTGTTACCAAAGAAGGAATTTTAGCAGAAAAGATGTTGAAAAATATGGCGGCGGCTGAAAAGGCTGATGAACCTGCGAATGCAGAAACCGAGCCTGAAATGCTTGATGTAAACATTTCACTGCCAAAAGATATTTTTACACCCGAAACTTGGGAAAACCTCAATAACCTTTTAGCAGCTAAGGGAAAACTTATTCAAAAGGCATTAGACCTCGAAGAATTGCCTGAGGTGATTGAAGAAGAAGATAGGATAACCTTCCCCTGGTTTAAAATTAAACCGTCAGATAACAGCTTGCTTGAAGCCTACAGTAAATTTGTATGTGCCTTGGCAAAGCTTGCCAGAGAGCAAAAACGGGTAAATCCTAAAGAAAAAGAAGTGGAAAATGAAAAATATGCTTTTAGATGTTTCCTCTTACGATTAGGGTTTATCGGCAAAGAATACAAAGAGGTCAGAAAGACCTTGCTTAAGAATTTTACAGGCTCATCAGCTTTCAAAGGGGGTGTCGACCATGCGGTTTCCAAATAGAGAAACAGTTGAAAGAGTACGCAATGAATATCCAAAAGGAACTAGGGTTGAACTAGTGAAGATGGATGACTGCCAAGCACCCCCAATTGGAACAAAAGGCACGGTCTTAGGAGTTGATGATATCGCCAGCATTATGGTAGCTTGGGATAACGGTTCGGGACTTAATGTAGCCTATGGTGAAGACATTTGCCGTAAGATTGGAGGCGGTAAATGATGTGTGAAATTGTAAAAAAGCAAATTCTAGCTATTCGCGACACCGGTCGCACCAATATGTTTGATGTAAATATGGTGCAGTACCTTGCCAACGAATATGGCTACTACGAATTGGTAATGTATTTAGAAGAGCATCGTAAAGAATATGTTAGATTCCTCCTTACGGGAGAGCAGTAAAGTATACAGTTTTAATTACATAAATAGCTTGCTATTATGTGCGTTTAGAGCGAATATACACATACCGAAAGGTAAACTAAACGAAAGCGGAGGATGAAGATGATGTGGAAAACAGGAGCAATGCTGATTAAAGGTAAAGTTTACAAATACCAAGTAAAAGTTTATGAGGTAGGCAGTGAGTTTGGTATTGATGGCGGTAAGATTTCTAAAGCTTGGATAAGCCTAGATGGCAAAGCGGTGGTAAATTACGATAGAGGCTGGGACATAGAGCCAGTGGATGAAGGCGCTGAAATTGCCCTGGCAATACTGATTAAAGAACACAACTAAATAAAATTTTAAAAGAACGGTCCCGTAAGGGGATGTTACTCGTACAGTCGCTATAAGGCGGCTATTTTTATTTGTAAAGGTGGTGATGATATTTGAAAAAACTAAAACGGTATAAGGCAACCAAATTTAAGGCAAAAGGCTCTGTGTATGATAAAGACGCTGCTGATTATGCCGTAGGCTTTATCGAATGTCTTTGCCATACCAAGGGAACCTGGGCAGGAAAGCCATTTGAACTGATTGATTGGCAGGAGCAGATTATACGGGATGTATTTGGAACGATAAAACTTAACGGCTATAGGCAGTTCAATACCGCTTATATTGAAATACCAAAGAAACAAGGCAAGTCGGAATTGGCGGCTGCCGTAGCACTTCTGCTTTGCTGTGGTGATAGGGAGGAACGTGCCGAGGTTTACGGCTGTGCTGCTGACAGGCAGCAAGCGACTATCGTGTTTGATGTTGCGGCAGATATGGTGCGAATGTGTCCGGCTCTTAATAAAAGGGTGAAAATATTAGTCTCGCAAAAAAGAATAATCTATCTGCCTACGAACAGCTTTTATCAAGTTCTGTCGGCTGAGGCTTATTCCAAGCATGGATTTAACATTCATGGGGTTGTCTTTGATGAACTGCACACCCAGCCGAATCGCAAACTCTTTGATGTTATGACCAAAGGCTCAGGCGATGCTCGTATGCAGCCTTTATATTTCTTAATTACTACAGCAGGTACTGATACCAATAGCATCTGCTATGAAACCCACCAAAAGGCTAAGGATATATTGGAAGGGCGAAAGCATGACAGTACATTTTATCCAGTAATCTATGGGGCAGAGGAGTCCGATGATTGGACTGATCCAAAGGTTTGGAAAAAGGCTAATCCTTCTCTAGATATTACCGTTGGGATAGATAAGGTAAAAGCAGCCTGCGAATCGGCTAAACAAAATCCTGCGGAAGAGAACTCTTTCAGGCAGCTTAGGCTTAATCAATGGGTAAAACAAGCTATCCGCTGGATGCCTATGGATAAATGGGATGCTTGTAGTTTTAAGGTAGATGGAAAAAGCCTTATTGGCAGAGTATGCTATGGTGGTCTTGACCTTTCAAGTACTACAGATATTACAGCTTTTGTACTGGTATTTCCGCCTTTGGATGAAGATGATAAATTTGTAGTTCTGCCATATTTTTGGCTACCGGAAGAAACGCTGGATTTAAGGGTTAAGCGTGACCATGTGAACTATGATGTGTGGGCAAGGCAGGGACTTATTCAGACCACCGAAGGTAACGTAGTGCATTACGGCTACATTGAGAAGTTTATAGAAGAGTTAGGCGAAAAGTATAATATCCGGGAAATCGCCTTTGACCGCTGGGGAGCGGTGCAGATGGTGCAAAATCTTGAGGGCATGGGGTTTACGGTAGTGCCTTTTGGACAAGGTTTTAAGGATATGTCACCACCTACTAAGGAACTGATGAAACTAACACTAGAGCAGAAAATTGCTCATAGCGGGCATCCGGTGCTTAGATGGAATATGGATAACATTTTTATCCGAACGGACCCTGCCGGGAACATTAAAGCAGATAAAGAAAAATCCACAGAGAAAATTGACGGTGCTATAGCCACGATTATGGCTTTAGACCGAGCAATTCGCTGTGGAAATGATAACGGTGCCTCTGTTTATGATGACAGGGGTATTTTATTTGTCTGACAGGAACATAATTTTAGGAGGTGGTCAAGATTTTAGAAATATTTACAAAGCTTTTTAACTCCAGAGATAAACCTAAGAACGTAAGTGTAGGCAGCGCGTATAGGTTCTTCTTTGGTGGCAGTACGGCTGGGAAAAATGTAACCGAGCGTTCTTCCATGCAGATGACGGCAGTTTATTCCTGCGTTAGGGTGTTAGCAGAAGCCGTAGCAGGCTTGCCCTTACATCTTTACAAATACACGGATAGCGGTGGCAAAGATAAAGCCTTAGAACATCCGCTGTATTTTCTCTTACATGATGAGCCTAATCCGGAAATGACATCGTTTGTGTTTAGAGAAACATTGATGACTCATCTGCTCCTTTGGGGTAATGCTTATGCCCAGCTTATTCGAAATGGCAGAGGCGAGGTTGTCGGCATCTATCCATTAATGCCTAATAGGATTAGTGTAAATAGGGATGATAGCGGAAATATCTATTACAAGTATTTACGCAGTATGGAGGATGCACCTTTAAACAAGAACAATGAAGTTATTCTATTACCTTCCGAGGTGCTTCATATACCGGGTTTAGGCTTTGATGGTCTAGTAGGTTATTCACCTATTGCAATGGCCAAAAATGCTATTGGTATGGCAATTGCTTGCGAGGAGTACGGAGCGAAGTTCTTTGCTAATGGAGCAACACCGGGTGGCATTTTAGAACATCCTGGTGTTGTGAAAGACCCGGAGAAAGTAAGAGCTAGTTGGAACTCAGCTTTTGGTGGAAGTGCCAACGCCAATAAGGTAGCAGTTTTAGAGGAAGGTATGAAATACACGCCGATATCTATCAGTCCAAACGAAGCCCAGTTTTTAGAAACAAGAAAATTTCAGATTAACGAGATTGCTCGAATTTTTAGGGTGCCGCCGCATATGGTTGGTGACCTTGAAAAGTCGAGCTTTTCTAATATAGAGCAGCAGTCTCTAGAGTTTGTAAAATACACCCTAGAGCCTTGGCTTATCCGCTGGGAGCAGTCTTTGGTGCGGTCACTTATTTCGCCAAGAGATAAGGGAAAGTATTTTATTAAGTTCAATGTAGATGGACTACTTAGAGGGGATTATGAAAGCCGTATGAACGGTTACGCTACTGCAAGACAGAATGGCTGGATGAGTGCCAATGATATAAGAGCCTTGGAAAACCTAGATCAAATCTCTGAAGAGGAGGGAGGTAACTTATATCTCATCAATGGTAACATGACTAAATTAAAGGACGCAGGCAGTGCGTATTCTGTAGTAAAGGAGGTAAATAACAATGAAGAAATTTTGGCAGTGGAAGAACAAAAAAGTAATGAATCAAGAAAGCCAAGAAGAAGTGCTGGAACGGACGCTGTTTCTTAACGGTACCATAGCTGAAGAAAGTTGGTTTGATGATGATGTCACGCCTCAGCTTTTTAAGGAAGAATTGCTTTCCAGCAGTGGAGATATTACCATTTGGATTAATAGTCCTGGAGGAGACTGCGTAGCAGCAGCTCAAATCTACAATATGCTGACGGAATATAAGGGTAATGTGACAGTTAAGATTGATGGTTTGGCTGCCAGTGCGGCCTCGGTTATTGCTATGGCAGGCAGTAAGGTCTTAATGAGTCCGGTATCGCTCCTTATGATTCACAATCCAGCAACTATGGCTTTTGGAGATAAAAGTGAGTTTCAAAAAGCTATCGCCATGTTAAGTGAGGTGAAGGAGTCAATTGTAAATGCTTATGAAATTAAGACAGGTATGGCAAGGGTGAAGATTGCCCACCTTATGGACGATGAAAGCTGGATGAATGCCAATAAAGCAGTAGAGCTAGGTTTTGCTGACGGTATTTTAAAAAGAAATGCTGAGGATGTTATAGAGCAACCTGCTATATCCATGATGTATTCTAAAGCCGTTGCGGTAAATTCTTTGAAGGAAAAGATAGCGGCTAAATGTCGTATTGAGCCTAAGAAGGAAGAAAAAGAGTGTTCGGTTGATAAATGCCTAGAAAAATTAGAATTATTGAAGAACCATATTTAAGGGAGGAATTAAATTTATGAATATTAACGAATTACGTGAAAAAAGAGCCAAAGTTTGGGAAAACACTAAGTCCTTTTTGGAAAGTCACCGTAGTGAAAAAGGTACGCTTTCTGCTGCGGATGAAAATACCTATAATGCCATGATGGCAGATATTGATGCTTTAGGTAAAGAAGTACAGCGTCTGGAAAAACAGGAGGCAATTGATAAAGAACTTTCTAAAGCAGTTAATCAGCCTTTTACCAATAAACCCGGTATTGCGGCTCTCCCGGATGAAACTTTGGAGAAAATGAAACCGGCACGTTCACGAGGTGCGTATGCTAAGGATTTGTTAAAAGCCATGCGTACTAACTTCAAACAGGTATCCAACCTTTTGCAGGAGGGCGTTGATGCAGATGGCGGTTATTTAGTGCCGGAGGAATATGACAAGCGTATTATCGATGCTTTGATGGAAGATAACATCATGCGCGGTCTTGGTACAATTATCACTACTTCCGGACAGCATAAAATTAACATTGCAGCTACCAAGCCTGCGGCTGCATGGATTGAAGAAGGGGAAGCCTTGCAGTTCAGCGATGCTAAATTTGCACAGACCTTGCTTGATGCTCATAAGCTTCATGTGGCCATTAAGATTACCGAAGAACTTCTCTATGACAATGCCTTTAACCTTGAAAATTACATCATCACCGAGTTTGGCAAGGCTATGGCTAATGCCGAAGAGGATGCCTTCTTAAATGGTGACGGTACCGGTAAACCTTTAGGTTTGTTTGCTGAAACCGGTGGTGCGACCATAACTAGTACTTTAACTGCCGCCATTAAGTCAGATGATATGTTGGAACTAATTTATGCTTTGAAACGTCCGTACCGTAAGAATGCCAAGTTTATCTTAAATGACCAGACCTTACTTGCTATTCGTAAACTAAAAGATAACAACGGGGCATATATGTGGCAGCCATCTTATCAAGCAGGCGAGCCGGATAAAATCTTAGGCTATGATGTGTTTACCTCTGCTTATGCACCTGCAAATGCTATCTCTTTTGGTGATTATAGCTATTACAATATCGGTGATCGCGGTACTCGCTCCATGCAGGAACTAAGAGAACTTTATGCCGGAAATGGCATGATTGGCTATGTGGTAAAAGAACGTGTCGATGGCAAGCTTATACTGCCTGAAGCAGTACAAATCTTGAAACTAAATGCCTAGAAAACTGTAAAAGCAGGTGGTGGGTAAAGTGCTGGTAAGTTTAGAGGAAATGAAATTATATCTTAGAGTAGATTCAGAAACCGAGGATACACTTATACTGCAGCTTTTGGAATCTGCTGAAAAAGTGTGTCAGGATGTAATCCGGGCAGATGAAGAAACCTTAAAAAAGTCAAATAATGCCAAAACAGCTATTATGTATACTACCGCCTATTTTTACGAACACAGAGAAGAAGCGGACTATAAGCAGCTTATGCTGACTTTGCGTTCGCTGCTTTTTGGGGACAGAAAGGATGGCTTTTAATGCAGATAGCTAAACTAAATCAACGGGTTGAACTTTTACAACCAATTCTTTCAAGCGATGGCTATGGTGGGTATGCAACAAATTATAAAAAGGTAATATCTCTATGGGCAGAGGTGAAGGATTCCAGGTACAGCGAAAAGCAGGCCTTTGATACACCTAATGCTTTAAGCAACATCACGTTAAAAACCAGAACCTATATACATATGGAAAAAGGCTGGCATCTTTTATGGCAGGGCAGAGAATATGAAATTGTTGCTGTGACAAGGTTTTATAAAGACAGTACCTATATTGAAATAGCAGAATATGAAAAGGGTGTATGATGAAATTTCTTGCAAAAGTAACAAGTAGTGATTTGACTAAAGCTATGTCAAGCATCTCAGCATGGGATGGAGAAACGCGTCTGGCTATTGAAAATGCATTGCAAGATAGTACTAAAAATATCGCCAGAGGGGCAAAACAAAAGGTTGCACAGCGCAGCGGCAAGCTAAAAAAATCTATTAAAACAGGTTTTGACAGAAGAAAACCGGAAGGTTTGGTTAAAGCTAAAACCCCCTATGCTCATATCGTTGAGTTTGGCGCTAAGGCGCATATTGTTAGGGCTAAGAATAAAAAGGCTTTATCCATTTCTGCTGGCGGTGATTTATTGCTTAGAAAATCTGCAAAAATTCCTGCCAGAAAGGGAAGGCCGTTTATTAAGCCTGCCTTTGACGCAGAAGAGCCTAAGCTTATTTCTAACATGAAGAAGGTGCTGAATAAATGAAACGTATACCATTAAATGCCTTGCAAAAGGCACTTATAAGCTATTTAACAGCTAATGAAAAAGTGCCTGTTTATGACTATGTACCGGAAACTGCAAGACCGCCCTTCATGACTATTGGTGCATTTAACTGCAAAGAAGCTGGGACAAAGTATGAGGATATGGTGGAGGTCACAGTTCAAATCAATATTTGGTCAACCTATAAGGGTAAATTTGAAATAAACAGTATTGCTAACAGGGTAATAGTATTGCTGCAAACAAAGCAAATTGATTTAAGTGAGGATGAGTTTTTAGCAGTTCGCCAACAGGTGGACTTTTTTGAGGCTTATCCTGAAGAAGAAACAGGATATAACGGAGTGATAAGCCTTATAATGCTTATTCAAAATTTACAAAGGAGTGAAAGCTAATGGCATATACAGTATTTGCAGAGCCTGCCAGCACCAGTAAGGCAACGGCGGGTAAGGATTATCTTTTATATGTGAACACAGGAGCAACAGAAACAAGTCCAACCTGGACTTTAGTTGGCGGTCAAAGAAGTGGTGATTTATCTCGTAAGGCAGATGAAATTGATGCATCAGATAAAACCAGCGGTGGTTGGAAGGCAACACTTCCAGGCTTAAGAAGCTGGTCGATTGATTTAGAAAGTGTCTACCTTGCAGGAGATAGCGGAGCCAAGTTTTTAGAAGCTGCCTTTTTGAACAACAAACAGGTACATATTAAATTTGAATACCCTGACAAAAGTTATCTTACGGGGTGGGCTGCACTTACCGAATGCAGTTTATCTACCCCTCATGATGATGTAGCGACCTTAAAGGGAACTTTGTCCGGGGCGGGTCCTTTATCTGATTTAATTACAGGAGGAAGTGCAGATGCGTAAGATAGAATTTCCGCTTTTTGGAGAAAATGAGTATATGTTTTTAAATATCGGCAGGCTTATAGATATTGAACGCATGACAGGAAAGCCTGCCGGAGATATTATTAAAAATCAAAGTTTGGATCTTGGTATGCTTACCATTATTTTAAGCGTGGCACTGCGTCATCACAAAATGCGTACACCTCAGTGGTATGCCAATAAACTGCAGGAGCTGGTGGATGAAGGGATTGATTTAGAAACCGACATTCAAATTCCGGTAGTTAAATGTATCGCGGGTTCTGGCATCTTAGGAAAAGCAGTGTATTATAAACTGTTTCCGGAGGAAATGACAGAATCAGTAAGTGAAGAATTGGAAAAAGAGAGAAAAAACTAAGGGAAGGGCAAACGGCTCCTTCCTTTTTTTCTTGGCTGGAATGGGCAGAGGGTATAGCCTATGGCCCACTTGCCCTAAAGCCAAATGAGTTTTATGCTCTTAGTCCTTTTGAACTTACCAAGCTTGCGACAGGCTATGAAAGACGAAAACTAAATGTATTGTGGACTGCTTCATATTTTACGGCTAACCTCATGGCAACACAGGTAAAAGGAATTACTCCGGAGAAACTGATGAAACCATTCCTGCCAAGGAAAACCTCTGGCGCAAAAGAAGCGGAACGAGAAGAATTTTTTAAAGAATTTTATGCCCAAAGAAAGGAGGCGGATGAATGTCAACCGTAGCAGAACTCTTGGTAAAAATTGGAGCGGATTCCTCGGATTTAAGAAAAGAAATAGCAGCAACCAAAAGACAGCTTAGAACCGCCTTCGGTTCTGAAGGCTTAAATCTGTCCGGCAAAGCAGTAAACGTACTTGAAGGCCTTGGTGCAGCTTTAGGTGCTTTAGGCGTTTATGCTGTAAAAGCAGGAGGAGAACTGCAAAATGTTCAGGTAGCAATGACAAATATGCTGGGAAGCGCCGAAAAGGCCACAGCTTTTGTAAAAGAACTGCAGGATTTTGCGGCACATACCCCTTTTGAATTTAATGATGTTACTAAAGCCAGTCAAAAGTTTTTGGCTTTTGGTTTTACGGCTGAGCAGATTATACCAACTCTTACTGCCGTGGGTGATGCTGCGGCAGGTGTAGGAGCTGGTCAAGATGGTGTAAACAGATTAACCATAGCTTTAGGGCAGATTGCCGCAAAAGGAAAGCTGGCAAGCCAGGAAATGATGCAGATTACCGAACTTGGCATTCCTGCCTGGCAGCTTTTAGCAGATAAGCTGGGAACAGATGTTGCAACGGCCCAGGACATGGTAACTAAGCGTATGGTAGACAGCCAAATGGCATTAGATGCATTAGTAAGCGGGATGGAAAACCGTTATGGCGGTATGATGGAGCAGCAAAGCAGTACTATTTTAGGTACCTGGTCTAATCTTATGGATGGTTTGGGGCAGGTTGCTTCTCAGGCTGGCCTGGCTATTGCAGAGGCACTGAATTTGCCGGAACTGTTTAGTGGTATTGGCGAGTGGCTCAGTAATTTTGCATCTGTTTTGCAGGAAGGCGGTATTAGAGAAGCCATACTAAACTGTATCCCACCGGAGGTACAGCTTGCTATTATTGCTTTTGGAACAGCTTTAACAGGAGTTGCTATTCCTGCCATGTATGCAGCAGGTGCTACTGCCCTTGCGATGGCAGCGCCTTTTGTTACGGCAATAGGAGCTGCAGTAGCTGCGGCTGCTCCTTTTATAGCAGTAATAACGGCTATTGGAGCAGCTCTTTATACACTTTGGGCAAAAGGGATAAGTATAGCAGATGTATTTCAATTGATGGGAATAAAGACCGAAGCTTTATCTCAGGCAGGAAGTGCATTGCAGTCAGCTTTTTCTGCAGTTGGAAGTTTGCTTTCATCAGTTCTTACGGCCTTAAGACCGTTGCTTGTAGCATTTGCAGCAGTCGTAGGTGTAGTAATAACAGGAATACTACAATATTTTGGCATGCTTATCACAGGAGCAGCTTATCTTTTAGAGATGGTTTCGAATGTACTTGAAGGTATATGCAGTGCTTTTGAATGGATGGTTAATGGTGTAGGCTCAGCATTGGATGCGGTTGCCTCTGCTTTAAGCGGTATGGCAGATAGTGTTTTGCCGGCTTGGGCATCAAGCGGACTTGCTACAATTTCTAATTTTGTTAGCAGTGCAATAAGCTGGCTGTCCAGTTTGATTTCTAAAATCTTTGAAACTAATGCGGCCTTAAACAGCGTAGGCGGAGATAATTCCGAAGACGGTGCAAATAGTAGTCCAGTACCCAAAAAGGAATGGAAAATGCCGGATTTCAGTAATTTTAAAGGCAGTGGCGGCGGCACGATACCAACCGGAGCAGGCGGCGGAGGACACGGAGGTGGCGGAGGCCGGGGCGGCTCTGGAGGAGGTAAGGCAGGCAGTATAGACAATACGGCCTCTAAAGCTGCCAGCACTTCTAAATCCATTGAGGAGGAATGGGTACGAACTTTTAACACTAAATCCCAGCTTGTAGATCGCTGGTATAAAGAAGAAACTGCTGAACTTGAGAAATCAAAAACGGCTAATGAAAACTATGAAAGAGATAAACAGCGTTTAACCGAGTTATATGCTCAAAAACGGATAACAGCTTTGCAGGAGGAAGCAAAAAAAGTTCAGGATATAAGAAACAGCATAAGAGATGCCTTTTTTGCATCAGAAGAATCTGGCAGTGTATTAAAAGCGGATGCCGCTGCTGCAGAGCTTGTCAAAATGCAGCTTGAGCATGAAAAAGCGACAGCGAGTATTGAAGAACGCTGGACTAATCTTTCTAATACGTTTATTGGTTTAACTGCAAGTGAGAAAGAAGTATTCATTCAGGCGTTAAAAGAACGCAGCATTGCTTTTGAGCAAAGCGAAACGGGAGAACTTGATTTTCATAAACAAATGCTGAAAGACAAACTGGCAGAGGATAAAGCTTATGAAGATACCAAGGCAGAGTATCATGCTCAGTGCAAGGATATTCAAGCCAATATTGATGAGGCTTACCGCACTAATGACCTTGCAAGACTTCAAGAAGTATTAACCGAGGAGGCCGCCATTCGACTAAATGATATGGAGGCACAAAAGACCATGCTTGATACCTATAAGCAGGCTTTTTTAGATGCTCATACTACAATTTCTCAAATGACAGCAGATTTATATGGTACGGCATTAACAGGCTTGGAGGATGCTTTTACTAATATCCTTACTAATGCCAAAAGTGCTGAAGATGCTTTTGCTGATTTAGGTAAAAGTATGCTTAAGGTAATAGCACAATATTTTGCCAAGCAGGCAGCAGGTATGATTTTATCTCATGTTATGGGGCAAAACCTGCAAAAAAAAGAAGCCGCAACAAGTGTGGCACAATCTGCTGCTGAATTATCTGCGTGGGCACCTGTGGCGGTAGCTTATGAAACTGTTCATCCGGGTTCTGCCGTCAGAGCCTTAGGGATGGTTACAACCTCGCTTACTACGGCAGCCGCATTAGGCACTTCGCTTTTAGCGGTATCTGCGGTAGGAACAGGTGCTAAAAGCAGCGCAGATACTGTATCGGTGCAAGGGTATGCCAAGGGTGGATATTTTACAGGCCCAGCTCTAGGCATTATTGGTGAGGGTGTGGATAATGAAGTGGCTATGCCATTAAATAGGGCAGTATTTAACAATATTGCAGAAGGAATTGTTGAGGCCGGGGCAAATAGAAATGCAACGGTAACCCAAAATATTTACGGGGATATTAACGATGCCGCTGATGTAGAGGATTTGTTTGAAGGCTTAAGCAATATGGTGGCAGCCGGGTTAAGAGGTGTGTAATATGAGATTTCCGACAAGAGCAGGGACAGAAAACAACTTAAAAATTTTAAAAGAAAACCATGAATATGTACTTCCAACGGGCTGGTCTTTAGCAGATGCAGGCAGTTATGATTTTAATAATAAAATTGAAGACAGAGCCTTTTCTCACGGCGGTGACGTAGTTGGTGATGGTATGGTTAAAGGGCACACCATTAAGGTGAAATTTTCCGTGCAAAGCGATGATGAGTTTAATCATGATGAGCTTTTAAACCGTGCCTACAGGTATTTTTCTCAAACTGACTATAAGCTTTATTGTGGTCGTTCTGACAGATGTTTTAATGTGGCGGGCATCAGTAAAATTACTCATGAATATGAAAATGGTTTTAAGCAGCGGTGGAGCAATATTACGGTAAGCCTTCTTTTAGCAGATCCATTTCGTTACCAGGCTCAGGAAAGCCTGGTGGTTTATGAGTTTCCCACCGAGGCATATCAGGCAGAAATGGTACTGCATAATCTTGGAAGTGTGGATACTCCGTTAACCTTTAAGTTTATTCCTAAAATAAAAATGCCTGCCATAACAGTCTGGCATGCGGAAACTAAAAAACAATTTAAGCTTAGTGATGCTCTTTTAATAACTCCGGCTTTTACGGTAATTAATGCTAAAGAGGGAACTGTGTGGAGAAACACCTCTAACAGCATTAATGCATTTAATGGACAATTTCTGCAGGCTATTCCCGGTAAAAATACCTTGTACTATACAGGAGGTGCAGGCAGATTGGAAATTGCCTATACTAACAGGTGGTTTATATGAACTTTAATTTTGGCAGAGGTGTTTTAGGCAGATTTATTTTCGCCGGGAAAATTGGTGGTAAAACTAATGAAACGCCTAAGGGAGAAACTAAAAAGTATTACCCCGGGCAATACACAGTTATTGCCTATGCTGATGATGGAACAAGAACTGCATTTTTTGGCAGTGGCAGTGAGAAGAATTCTTTAAGCAAGGTGACTTTTGAGATTACCAATACAGGATGCGGCAGCTCAGAATTAACCTTTAAGGTTTTGCCTAAAAACAGTGAACTTAGCTATATGCAAAGAATTGATATTCATCTGTTTGGAGATGAGCTGCCTTGGTATTCCGGTTATATTATTACAAGGCCGGTAGAAGGTTCTACAGAAACAGAGTTTAAGTTTACCGCACATGGTTATTATAACCGCTTGGAAAAACTGGTGCTGTTTGAAACCTACGAAAATATGGATCCCAGTGCAATAGTGCGGGATATTGCAGTAAAGGCAGAAAAAACGCATGGAATAATTTATAATTCCAGCAAAATAAGTGATGCCGGGTATACAATTACGAAATTGGTCTTTGATGGGGTAACAGTAAAAGAAGCTCTTGCAACCTTGGCGGATTTTGCAGTTGATTATGTGTATGGCGTGGATGAATATCGAAATTTATATTTTATGCCAAGAGAAACAGCTATCAACGAAGAGGCTCGTTTAACAGTAGGAAAACACATCAATAAATATATTCCTTTCTGGAATGTAGAAAAAATAGTAAATTGGGCCAGGATAAAGGGCGGTAATATAGATGATGAGGGTGAGCAGTGGCTGTGCGTTATTAAAGATGATATAAGCATAGCTGAATATGGAAGAAGAGATAAGATTTGGACACTGCCGTCAGCCTATGAAGTAGCAGATGCTGTAAGGTGGGGGACAAATCAAATCCAACAGTACAAAAATCCCATAAAATCAGCAAAGGTAAGCGGTGTAAGATTAGATTATCCGCTTGTGGACGGTACATTTAACGTAAGGCATATGACAACCAAGGGTCAGGCACAGATAAGAACTCTATCCGGGGATACACATGAGTATCCCATCACCAAGGTGAAATACACAATATCTGCCAGTGGGGGCATTGCAGCAGATTTAGAACTGGGAGAGCCGGTATTCTCACTGGAGAAGTATTTATCGGATATAGAACGCAATGCTCAGAATATAGAACAGTCGCAGTCTTCCGCAATTAAGCAACTGACTGGGATTTAAGGAGGTAATTAGGTGGCAATAAAAGACTATAGACTAGACCCATTTTTAAATGTTATTAACATAAAGAAAATAACCGGAGAATACCATCAAGTACCCAATCAAAGTCCGTATACCATAAGGCTTAATGAAGTGCCGCAAAAGACGGACCCTACCTCACTTAATATATGCTTTGCTGATGCAGCAGTGCTTACAGAAGTGGCAGCTCAGCCTGCACAAGGGCAATATTGGCCGGATTATAATACAACGGCGCATGGGGTAGCGGATTGGAATACAGGCACTATTTTATTTAATGCGGCGGATGCCGGAAAGATAATTTATGCCAGCTATAACGGAATAGGAACGCTTGTAGATGATAGAGTTCAGGATATGCTGGAGCTGGCGGTTACGACAAGTACGCAGCCGGAAAGAGATATTGTATGTTCGGGGAGTGCCGTAAGCTACGATTCTACAGAAACCTCCGGTGGCGGTAATTTAAGCTCAGGGTACGTTAGGGTAAGACAGCACAGGGGACTTCCGGCAGGAACTTATACTTTAAGGCAGGTAATTCAGCACTTAATAAACCGCAGTCAGACCTTGGAATTTGTAAAGGGTACTGCTTATCACAATTGTGATTGTGACTGCGGTGACGATATGTAGGGGGGAAGTATTGTGATTTCTATAGACAGTAATTTTAATATTGAGGCTTCGCAGTATGACACCTATACTATTAGATTTAAACTTAAAAATTATGTACTGACCGCTGATGATAAGTTTCACTTTTCCATTAAGGCAACATCCAATTCTTCTGATGTGGTGTTTTCAAAAGATGTATATAACGCAGGCCAAAGCTATGTAGATTTAGCAATAGCCTTAGGGGAACTGGATACTCTTCCTCCGGATACTTATGTTTATGATGTAACCATCATTAACAAAAGCACCAAGAAGATTACCACCCTCATTTGGTCAGCCTATTACATGATTAAGGGGGTGGCACATAATGTCGATTGATTTAGAGGTTGAAGTAAGCGGCTTAAATAATGCTGACAGTCAAAGTTTGGAAGTTGGAGAATATGGCGCAGAGGTGGCGAAGGAGTATGCTGACAAGGCTTTTGAGTATGCCGAAAGTGCTAAAGACAGCAAAAATCTTGCTGAAAGCTGGGCAGAAAGTACAAGCGCACCTACAGGCGAAGGAACTCGCTCTGCCAAAAGCTGGTCGGATATTTCACGGCAGTGGGCAGAAAGTGGTGCTGAGCCTGATGGGGTAGTAGGTGCAAAATCATCTAAGACCTGGAGCAATCTTTCCAAGGATTATGCCAATGCGGCTTCTGAATCCGTAATAGCTGCTAAAAATAGTGCTTCTGCATCAGCAGCTTCTGCAAAAGCAAGCAGTGACAGTGCCAAGGCAGCAGCACTATCAGAAACTAATGCTGCAAGCAGTGCTGTTTCAGCTAAGCAAAGTGCGGATACGGCAGCGACAGCACTAACTAAACTTGAAAATGTGGACTTGCCTTTAAAGGCAGATGTGGCATCGCCAACTTTTACAGGAACACCTAAGGTGCCAACAGCAGCAGTTGGAAACAACTCGCAGCTTATTGCTAACACGGCTTTTGTGCAAGCTGCTGTGGCAGCTTTAGTAGCATCTGCACCGGGAACACTGGACACTTTAAAGGAGCTGGCGGCTGCTTTAGGTAATGATCCAAATTTCGCTACAACCATTACCAATTTAATCGCTGACAAACTGGACAAAACAGCAAATGCAGTAAGTGCTACCAAAGCTGCTCAAGATGGCAATGGAAATAACATTGTAAACACCTATGCTACAAAAAACGAAGTAAATGGCGGGATTACAAATCTTGCCAAGGTGGCCTCTACAGGAAGCTATAATGACCTTTTAAACAGACCGACCATTCCATCTAAAACGAGCCAATTAACAAATGATAGTAACTATGTTGCTAAGGATGCAGGCGGCAATGTGACCATTGCAGGCACTTTAACGGCGGCAAAGGTAGTTAATGCTTATTATAATGACTACGCGGAGTTTTTTCCGAGAGGCGAAGCAAGCGAACCGGGAGATATTATTGCCTTAGCTGATACGGAAAAAGAAAGCTATGTTAAGGCAACAAAGGGGTCTGTTATGGTGGTTGGTATACATAGTGATGAATATGCACAGATAATTGGCGGTGAAACAGATGAAAATGGCAATGTAGATATTGAAATGGTTTTGCAGAAATATATTCCTGTAGCCCTAGCAGGCAGAGTACACGTTAAGTATTATGGAATGGCAAAAGCGGGAATGAAAGTTGTGCCATCAGAAATACCGGGTGTGGGCAGAGCTTTTGTTGATGGAGATAAAGAAGAAAATGTTGTGGGCAGAATTGTTGAAGGTGATACGTTCCAAAATGTACGTAAGGTCAAGGTTATGGTGAGGAGGCAGTAATGAGTAAATTTTTAAAACGTAAAGTACATACGGTATTCTTAATGCTTGGCAATAACTGCAATATGAACTGTAAATATTGTTTGCAGCATCCCTTGGTAACCCGCCAGCTTACAAACAAGGTTAATCCGGAAATTTATGACTTTCTTAAAGAATGTGCGGAAGAACTAGGCGTAAATCAAAAGCTGCATATTCAGTTTTATGGTGGCGAGCCACTTTTATATTTTGAAACTATTAAAGAAGTTGTTAAACACACAAAGGACTACTGCTGGTTTTCGGTAATAACTAATGGTAAGGCGGTCACCAAAGAAATGGTGACTTTTTTTAATACCTATAATATGCCTGTAACTATTTCCTGGGACGGACCTAATGTTTTAGAAACTCGTGGATATGATGTGTTTGCAGTTGAAGAAAAGCGTAAACTGCTTTTAGATATTGAGCAATTGGGATTATCTGCGGTTCTCAGCAGTAAGGCCTATCCCTTGGAAATATTAGCGGCTTTTCAAAGTATTTCAGATGAGTACTATAAAATTCACGGGTACCAGGTGAACATAAATATTGATGAAATATTTAATACAGGGGATTTGCCGGAAGAGTTATTAAACCTGGATTACTCCAAAGTAGAACAAGAGATGCTGGAACTGGGGAAATATTACCTAGAAACACGGATAGGCGACACGAAAACTAAGCTGTCAGATTATACTAAGCTTTGCTATATAGACAGGTTTTTTGGCACCTTAAAACGTTTTTATGTAGAAGGTAACGGAAAGTTTAATAGAAGTTACTGCTCCTGTGGTAATGGCTATGATGTTTTAAATCTTGACTTAGAAGGTAATTTATATCCCTGCCATAATACCAGCCATCAGATTGGAAAAATAAGCGATGAGTATTTTAGTTATTTGAATAAAGTGCTGGCTGTTGATAATACAAAGCTTTATAAAGTGAAATGTGATAAATGCCCGGCAGTAGCTTTCTGCCGGGGTGGGTGTAAGCTTATCAGCAGTAAAAACAGAGCTGAAGGTTATTGCAGGCTTAAACAAGCAGTTTTTTTACCGATAGTTTCAGTGTTTGAAGAGTATGGCAGACAGATGGCAGGTGAGGCTAATGGCGGTTAATGGAGCAATAACAAAGACTATTTTTAGTGATCCTACGGTTACAACAAGCCAAAAAATTAATCCGGTGCATATAACTGAGTTAAGAGCTGCAATAACAAGGCTGCAGGGGTATGCTACAAATGTAGATAACTGCGGAAATTGTACTTATTGCCAAACTTGCCAAGGGGCCACCTGTCAAAGTGCGGCTTGTCAGAGTGTATCTTGTCAAAGCATATCGTGCCAAAGCTGTCAAAGTTATACCTGCCAAAGCATGGAGTGCAACTGTGATTGCAGCGATGATATGTGAGGTGAGTAAATGGCATTTACAGATACAACTTTAAGTTCAGGGATTGCTGTAAAAAAAGTTCATGTAACGGAGCTTGCAACGGCATTAACGACCTTAGCCACAAATGCTAATAAGGCATCTGCTGTTAATCTTAGTGGTTTAACTTACACCAAGGTGGTGGCTGCCAATATAATGCTTTTAAGGACGGCCGTTAACAATTTGGAAACTAGCTTTTCCGGTAACTGCTGTCAGGCTAATTGCTGCCAGACCTGTCAAACTACGTATTGCCAAAGCACGTATTGCCAAAGTTGCCAAGGGTGTCAAACGTGTCAGGGCTGCCAGACGGTAAGATGCCAGTGGTGTCAGACACAATGCAGAAATTGTAATTGTGAATGCAATTGCAGTAATTGCGATTGCGGTGATGATTCATAAGGAGGTCAACATGATTATTAAAGGTATGATTACAACGAATGATGGCCCTGTTGATATAGCAGAGCTAAAAGCCGGGCATAAAATTTTAAACCAAATGCATAGAGCCTTTGCTGTTAGTAAGGTGGAGAATATGAAGGCTTCTGAGGGCTATACTTTTGAGAAAAATCCCAATCTTATAGTGACCAAGGGTACGGTGGTAAAGACCATGCATGGAGATAAAAAAGTAGAAGAACTTTCAGGCAAAGAGTTTTATATGGCTCAGCCCAATATGCGTATGGTGAAGGATAAAGCAGTACAGCTTAAGAAAAAATATACTGCTTATAAGGTAATAGCAGAAGGAGCAGGCTCTATATTTGCCGCAAATTACTCTTTGAAATTGGAGGACAGCAATGCTTAAAATTTATTTTAATGAAAAGTCGGATTCACAGCATAAGCTTAAAATAAATATTAAAGATCTATGTGTTACGACAGAGGTAACGGCTATATACCCGGCAGGGTATGGTAAGGATACTATTGAAACTTTAAGGCCATATAACAGTTATACTTTGGTAAGCAGTACGGGTAAAGTGAAAAATTACAGAAAGATGAGTAAATCCGATTTTAAGTTTTTAGACTTAAACCGATTGGGAGTGAGCGTAAAGCTGGATTTTGCAGAACTTTTACAGCTATATGGTACGGCTGATGTTCTTCAGCTTGATACCGGGATTATTGGCGGTTCAGAGCGTGATATTGTTATCCGCATTTTTGAGGGTAAACGTGAAAATACAGAAATTATAGCTGATGAGGAATATGAAATTCTAACTTTTAACTCCGATGATTTGGTAACAGGTGACCATCCCAGAATGCACTTGTGGGACAGCTATGCATTAAAGGTTGGAGATAGACTCCTTATGGCAAATAGAAAAGGAATGCCTTTAAACGGTGATTTTACAGTGCCTGTTACAATGGAAAGCGGTAAAGACTATGTGGAGTTTGAAATCATCAAATATAAGGGAGCTTTTGAATATACAGAGCTTTCAAGGAGCATTGACGATGATGATGTAACAGTAGAAAGCACCTGCGGTGTAATTAATAATCGGAGGGTACAGCTTGAAAATGGCAAGGGAAGTTTTAGGCTATATCCTATGGGTCATACAGGGATTTTTAAGATTAAACTGGGACGAAAATGGTATGAGGTTTGGAATGAATATAACCTTATGATGGGAGATTAGAATGCAGATAACTATTTATATGGGCAGCAGGTGCAATTTAAATTGTGCCTACTGTCATAGAGAAGCAGATGCAAACGAGACAAAAATGTCATCGGAACTTTTTGAAAAGCTGCGGAATGTTGATGACCTTACGGTTAAGCTTATGGGCGGAGAACCAACTTTGTATTTGGACGAGATAAAAAAGGTTGTAAAGGCCGTGCCTAAGGCTAAATTCATTATCTGCACCAACGGAGTTAATTTGGATAAGTACCTCTCGTTCTTTAGAGAACACGATTTTTTAGTGTGCATCAGTTACGATGGCGATAATAATGTAAAACGCGGCTTTGATCCATTTAGTAAAGCAATAGACTACCCTAAGCTTGCTGTATCTACAACCATCTATCATGGACATACCGATTTAAAGGCAATTATTAAAAATTTTGCCGAAAAGGAACGGATTATAGGAAGAAGGCTATCCTTCTTTCCTCATTTTGCACATGCCACCAACAGTAAAAATGATGGTTATTCCTTAAGTTTAGGTGATGCCGATTACATTTTAAAACAGTACCGGGAACTCGTAGGAAGTTATATGGAGCAAAGGTTTAAATACGGAGTACGTAATTTTCGCCTTGAGGGTATGTTTACCGGACTTTTAAAACGATATCAAAGTAATTTTAAATATGGAGAAACTTACTGCGTAAATAAGGATTTAATGAAGTTTAATGCTCAAGGTAAATGCTTCAGCTGCCTATATATACGAGATGATGAATTAAGTGAAGACTGGCAAGCCGAGCAGCAAATTATTCTGGAGAGCTTATATCCGGAATGTAAAAGCTGCCCGGTTTATTTTATGTGCGGCGGTGGCTGCATTAAAAGCAAAAGCCATGATATCGAGTGTTATCTAAATAAAAAACTGTTTAGCTGGTTTAAAGCAGAATATGAAAAGTGGAGGGAAACCGAGCATGCTGACTAAAAACTTATTTATTTTTCCTAACGCAGTGAATAGAAAAAATGATATAGAAACTATCAAGCTTAATACAAAAGGTAAGGTTTTAGAGTTTTTCCATAATGGGAAGGTGAACATTATTGACACAGAACTGCTTAGAGATGGCAGTTCTACGGTAATTTTAAATAACGGCATTACAGATAATACTTATGTGCTGTACAACTTTCGTGAAGTTCTTCAAGTATTGGATATGCTCCCCAGTGAGTTTCTTACTAACCTGTCTCAGAGGTGTTTTATGCAGCTTGATAAAAGTGGCGGTGAAGTGTTTATTAAGGTATTTTTGCTAAAAGGAATGAATGAGCTGCCGAGTGATACCGATAATTTTAGCTGCTTTGCCCACCAAACCTTAGATTATATTCACGAGCTGGATTGGAAGTATAGTTGGACGGTTAAAAACATGAAAGGCAGCCTTGAGAGAGATATTTTAAAGTTAAGCTTTGAAACAGTTATATCAGACTTTTGGAAAACACCTGTGTTTATCAGCCATGCAGGGCAGAGTTTTCGGGTAATGCCCGGAGTTAATGCGGTGGTATTTAAACACATACCTACAGAACAGGTTTATTTTGGTACAGCAAATTGCAGATACAAAGGAAGAGCTATTGATCTAGACAGGCTTTTGAGGGAGATTTAGTGGTGGAAGTATTAACTAATAACTGGGTTAATCTAGCCGTGCTGCTATTGCAGTGCGGTTTTTTAGAATTTGGCTACAGACTTTATAAGGATTATAAGAAGCATCATAACGAAAGAGAAAGTAAAAACAAGGCTGTGGATGTGGCAATCCGCAGCCTTTTGAGAACAGAGATTATAAGCTTGTGCTACAAGGCTGAAACCCAGGGGTATATTGCATTGTATAACCTAGAGAATTTAACAGATATGTATCAGGCTTATCATGAGCTGGGCGGTAACGGCAGTATTTCGGAAATTTATCAAAAAGCAATGAAACTGCCCAATATGCCGCTCCATCGGGAGGTGTGATTTTGTTTGATAGTGTAAAGACTGTTTTTAGTAAAACAATAGCTGTGGCAAAGAGAAATCTCAATAAAATGAAAAAACCAATAAAGACGGTGATCATAGGCTACTTTATGCTGGTAGTACTTTTGGTAATTACTTATTACACAGCCTGGCTGCATCAAAGCTGTAATGGGCAAATTGTGATGAGTGACTTGCTTGCTGTAATTAAAGAAATGATTGGGCCTGCCATGATAGGGTTTATGACCTTCATAGCAGGTTGTTTTATTGATATGAACAATAACGGTATACCGGATAAATTTGAGGAGGATAAAACCCATGATAAAAATAACCTTAGCTGAGCTAAGAGAAATGGCTAGAGAAGCCAAAGGCTATATTGATAATATTTACGTGCATTGGACGGCAGGAAGGTACCATCAGTTTTTTGACGATTACCATCTCAATGTAGACGCAGACGGTAGCATTTATGCCTGCACTGAAGATTTAACAGAGCTGTTGGCGCATACCTGGCATAGAAACAGTAGAGCGATTGGTATATGTATGGCAGGCTGCTATAATGCAAAACCCTATAGCGGCTACAATACGGATTTTGGCGATTATCCGCCTACCCAAGATCAGATTGACGGAGTGGCTAAAGCAGTTGCGGTACTTTGCGATGAACTTGGCCTACCTGTGGATTATCGCCATGTTAAGACTCACTGCGAAGCAGCAGAAGAGGATGATTATGGACCGACTACTACTTGTGAGCGTTGGGACTTGTGGTATTTGCCTGATATTCCTGCTACGGAAGAATTAAAGCCTGGTGGAGAGGTAATTCGAGGCAAAGCCGCCTGGTGGCAGAAAAATATTTAATAACGCCTAAAAAACGGTTCTCCACAAGCCTTTCTAAGCCGTTTTATTTTAGGGGCTGGTACGATTTGACCTATGAAAATTTAAGAAAAAGAAAATTACACTTTGTAGAAACCTTATTTTAAGCGAGGTGGTGAGATGCTAAATGTTAAAAAGAAATATGTGGTTGTTGGTGCTGTTATTTGCTTGGTGCTTATGGCTGCCGGATACTACCTATGCGGCAGAAGTGGAGTATCGGATAACGGCATCCGAATTGAATCAGCTAGAGAACAACTTGAGCAGGCTGAAGACCATCAACGAGAAATCACAGATGGAATTGAAGCTGCTGAAGAACGAACTGAAGCTATCCAAGGAAGAATTGACCAAAGCCAAGAACGAATCGATTCTGCTGAAAACAGAGCTGATAGCCTTGAAACAAACCTCTCAGACGCAGACCGAATTATTGCAGATTGCCAACAAATCCTTAGAAACATACGCAGCAGAGGAGAAGAAAAGGCAGAGGGCAATTAAGACACAACGTAATGTGGCTTATGGCTTAAGTGCAATTTTGCTTTACGCGTTGGTAAGAAAGTAAGTATAGCCTGTCAAGATTAATTTCTTGGCAGGTTTATTTTTTTTGCCATTTTAGGGGTTCGGTTGCTGGGAGTTTTTCGCTTATTTTTAGAAGGAGTGCAGGGGTTGTTCTTTTTGGCTGTAGTCAGAAGGAAGCATATCCATCCTTCAGATAGGAGGAGCTACCATGCAGGTAACAAAACTGACACCGGAGCAGATGAATGCTGCCCCTAAAAAACATGAATATACCGAAGAAGAGATGCAGCAGGAATATGGATATATGCTTGCCCAGCAAATGACAAGAAAATTATTTAAAAAGGGTATGATTACCGAGCCGGAATTAAATAAAATTATGGCTAAAAATAAGGAAACATTTTCTCCGAAATTAGCTGCGATAATGCCCTGAAACCGTTGATAATACTGGGGCTTAGAGGTAATATGTGACCAAGCGGAAGTGGGGTGAGTTGATGAAAACGATAACAAAAATAGAAGAAATTGAAAGCGTAGGACCTGCAAAGAAAATCCGAGTTGCAGCCTATTGCCGAGTGTCTAGTTCAAGCGATGACCAGCTCATCAGCTTGGAAACACAAAAGGCACATTACGAAACCTATATAAGGGCAAATCCAGAATGGGAATTTGCCGGTTTGTATTATGACGAAGGAATCAGCGGTACCAAGACCTCAAAGCGTGAAGGCCTGCTATCCATGCTGAAGGACTGTGGGAGAGGGAAGATTGATTACATCGTTACCAAGTCCATCAGCCGATTTGCGAGAAATACAGCAGATTGCCTAACAATGGTGCGAAAACTACTGGAGCTGGATATTCCAGTGTTCTTTGAAAAAGAGAATATCAATACAGCATCAATGGAAAGTGAATTGATGCTTTCCATTCTAAGCAGTATGGCTGAAAGCGAGTCGGTATCCATTTCGCAAAATGCCAAGTGGAGTATTCAGCGGCGTTTTAAGAACGGCACCTTCATTATTGCCTGCCCTCCTTACGGTTATGACAATGTGGATGGAGAGCTGGTGGTTGTGCCTGAGCAGGCGGTGGTGGTTAAACGCATCTTTGCTGATGCCCTTGCAGGTAAAGGTACCCATATGATTGCTAGGGAACTCAATTCAGAGGGGCTTCCACCAATACAAGGTAAAAAATGGCATCCGGGGACAATTAAATTCATTTTGAAAAATGAAAAATATACGGGTGATGTTATTTTTCAAAAGACTTATACGGATAGCAGTTTTAACCGCCATAGAAACAACGGTGAATATGATCAGTACTTTTGTGAAAACCATCATGAGCCGATTATAAGCCACGAGGATTTTGATAAGGTAAATGAACTGTTAAGGCAGCGTGGCAAAGAAAAAGGTAATGGTGAGGACACTGCTAAGTACAATAATCGCTACGGCTTCTCAGGCAGAATCAAGTGCGGAGAGTGCGGTAGCACCTTTAAGCGTAGGATGCATTACAAGCCAAGTGGTGCTTATGTAGCCTGGTGTTGCGGTCGGCATATCGATTCGGTGGATGCCTGCTCCATGAAATACATCACGGACGATGCTTTAAAGGCGGCATTCCTCACGATGATGAACAAGCTGGTGTTCTCGCACAAGGTAGTGCTTAAGCCTCTGTTGAACGATTTGATAACCACTAGCGACAGCGAAAGACTTCAGCAGATTAGTGAGCTTGAAAATCAAATTGAAAAAAATGTAGAGCAGAAACAAGTCCTGACGGACCTTATGACAAGCGTTAAGCTGTCACCGGCCCTTTTTCATAAGGTCAGCAATGAACTGAATACTGAAGCAGAAATGCTAAGTAAGAAAAAAGAAGGGCTATTGTATTCCATGAGCGGTGAATACAGCAAGGTGGAAGAACTGAAACTACTGATGCAGTTTACCGCAAAAAACAACATGGTTACAGAATTTACGGAGGAATTATTCCTTGCCTATGTGGATAGGGTGACAGTGGTTTCCAGGGCTGAGGTTATGTTCGAATTAAAGTGCGGACTGAATTTGAAAGAAAGGCTGGTGAAATAAATGACGCATATACCCTATGGATATAGCATTGTTGATGGCAAGGCAGTAATTGATGAAGAACAGGCTGCGAAGGTGCGGATGATTTTTTCGGATTACTTAAGTGGAATGTCACTGGCGGCTGTTGCTGCCAAGAACGGTCTGAAGATGCTCCACAGCAGGGTTGGACAACTACTTCGCAACCGTCACTACCATGGGGATGCCTTTTACCCTGCCATCATCGATCAGGAAACTTTCGATGCGGTAGAAGAAAAGAGGATGGAACGAGCAAGATGTCTGGGGCGTATTCGTGAACTAAAAGAACCACCAAAACCGGAATGCTCGACTCAGTTTTATCGTCCAAAGGTAAAAAAAATATATGAAGACCCATTTAAACAGGCTGAATATGCCTATAGTTTGATTGAAAGGGAGGATTTTATAAATGACAACAGCTAAGAATGTTATGGTTATTCCTGCCAGACGCAGGCTAGGAAACACCGTACAAGCAGAAGAAAGACCTAAGTTAAGGGTTGCTGCTTACTGCCGTGTGTCTACGGACAGTGATGAACAAGCTACAAGCTATGAGGCACAGGTGGAGCATTATACCGCCTTCATCAAGCAAAATAGCGAGTGGGAGTTTGCAGGGATATTTGCCGATGACGGCATATCCGGCACGAACACCAAAAAGCGTGAAGAGTTCAACCGCATGATTGGTGAGTGCATGGCAGGGAATATCGACCTGATTGTTACCAAGTCCATCAGCCGATTTGCCAGAAATACATTGGACTGCTTGAAATACATCAGAGAATTGAAGGAAAAGAATATCCCCGTATTCTTTGAAAAAGAAAACATAAACACGATGGACTCCAAAGGCGAGGTTTTGCTTACCATTATGGCATCACTCGCACAGCAGGAAAGCCAATCCTTATCGCAGAATGTTAAATTAGGCTTGCAATACCGCTACCAAAACGGTGAGGTTCAGGTCAACCACAATAGATTCCTTGGGTATACCAAGGACGAGGACGGTCATCTCATCATTGAACCTGTCGAAGCTGAAGTGGTCAAACGCATCTACCGCGAGTACCTGGAAGGTGCAAGCTTGCTCCAAATTTGCAGAAGTCTTAAAGCAGATAGTATTCTGACCGCTGCGAATAAGCCGCATTGGCGGCCGGAAACTGTCAAGAAAATCCTGCAAAACGAAAAGTATATTGGAGATGCCCTGTTGCAAAAGACCTATACGGTGGATTTCCTCACAAAAAAGCGAGTGAAGAATAACGGAATCGTTCCGCAGTATTATGTGGAGAACAGCCATGAAGCTATCATTCCCCGTGACCTTTATATGCAGGTGCAGGAAGAAATGGTAAGAAGGGCTAATCTCCACAGTGGGGCAAATCGTAAGAAACGGGTATACAGCAGCCGCTACGCACTATCAAGCCATGTATATTGTCCGAAGTGCGGTGATATTTACCGCCGGATTGCTTGGAATAATCGTGGTAAACGCTCTACCGTTTGGCGGTGTGTAAGTAGGGTGGAACATGGTCCTAAGTGTTGTGATGCCCCAACGGTACAAGAATCGGCATTGCAGGATGCGGTTATGCAGGCCATCAATAAGGCATACCACAGCCGAGATACTGTGATTGAGCAGTTAAAGCAGAATATTGAAACAGTGCTTTCCAAAGCAGAACAACCTGCCGAAGATATAGATGGCAGATTGGAGGAACTGCAAAAGGAACTGTTGAAACTTGCCAGCCGCAAAGCAGATTACACCGAGGTTGCGGATGAAATTGATCGACTAAGGGAACTAAAGCAGAACGCACTGACGGAGGCTGCCGAGCGTGACAGCTACAAAAAACGAATTGATGAGATGATGAAGTATCTGAAGGAGCAGGATGAAGATATCGAAAATTACGATGAAGCCTTGGTCAGAAAGATGATAGAAAAGGTCATGGTTTATGAAGATAAGTTTACGGTTGAGTTCAAGGCGGGTATCAGCTTGGATGTTGTGCGGTGGGAAGTGATTATATAAAAAATCTGGCTAGGTAACTTAAGGTTACTTGGTCAGTTTTTTTTGCCTATATTGGCAGAAATGGTTATAATATTAAGGTAGGGAAAGCTAATAACACTGTTATATTTATATAAAAATGTGATTGTATGTCAGGCTTATGGCTAATTACGGTAATGTTATAATTTATCAGCTTAAGGATGGCTTGACGAAAGGTTATGCTGGTTTTGACAAGGTATGTAGCTATATCAAGCGATATAATTAAAATATAGAAAAATTGAAATAAGGGGGAATATTATGTACGCACACCAAGATGAATGGGATGTTGAAGAAATTTGTTATGACGATTCCCATATCGATAAAGTAATTGAGGAACTTCGCAAGAACTTTGATGGCTACTTTGAGCAATTTATTGAAACCGAAGCTGGTGCAGGTGTGTCGGAACAGGCATTCAAGGATTTGCAAAAAGCGTTTGGAACAAAAACTGTAACTAAGAGATCAGCGAAAAATGGTTCTAAAGCATTCAAGAGTATCATTTCAAACGCATATATTAAGTTTGAAAAAGATAGACAGAAATATCTTGATATTTTTGATACAGACATGTTGGAAGAATACCAAGATGACCCCTCTTATTTTAAATCTCAAGTATTGAAAATTAATTGTCCTATCATTCATGCAACACTGTTTAATCGCCATGCAAAAGAACTAGATAAGTATCGTGCGCAATTTAGTACCGCTGCACCACAGGAGCTTCTTTCTGTGGTAACTGTATTATGCGAGTTTTCTTCTGATTATATGAAAAATGTGTATGATGCTGATACCTATGAGAAAATTGAAACGATTGATGAAATGGGATTATCGCCACTTGACCAAGATGAAGGTTACACTGTATATGGTGTTATCGGTGGAGGCATTAAGAGCCATATGCTTTTCAAGGTTCATCCATCTGTTTTCCCAAATCGTAGCAGAAGTGCTTTATGGGCACTGTGGTTTTTGACTGGTAAAAAGAGCTTCGGCTGCAAGATGGATTCTGAATTTTTGATGATTGATGTTGATAAATCGATTGCACAGCAGAATTATTTTTACCCTTACGACCTTTTTGCATTTTACGCATTAGAACTGTCAGGCTTGTTAAGCGAAAAAGCAGAGAGTATGGAAGCCTACATAGACCCGGAATATCGTTATGTGATAGTTGATGCGTTCTTGAATTTTGTAGCTAAGCAACACCAAGAGGAAACAGACTTGTTGAAATCGCAGATACGTGATGGAGGTATGGGCTATGTATAATCTTGATGAGGATTTTAAGAAATACTTTCCCAAGCTCCCATTTACGTTGAAGAATTTTCAGAAAAGAGTCATATCCAACATAAAGGATAATGGAAATACCCTTTGCATTATGCAAACTGGTGGTGGTAAGTCACTTATCTATTGGATGAGCGGATTAGCAATGGAAGGAATTACGATTGTTGTATCTCCCCTTACATCACTGATTGTAGAACAAGCAAATAAAATTAGAGAGCAGGGCTATGAAGCACTTGCTATTCCTGGTGGTATGAGTGCAGCTAAACAAATGAATGCACTAAAAAATTTTGCAAATGGCAAAATTAACCCTAAATTCATTTTCCTTAGTCCAGAGAAGATTGCAACTGATGGCTTTCTGGAGCATTGTTTGAAAGCTCGAAAAGAGGATATAAGATTATTGGTGGTTGATGAAGTTCATTGTGTTAGCCAATGGGGAATCAGTTTTAGACCATTTTATAAAAGGATTCCAGACTTGATGTCGAATATCTTTGGAGAGGATAATTGGATACGGGTTCTTGGATTGACTGCAACACTTAATCCGAAAGAACTATCTGACATATGTTCATCATTCCGCATTAAGCAGCAAAATGTGATTAAGCAGGATTTACTGATGAGAAGCGAAATACAGCTCCATGTGCAGAAATTTACGGATGAAGCGGAGAAAACAGAAAAGTTCTGGGATATCGTGAATATCCATTCTGATGAAAAGATATTGGTCTATGTTTATCGGAAATATAACAAGCATGGTGTTGAGGATTTATGCAACGCTGCAACAGAGAGAGGATACAATGCTGTTAGTTTTCACGGTGATATGACAGCAGAAGAACGGGCTGATATTATAGAGCAGTTCAAAGAAAACAAGGTCAATCTCGTGTTTGCAACGAATGCTTTTGGCATGGGAATAGACATTCCAGATATTCGAGTTGTTATTCATTTTATGATACCGGAGTCGTTGGAACAGTATTATCAAGAAGTGGGGCGTGCAGCTAGGGATGGTCATGGTGCAAATGCGTACCTTCTCTATACAAACAAAAATATAGAGGTTAAACGTAGATACTTTATTGATGGGTCTTTTCCTGATGAGGATAAGCTGAGAGAAGTTTATGCGAAAATAGCCCATAATACCGGATTTCAAACACTAGCCTATTTTGATGATGAAGAAATTCAACAATGCCTTCCGTATTACTTGGAAGCTGGAATTATCAAGCTTGAATGCAAAGGATTTGCTGATTTGAAATCTCTTAAAAATGTATCTGATCCGACATTGCAATCCTATATCGATAGCACAAAAACCAAGAATTTCATCACGACAGTTAAGAAAAACTCAATCGCACCAGCCACTTTAGCAAGTAAAGTATATCAGGATATTATAGTTGGGAAGGCAGATACAGCCAAGGCACTTGAACGCTGGCTTATTCTGAATATTGCCAGCACGGAAATTGATGATAATGTTATGCAACTTATGCTGACTATGATTGAGGAAAAGAAAAAATACAAGCATGAGCTGCTGGATTATCTAGTATATGTGATAGATAACAATTCCAGCTCACAGTATTTGCATCAGGAAATTGCAAGCTATTTAGGAACAGAAAAACACAATCTTAATAAGATTTATGAAACTGAGGACGGCAATCATGTCCGAAGCAAATCGGAAGTGATTATTTGTAATTTGCTTTATAAATCCAAAATTCAATATGCATATGAAGAAAAACTTCCCTATGGGGAGGGTAAATGGATGGAGCCTGACTTCACGATAACTGCACCAAATGGAAAGGTTTTTTATTGGGAACATATTGGTATGCTTGGCAAAGAAGAATATGATGCGAGATGGATAGAAAAACTTGCTATATATCGAGAACGATTCCCAGGACAGTTGTTGAAAACTTATGAGAGTGGTAATTTGTCACAAGATGCGATGGATATTATCAATGATCAAATACTTACCTGATATATATTTACTAAAAAAGATAGGCATATTTGCTCGCTCGAACAATAGTAATAATAATTCTTGCAATCCTATCGTGCCATGTTGAGACGGTTGTATTGATGTCAAAGGTCAATAAATAAAAGTGTAAAAGTGCTTGATATAAAGGGAATTCCGTGATTTTGAACTCATATTCAAACTGGGTTCAAGGTCACGGAATTTTTTATTGTAAGAACATATCTAAAAACATGAAAACACAAGCTTGTGTGGACATTATTACTTTAGGGCAACCGAGTTGACGAAATTACTGCCATAAATGTGGCGAGTGGATAGAATTACTGCAAAAATGGGGTTGAGTTGATAAGATGATTTTTTGGTAGGTCGAGTGGACAAGTCTGTTGTGTGTTGTAAATGTAATTACATTTACAATCAGAATAAAACATTGAAAATAAATTGTTAATAGTATTGTAATTGTAATATGTTTATGGTATAATAGAACTTGGATTATTATGCTGATCAAAGGCAAGGAGGGTGCGTGCTTTGGAAAAGAAAAGTAAAGTTCCTATGGAGCATTTTAATATAGGTGAATTTAATAGAGGGCAATCCTCAAAACTTATACGTGGTTTATCGGAAGAAGACAAAACGGCATTTGTTCTTAAAAACGGGAAACCAATAGCAGTGGTTCTATCATATGAAAGATACGAAAGACTTCTTGCTGCAGGCGTAGACATAAATGAGTATTGAGACATGCAAGGAGGAGATTGTGATTAAGCAGAAGAGTGTACTAAGCTTGTTTTCTTCAGCTGGCATTGGCGAGTTGGGAATCAAAGCAGCTGGACTTGAGATTTTACTCAGTAATGAGTTGTTGAGTAATAGATGTGCGTTATACAGTGAGAATTATCCAGAAACTAAATGTCTTTGTGGAGATATTTGGGAACTGCAAAACGAAATTGCTGAAACTTGGCAGGGATTTGATATAGGAGCCCCATTCCTGATATATGCAACCCCTCCATGCCAAGGAATGTCCTTTAATTCGGTTGGAAAGCGACTAAATGAAATACGAAAAGGCAAGGCTCCTAAAGATGATCCGCGAAACAGGCTGATTATTCCTACGATAAATCTTGTTAAAAAACTAAAACCTCAGTGGTTATTATTAGAAAATGTTCAGGGTATGCAAAATACATTGATAGTAACCGAGGATGGTACCTACAAGAATATAATCGATTTTATTAAGGATGAGTTGGCTCCTGAGTATGAAGGAACAGCAGAAATAGTTAATTGTGCGGATTACGGCATACCTCAAACAAGAGTAAGGCTGATAACAATATTTACGCGAAGCGAAAAAGGCAAGCAATACTATAAAGAACATGGTACTTTCATGCCACCCAGGACTCACTCAGAAGTTGAAACACCGGGACTTAAAAAGTGGGTAACATTAAGAGATGCTATAGGTGGTTTCCCACCACTGTCTGCTGAAAAAGGCAAGAATGAGGATGAAAATATTCCTTGGCATATTGTTCCGGTAATGAAAGCGGAAAAATATTGGTGGGTAAAAAATACGCCTGCTAATGAAACTGCATATAATAATCAATGTGTTGAATGTGGGTATGATGAAAACCCGCGACATGGTATGCGTTTTGTAGAGGGACGGCACACATACAAAAATGATACGCCTATATATTGCGAAAAGTGTGGTGCGCTTCTGCCGAGACCTACTATGATTGATAAAATTACAGGAAAGCGAAGAAGAATTAAGGGATTTGATAGTGCATACAGAAGAATGTCTTGGGATTCCCCAGCTCCTACATTAACACAGAATCTTCAGGCAGAAGCATCGGATAAGAAAATTCATCCAACTCAAAACCGAACGCTTTCTGTTTATGAGGGGTTATTCTTACAAACTATAGCTGAGTATTATTATAAATTTAGTGTTAATGGAAAAACCATTACCGCGAACAGTTGCTGTAAGATAATAGGTGAAAGTGTTCCACCTCGTTTGATTGAATTGATTTGCAAGAAAATTTTGAGCATAGAGGAGTGTGATAAGGATGAGTAATAAGGATGACAAAACAAAATCAACTCCTCAGAAAATGGTAAGCCTTTTTGCGGGAATAGGTGGCTTTGAGCTTGGATTTAAAAAAGCTGGTATAGAAACTTCCCTTGTTTGCGAGATAGATCCAATAGCCCAACACGTTTTAAGAACAAATATGACAAACGTAACTATCGTTAATGATATCTGTGAACTTAGTGAACTTCCAGCAGATACAGATGTTTTGTGTGCGGGATTTCCTTGTCAAGATATCAGTACTAGCGGAGTGAAAGTGGGACTTTCAGGAGAACGTTCGTCCCTAGTTAAAGAAGTATTTCGATTATTACAAAAGCAAAAAGTGGAATGGGTAATCTTCGAAAATGTGTCTAATATGATTTATCTTAGGAAAGGTGAAGCAATCAAGACCATTGTGGAAGAACTCGAAAAGCTTGGGTATAATTGGGCATATAGGATGATTGATTCGTTGGCGTTTCTACCACAAAGGAGACGCCGTGTCTTTGTATTGGCGTCCTTGCATCATGATCCTTGTGATGTGTTGTTAAGCGGTAATTCATTACGGGAACAAGGAATAATAACTTCAGACGAGTTTCGGGAGCCATGTGGTTTTTACTGGACTGAAGGTAAATATGCTATAGGATTATATCAGAATGCGATTCCAACATTGAAGATTGGGTCCTCAATTGGAATACCATCTCCACCAGCTATTGCATTTCCAGATGGAACGATAGGCTCTCCTGATATAAGAGATGCTGAGAGATTGCAAGGTTTTTCTGTGGATTGGACAAAGCCAGCCGAGGAAGTTGCTAAACCATCAGGGCGGTGGAAACTTATCGGTAACGCAGTAACGGTTGATGTTGCAGCTTGGATTGCTGGGAAAATAAATAACCCTGAACCCTATGATTCAACAAAAGATAAAGAAATGAACGGGGATCATAAATGGCCAAGAGCTGCATGGGGTAGAAATGGTAAAAGGTATGCCTCATCGGTATCCATGTACCCTGTTGAAAGAGAAGAAGTCTCATTGGTTGAATATTTAAATTATCCTTGTAAAGCTTTATCATATAAAGCAGCAAAGGGATTTGAAAATAGGCTTAATACAGGGACTGTACGATGCCCTCAATTCTTTAGAGAAGCAATACACAGATATGTAGAAGAAAAAGGAGGAGAAGAAAATGGCTAATAAAACACTTGATGCTTTTAAAGAGACTCTGGGTGTATTAATTGATGCTAACCCTCATGCTCGAAATAAAGGTGATGAATTTAAGGATTGGATAAAAGACAATTTCGGTTGTGATGCAAGAATATCTTATATAAAAGAACAACGCCAGATTACAAATCGGGTTTCTGAACAGTTTAGATATTTTGCGCCCATAGTAGTTTTTGTCTGTGTTTCAGAAGTGAAAAGAGATACGCTTGTTCGTTATATTTTAGAAAGAGACTATAAACAGCTCGAGAGCGTAGCAATAATCGGGGCAACTGTCTCGGATGGTGAGAAAAGGTATACATTTGAGCGGTTGATTACATTTAAGCCTTCGGATTTTGCCGAGTGGATTAAACCTAATTTTGAAAAGATTGAAGATGCTGTTTCTTTGAAAGAAGAACTTGGGATTTCAAACGATGTGGCTGAAGGCGGCGAAGAGCAAGAGGTAATTGCGGATGAGTCGGTGCGTAGTGAATCCGGAGAAAATGTTTTACTGTATGGTGTTCCTGGATCAGGAAAGAGCTGGACTATAGAACATGAGTATTGTAAGCCAGGTACAATTGTTGAAAGACTTGTTTTTCATCCAGATTATACTAATGCAGATTTTGTTGGACAAATTCTTCCGGTAGTAGACCCTGAAGACAAGCAGGTTACCTATGAATTCACGGCGGGACCATTTACCAATATTTTTAAAGAGGCTTATCAGAATCCAGAATCGTCCTATGTTCTTATTATTGAAGAGATAAACCGGGGAAACGCTCCTGCAATATTTGGAGATGTGTTCCAGCTGCTTGATAGAACATTCGTAGAAAAGACGGTCGATGGAATTACTTATCCTGCAGGCACAAGCGAATACGGAGTGACAAACGAGAATATAGCAAAAAAAGTATATAACAATGCTAAACGAAAGGTTAGGATTCCGTCCAATTTATCAATTATTGGGACAATGAATACATCTGACCAGAATGTCTTTACTCTCGACACAGCTTTTCAACGCAGATGGAATATGCGCTTAATTGAGAACAATTTTAACAATGTGCGTGGAACCCTTGCTTCTGCTGAAATCCTTGACACAAAGGTTAGTTGGCAACGTTTTTGCGAAACGGTCAATTCGATTATCGTCGGCAATAGGGCTAAGATGGCTTCTGCTGAAGATAAGAGGCTCGGTGTATACTTCGTTCATGAGCAGGATTTGAAATTTGATGATAGGATTTTACCGACAGGTTCATTCACGACAACTTACGATGAATTGAATGATTTGGTGAAACAGGAACTGCTTGATACTCTTGATGGAGAAAAGAAAGAGAGATTATCTGATCTTAGAGCTGCAATGCGACACAACAGAATGTTCCCTGAAAAGGTGATTAAATATCTGTGGGATGACGCCTTCAAGTTTAACCCGGAGGCTTTGTTTGATACGGAGAGATTCCAAAGCCTTGAAGATGTTATTCGTGCTTTTGTTTACACCAGTAGTGGGAAAGACCGCTTTAACATTTTGAAGCCGACTGTTCGACAGTTGTTGTATCCAGACAATCAGTAAAGATGTTAATTTCTGCAGAAAGCGAGGTGGTTAGCAACTATGGACTTACAAAAAAATATTAGAGAGCGATGCCATGTAAATACAAATGATGAGGGGGACGGCTTTGTTGGTGTAAAAGCGGATACCGACGATGCTATGATTTATTTCCCTATCGGGTATCAGCTTCCTGCAAATGACGACGACCTTCGTGCCGATATCAATAATCTGTTTTATGTGCTTGCCGCCTTCATGAAAGAAGACAAGGTCATAGAAGAATCTAAATTCGCTGCACCGAGAACGGTTGACTTCCCTATGCACGCCTATCTTAGAATCATTCGACACTATTTGCGAATGGGACGATATTATATCGAAACAGACCCACGGTACAAGACAGATACCAAAGGTCGGGCTTCATGGCCACGCACCGTTCGAGAACAGCGCGCATTGGTACAAAAGAATGGTTCGTTGATTTTTACAAATATGACCGTTCGCTCATCAACACCTAACGCAAATAAAAAGATAACGCAGATTCATCAATACTGCGTCTATGAAGCCTTTGAAAAGATGGGATGGCTGTATGTTCCTTATATGCCGGAAAAGCCGGGTCCACATCCTGAGAACCGAGAGGCAATCTATATCCTTGAAAAGAAGTTGGCATCGACCCACAATGACGAGGAGCAGGAGTTGTTCTCCGCTATGAAAGCCATGCTTATTTACATGGATGAAAAGACATCTGAAAAGCAGTATTTCTTCGGCACTGATTTCTTTGAGCGTGTTTGGGAGAAAATGATTGATAAGGCGTTTGGTGTTGAGGATAAGGAACAATATTTCCCTCGCACCAGGTGGCTGCTTGACTATGGACGGCAAAAGGTAAAGACCCCACTTCAGCCGGACTCCATTATGATTTACAACGGCAAGGTCTATGTGCTTGATGCGAAGTTGTACCGTTTTGGGTGCAATCCGGATAAGCCTGATTTCCTACCTAATAGTTCGGACATAAATAAGCAGATAACTTACGGCGAGTATATTGCTCGGACAAAGGGAGTTCCTGCCGATAGTCTTTACAATGCATTTATTATGCCGTTTAATAGTACAGAGAATGGTTTCTGGACGCTTGATGCCGCCGGAAATATTGTACCAGGCTTTACTGGTGATATAGGAAATGTTGCAGAAGCGGTCGGAGATTGGAAACCAGATCCGAAAAAATATGAACGAGTGCAAGGAGTTGTAATGGATACTCGATTCCTTATGTACAACTACATAGCAATGCCAGATCAGCAGAAGCGGTTGTTGGCAGAAGCAATTGAAAAAGTTGATACAAAAGGTGCAATTCCACAGCCTACGACATAACGAAAGGCTCTACCTTCAGAAATTGGAGGTAGAGCCTTATTTTTTTTGCCTATTTTAAATACTGCGGTTACGGTGCCGTTGTGCAGACGCTGCCCCACGACATTTTTCACAGCAATATCGTTTGTTGCTGCGGGTGGCTTCAACAAGAAAATACTTATCTCGTTTGCAGTTAGGATTTTCACATTCTTTGTAAATTTCAACCCCTGCCTTCATATAAAAGATGGAGAAGTAGACTGCTTGAATCAAAGTATGGACTTGCCACGTTGCCGTGAGCTTGCCACCATCATACTTGGGGTGGATGCCTTGAATGTTGTGGTTGATTTCTTCTGCCACAACAATTCGTGCAATTTTCAGCAGTGCAGATTTTATACCATCACTGAAAGCTGTCTCATCAATGCTAGAATATGGCTTGATTGAGTTGAAACGCACATTCTCAATTACAGAGACCTCGGTCTGAAAATGATAATAGAAATCGATGAGGGTTCTTGTTTCTTCATCTTCATCCTGGCAACCTGTATACATTGCCATGATTCGTTTAAATCGTAGGTCTTTGCTACCGAGAATGCTTGTATCAGCACCACTCCTGACAGCATTGTAAAACTCTATATCTACAGGGTTCTTGTCTTCAAGCATGGTATCCTGAACCGAATATGTTCCCTTAACGAACACCTCCGGAACTGAACCCGGATCTGGAAAAAGATTGTAGGTCTCAAGTAGTGTACTGAACTTGTGGCGACAGGTTTCATACTGTGCTTCCATCGTATTGATACGCACGACTGGTGAAAACAGAAGGTATGTCGCATGGATTAGCATTTTCTTATAATCCTTCTTGCCGATGGCATTCATAAGACGTATGGTTGCCTTTATTCTATTGACCACCTCAAGCAGGGTTACTGCGTCCACAGATTCATATTCGTCACATGATAATGGTAGCAGAAAACCGTAGGTCTCAAAAAACTCAATATGTTTATCGATATCACCATTTGGAAGTGCGAGGATTTTACCGAGGATATTTTGCTCGATAACTCCTCCTGCTTTGCCTGTAAGGTTCAAACCTGCCTTTGCTGCATATGCAAAGCGAAGGGGCTTTGATATATCGGTATATAACTTCAGCGTGGTCTTGGGCGGTTCGTCTGGGGCCACGTTTTCTGTATCTTTGACGCAGCAACAACCGAAACCATTATACTCAAACATTGTATTCAAAAAAATTTCTGGAATTTTCTCGGGCATATAACTTTTTCTCCTTTTTGCCATTATCAAAAACAGCAAACAAAATTACATAAACTCTTACTTCTGGAGGAGTAGCTTTTTGTAAAAGCACTTCCTGTATCTATATTATACACAAAAGTAAGATTAAATACAACAAAAACCAGTTACTTTTGTTTGGAAAGTAACGGTAAATTTGTGGAAATTTCATTACTTTCTTAATTGTAGTAGAATTTAGTCACCATCAAAGAGATGGAATTCAATTCAAAGTCCGAATAGCGCTATAAGGGCGGAGGGTTGCATAAGAGTTCAGATTGCAGCAGTAAGGCTGTAGTTAGAACGAAGATGCTCTTGCCGTAGCTTTCGTGCGCCTATTTTCGGTTTAACGGAGTCAGTGGCATCTTCAACCGCTGGCTCTTTTGTATTCCGCCGCCCAATGCCGGGACGGAAAGGAATACTTAATGAAGATTCGAGTTTTGTATGAAGAAAACATCAAAAACGGCCACAAGTTCTACACCACAATTGATATTCCGGATGATGATTACAGTATCATGCTGGATATCGACTATGAGCAGCGTCTTGCAGAGGCAAAGCCAGAAAAGAAGGCAGAAGTAAAGCGTTGTGAGACTGTACAGGAAATGTTAGACCTTATGAACAGTAAGGAATACAACAACTGGCGCAAGTTTCATAGGCATCTTGGCGATCCGAAGACTCCTTATCGCAAGGATGATGAATCTGAAGATGAAACGGATGTAATGGATACCTTCGCTGATGATTCACAGGAGGCTGAGCGTAATCGCCTCTACGAGTATGAAGATATTTGCCAATGGATACATAAGGCACTTGGTAAAAAGAAAGATTGGGCGGATATGTTCATCGCAGTACGCATTGATGGCATACCAATCCGTGAATATGCTCGCTCTATCGATGCTGACGAAAATAACATCAGCCAAAAGTTAAAGCGTGCAGAGAAAAAACTTAAAGAATTTTTAGAAAACCATCAGATTTGACCAACTCCTGTGGCTACCAGGTAGGAGGTCAAGACCTCCAAAAAATTATTAAGGAGGTAATTCTAATGGAATTACAAATTTACAAAAATGCAGAGTTCGGCTCTGTACGCACTACAACTATTGGTGGGCAACCGTATTTTGTCGGTAAGGATGTAGCGGATATCCTCGGGTACCAAAACGGTAGTCGAGATATAAACCGCCATGTTGATGAAGAGGACAGGCGAAAAGCAATGCTTTTCGATGGAACGCAGGATAAGGAAGCTATCATTATAAATGAGTCGGGGCTGTACAGCCTTATTCTTTCTAGCAAGATGCCGAATGCAAGACGGTTTAAACGATGGGTAACAAGTGAGATTCTTCCTGCTATAAGAAAATACGGTATGTATGCGACAGATGAGCTGATTGCCAATCCCGACCTTGCGATTGCAGCATTTACTGCATTAAAGGAAGAACGAGAAAAGAACCGACTGCTTGAACAGACTACTGCCGTCCAGAAACAGCAGATTGCAGAAATGAAGCCTAAGGCAAGCTACTATGATGTAGTACTTAATTGCAAAGACCTTATTTCCACTTCTACGGTAGCGAAAGATTATGGAAAGTCTGCTATTTGGATGAATCGTTATCTCCATGAAAAAGGTGTGCAGTTTAAACAGGGCGAGATTTGGCTGTTATATCAGAAATACGCAGAAAAAGGTTATACAAACACCAAGACACATAGCTATTCTGCTAATGACGGAACGATTCATACTAAGCCACATACCTACTGGACACAAAAAGGCAGATTGTTTGTCTATGAATTATTAAAAGCAGATGGGATTTTGCCAACAATGGAACAGGAGGATAGTGATGTCGATTAGCAGGTATAACAATGAAGGCTATCCTGACCCAACCACCTATGGTGCTTTATCCAATATCGAACAGGAAACGAAGGCGGCGAGAGCATACAGACCAATGGTGTATGTATGCTCCCCGTTTTCGGGAGATGTTGTCGGAAACACAGCAAATGCACGAAAGTACAGCCGTTTTGCTGTGGAGCAGGGATATATACCCATTGCTCCGCATTTGCTGTTTCCGCAGTTTCTTAATGATAATAATTTAACGGAACGTGAGCTGGGACTGTACTTTGGAAATGTGCTGATGAGCCATTGCACCGAGGTGTGGGTATTTGGAGAAATCATCTCAGCCGGAATGGATGCAGAAATCAGGAGAGCCAAAAGAAAAAATTACAGACTGCGGTATTTCAGCAGTGGATTGGAGGAGGTAAGCAAAGATGCGTGATTTGAATATTGCCTATGGCAACAGCAGGACGGCAAAGCATTGGAGTAATAAGACCATTCGCTTTTCTGATTTGAAGGAACGTCTGAAAACAACCATCAGAACCTCAGAGTCTGCGGAGGAGTATGCCAAGTTTAACAAGGCACAGCGTGATGCTGTAAAAGACCATGGCGGTTTTGTTGCCGGGGTACTGAAGGGCGGCAGACGAAAGATTGATACTGTGGAGTCCCGTTCTATGGTGGCACTGGACGGAGACAGAATCGATGCAGGGTTTTTGAAGGACTATGAGAAAAATGCACGCTATACTTCTGCTCTTTATACCACCCATAGTCATACGGATGAGAACCCAAGAGTGAGAGCAGTGTTTCCCCTTACAAGGGATGTAACCTCAGAGGAATACGTGGCGGTGGCAAGATATCTGGCACAGGCACTGGGTATGGATTATTTTGATGAATGCTCCTATCAGCCGAATCAGCTGATGTACTGGCCAAGTACTCCGTCAAACGGTGTGTTCGTGTATAAGGAAGTCGATAAGGACTGGCTTGACCCGGACGAGATTTTATCGGCACACCCGGAATGGACTGACCCTACCAGACTTCCGACTTCATCGAGGGAGAGCAAGGCAAATACAGCCAGCTTCAAAAAAGTGCAGGACCCGCTTGAAAAAGAAGGTGTGGTCGGTCTTTTCAACAGGGTTTACTTCCCTGTGAATCTTGCCGTGGATGAGTTCCTTTCGGATGTTTATGAGCCGACCGACACGGACAGCCGCTATCATTTAATCGAGTCAAGCAGTATGGCAGGTGTGGAAATCAAGGAGAACGGAAAATTTGTCTACAGCCACCATGCCAAAGACCCTGCTTACTTAAAGCTGTGCAATGCTTTTGATATTGTCCGTATCCATAAATTTGGCGATGACGATGAGAAAAAATCCTATAAGCAGATGTGCGAGTTCGTCATGACTCTGGATAAGGTAAAGCTGGCAGACCTTGAGGAAAAGAAAAGGATGGCGGCGGAGGAGTTTGCAGAGGACACAGACTGGCAGACGAAGCTCCGTTATATGCCAAGAAGCAAGTGTCTTGAAAACAGCGTGTGGAATCTGATGCTGATTTTAAACAATGATCCTGACTTTGCGAATATCGCATTCAATGAGCTGGTGGGCAGAGTGCAGATTACGGGAGCCGTGCCGTGGACAAGACCCGGTGACAACAAATTCTGGAGGGATGCAGATACAGCACAGATGAAGGCGCTGATTGACATCCGCTATGAAACATTCTCCAGCCGAAACCATGATGTGGCATTTACGAAGGTGGTCGAGGACAGGCATTTCAATCCCCTGCGTGAATGGCTGGATGCTCTGCCGGAGTGGGATGGTGTGACAAGGCTCGAAAATCTCTATATTGATTTCCTTGGTGCGAACAGCACCGGGTATGTGAAGGCTGCGACCAGAAAATCCTTTGTGGCGGCGGTAGCGAGAATTTACGAGCCGGGTACAAAGTTCGATTCCGTGGTGGTGCTTGTAGGTCCGCAGGGCTGCGGCAAGTCCACCATCTTTGCCAGAATGGGGAAAGAGTATTATTCTGACAGTCTGAATCTGACGGATATGAAGGATAAGGCAGGAGCGGAGAAACTGCAGGGATATTGGATTCTGGAGCTGGGCGAACTGGCTGGTCTTAAGAAAGCGGACATTGAAGTTGTAAAAGCCTTTGTTAGCCGCACAGATGATATCTATCGCCCGTCCTATGGCAGAACAGTGGAAAGTCATCCAAGGCAGTGTGTCATTGTGGGTACCACCAACTCCGAGACAGGATTCCTGCGTGACATTACGGGCAACCGCCGCTTCTGGCCGATTAAGGTGACCGGGAAAACAAAGCGTAAATCGTGGGATATAACCAGTGAAGAGGTTTTGCAGATGTGGGCGGAGGCAAAGTACCTGTATGGGCAGGGCGAGCCTTTGTATCTGAATATGGAGGAAAGCAGTGAAGCCTTGAGCGAACAGATCGATGCGATGGAGACCGATGAGCGTCAGGGCATTGTGGAGGAATATCTGAATACCCTTCTGCCGGAGAACTGGAACAGTATGGATTTGTACGAGAGAAGGAATTTCTTCACGGACAATACTGCGGTCAAGGGTACTGTACAAAGAAAGACGGTCAGCAATGCGGAAATCTGGAGCGAATGCTTCTGTAGGAACTTATCCGACCTCAAACCATCCGACTCCTATGCGATAGCCGCCCTTATGACCAAAGTGGACAGCTGGCAGAGAACGGACAAAATCAGAAAGCTCGCCATCTATGGCAGGCAGAGAATTTATGAGAGGTTGTGATTTTAACAGCCTGTGTTCCAAGTCGTAGGTTGTGAACAGCAAAAAAGCCTTGAAAACAGGCACTATCAGACATCAGCTGACACAAGTATCACAAGAATTACTATATAAATTATTTCTATTTTATATAGGGTAATGCAAGCGTGTACAGGCATATACGCACGTATAGAAATTTTCCGAGATGGTTGTGTCACTTGTGTCTTGTGATTTTAGGAGAGGATGAAATGAGAGAAAAAATCATAGAACAGAAACTTGTAACGGCAGTAAAAAAGCATGGCGGGATATGTCCGAAGTTCACTTCTCCCGGTTTCGATGGTATGCCGGATCGTTTACTGCTTCTTCCGCATGGTAAGTTCGCCTTTGTGGAAGTGAAAGCACCGGGAGAAAAACCAAGACCATTGCAGCTGGCAAGGCACAGATTACTGAGCTGTCTGGGATTTCGAGTGTATGTACTGGATGATGCGGAGCAGATTGGAGGGGTTCTTGATGAAATTGAAAATTCAATGTGACTGGTGTGGAAAAGAATTTGAGAGAAACCATAATCACATTCATGAAAAAAACTATTGCTGCAGAGCGTGTTTAGGAAAAGCAAACGCAGAACGTTTTCGATTGAAGAGTCTGCGAACGTGTGATAACTGTGGGAAAATTTTTGAATACAGAGGTAACCATAAAAAGAGAAACGAACATTTCTTCTGTTGCCCAGAATGCAGCTATGAATTCAAAGTGAAAAAAATATATGTATCATGCGATTGGTGTGGCAATCCAATTTACAAAAAGCGTTCTGATGTTGCAAGAAACGAGCATAATTTTTGTGATTATGGGTGCTATATCGACTACGTCAATTTTGAAAAAGCTGGTGCAGATAATCAAATGATATCAGGAGAAAAACTGTATCGCAGGCTTGCAGAAATGAAGATTGGACGAAAACTTCAAGAGAATGAGGATGTTCATCATATTGACGGCAATCATCTAAATAATGATTTTGCCAATTTAAAAGTTGTTACAGCTTCAGAGCATATGAAAATACACGCTTCCCAGAAAGAGAGGGACTGTCATGGCAGATTTATTAAAAAAGAATGATTTGCATGGGTATCAGGAATATAGTGTCAATTTTATTATTGAACATCCTGTAGCTGCAGTCCTTTTAGATTGTGGACTTGGGAAAACTGTAACATCACTTACGGCTATAAATGATTTGATGTTTGACTATTTTGATATTCATCGTGTTTTAGTTATATGCCCTTTGAGAGTAGGTAATGTTTGGGCGAATGAGATACAACATTGGGAGCATCTGCACCTTTTGCAGTATTCGGTGGCGGTGGGTTCTGAGTCGGAGCGGCTGTCAGCACTGAAAGCACAGGCAGATATTTACATCATCAACCGTGAAAATGTGCAGTGGCTGATTGAGAAAAGCGGCATCCCCTTTGATTTTGATATGGTGGTTGTGGATGAGCTGTCCTCCTTCAAGAATTATCAGTCCAAGCGGTTCAAGGCACTGATGAAGGCAAGACCGAAGGTAAAAAGAGTGGTAGGTCTGACAGGCACTCCTTCCAGTAACGGTCTGATGGATTTATTCGCAGAGTTCAAACTGCTGGATATGGGAGCAAGGCTTGGCAGGTTCATCGGTCAGTACCGAACGGCCTATTTCTCCCCGGACAAGCGTAATGGTCAGATTGTTTACAGCTACAAGCCACTGCCCAATGCCGAACAGCAGATTTATGATAAGATTTCGGATATTACGATTTCCATGAAATCTACCGACCATCTGAAAATGCCGGAACTGATCAGCACACAGCTGGCGGTGGAATTGTCGGAAGCGGAAAAGAAGAAATACGAGGAACTCAAAAAAGACCTCATCCTTCAGCTGCCGGATGGAGAGATAACAGTCGCCAATGCCGCATCGCTAACAGGCAAGCTGTCCCAGATGGCAAACGGAGCAGTCTATTCTGATGATGAGAGCGTTCTGGAGATACACCAGAGAAAGCTGGATGCACTGGAGGATATCATCGAATCGGCAAACGGAAAGCCTGTCCTTGTGGCATATTGGTTTCGTCACGATTTGGAGCGTATCAAAAAACGCTTTGATGTGAGAGAAATCAAGACCGCAAAGGATATAGCCGACTGGAATCACGGCAGTATTCCAATTGCCGTAATACATCCGGCATCGGCAGGACACGGCCTGAACCTACAGCAGGGTGGTTCTGCCTTGGTATGGTTCGGCATCACATGGTCACTAGAATTATATCAGCAGACCAATGCCAGACTTTGGCGGCAGGGTCAGTCCGCAGAAACCGTGGTCATTACCCACATCATAGCAAAAGACACCATTGACGAGAGAATCATCAAGGCACTGAAAACCAAGGATACCTCCCAATCCGCCTTGATTGATGCCGTAAAAGCCAATCTATGAAAATCAGAGTCAACCTATGACAATCCAAGCCAATCCGAGTGGAATACAAAATTTCGGAGGTAAGGATATGACAGAAAAAGAATACTTATTGCAGGCACGATATCTGGATGAGCGTATTCACTCGAAGGTTCAGCAGGTGGAATCTTTAAATGATTTAGCTACAAGCTGTTCCGCTGTAATCAGTGATATGCCGAGAAATCCAAACCGTGGCGGTTCCAAGATGGCAGATGCAGTAATCAAGATTGTTTCTTTGCAGGAAGAAATAAATATGGACATCAATGCGCTTGTAGAACTAAAGCGAGAAATCATGGGTGTTATAAAAGCCGTGCCAAATGTGGAATACCAGACGCTGTTAGAAAAACGATATCTGTGCTTTATCTCATGGGAGCAGATTGCCGTGGATATGAATTATTCTATGCAGCACATACACCGAATGCATAGTGCAGCACTGAAAGAAATTATCTTGCCACCGGAACATGAGAGTTAATGTGATAGAATGAGAGTAAGCACCTGTGATATTATTATAATAGCGAAAAGCAAAAAAAATATAAACGGGTAAAATCGTAGAAAGCCTTGTGGGTCACACCGACCTGCAGGGCTTTTATTATGCCTAAAATGAGGTGAGAAGATGCCAAGAAAACCTAAACGACCGTGTTCTTATCCAGGCTGTCCTGACTTAACGGATGGACGGTTTTGTGAGAAACACCAGAAAGAAGAAAACAAACGCTATGAGAAGTACGACAGGAATCCTGCTGTACGCCGTAGATATGGACGCGCTTGGAAGCGAATCCGTGACAGCTATGCTGCGGAGCATCCTTTGTGTGAGGAATGCTTAACAAAGGGCAGGTATGTTGCGACTGAAGAGATACACCATAAACTTCCGTTGGCCCAAGGAGGAACGCATGATAGGAAGAACCTCATAGCTTTGTGTAAAGAATGCCATGCAAGGATTCATGCACAAAATGGTGACCGTTGGCACTGATGAAGGTGCAGGGAGGGGGAGGTCAAATCTCAAAACCCTTGTACGGGAGGAACGGGCGGGGGGCTTCACGCACAAAAAGAGCAGTTCAAACAGGGGATTAACCCTAAGATATAGATTGAGGAGTGTGAATAATGGCAAGGGACGGTACAAACCGTGGTGGCAGAAGGGTCAGAGCAGGTGACAAGCCAGTAGGCGCTGCCGAAAAAATACAAAATGGAAAAGCAGTAAAAGTTATGGATAACGATATTCCAGTGCTTAAAACTTCAGAACTTTCAGCCGTGGATTTGCCGGAAGGAGCGGTCTTAGAGGGAATGGATATGCCAAAGCCAAGTGACTATTTATCGGCTAGGCAGAAAAATGGAGTTCCCTTAGGCGCTGATGAAATATACAAAGAAACCTGGCTGTGGCTGAAAGAGCGCAACTGTGAAAGATTAGTAAATCCACGGCTTATAGAAACCTATTCACAGGCTATGGCAAGATATATTCAATGCGAAGAGGCAACAAGTACATATGGTTTATTGGGGAAACATCCAACGACTGGCGGGGTTATGACCTCGCCATTTGTGCAGATGTCACAGCAATACCAGAAAAGTGCCAATCTTATCTGGTATGAAATCTACGATATCGTAAAGCAAAATTGTACGGAGGCATTTGAAGATAGTACTACAGATACCATGGAGCTGCTTTTGCGAGCAAGGAGAAAATAATGGCGGACAGAAATGAGCTGACAGTGTTTTTGCATAAGTTGAAATTTCACAGACCTAAGCTTACGCGGCAACAAGTCAGAAGTTTAAAGGGTCAGGCACTGTCCAGTAATATCAGCGGTGCTGAAAAAGGCCTTAGTAAGATTTTGGAAAGGAGCAGTGCTTAATGGGAAAAACGACAACAGAAATGCAGCTGGTGGATGTAGCAAAGCTTATTCCATATGTAAATAATGCAAGGACTCATAATTCCCAGCAAATTTTGAAACTGCGTTCTTCGCTTAGAGAATTTGGCTTTATTAATCCGGTTATTATAGACAGGGACTACAATGTGATCGCTGGGCATGGACGGATTCTTGCAGCCAAGGAAGAAGGCATCAGAGAAGTACCATGTGTATTTGTTGATTACCTTACTCCGGCACAAAAGAAAGCCTATATCCTGGCTGATAATCGTATGGCAATGGATGCCGGTTGGGATGAAGAGCTTCTAAGAGTGGAGATTGAGAGCTTACAAGGTGCTGATTTTGACATTGCCTTAACAGGCTTTGATGAAAAAGATATTGCAGAGCTATTTGCAGGAGAAGATGGAGATGCAGAGGATGATAATTTTGATGTAGATTCGGAACTTAAGAAACCGCCTGTTACAAAAAGCGGTGATGTATGGCTTTTAGGTAATCATCGTTTAGTCTGCGGTGACAGCACTAAGGAAGAACCCTATGCAGTTCTTATGGACGGGAAAAAGGCAAATCTTGTGGTGACGGACCCGCCTTATAACGTCAACTACGAAGGCAGTGCAGGAAAAATTCAAAATGACAATATGACAAATGACAAGTTCTATCAATTTCTGCTTGATACTTTTCTGAATATGGAACAGGCAATGGCAGATGATGCCAGTATTTATGTTTTCCATGCGGATACTGAAGGACTCAATTTCAGAAAAGCATTCTTGGAGGCAGGCTTTTATTTATCCGGAACTTGTATATGGAAAAAACAGAGCCTTGTACTTGGCAGGAGTCCATATCAATGGCAGCATGAACCGTGCCTTTATGGTTGGAAGAAGAAAGGCAAGCATCAGTGGTACTCCGATAGAAAGCAGACCACAATCTGGGAATTTGATAAACCTAAAAAGAACGGTGACCATCCGACTATGAAACCAATTCCGCTGATTGCCTATCCGATTAAGAATTCCAGTATGAGCAATTGCATCGTACTTGACCCCTTTGGGGGCAGCGGCAGTACTTTGATTGCCTGCGAACAGCTAGGCAGAATCTGTCACACCATTGAACTGGATGAGAAATACTGCGATGTTATTATCAAACGCTACATTGAGCAGGTTGGCTCTGCAGAAAATGTAGCCGTCATTCGTGACGGCAGAACCATCCGATTTGAAGATTTGGAGGTTCCTGTTGATGGCGAATAACACACTAACTCTTGGTAGTTTGTTTGATGGTAGTGGAGGATTTCCATTAGGAGGCTTGATTTCTGGCATTACCCCTTTGTGGGCAGCGGAAGTTGAGCCTTTTCCTATTCGTGTTACTACTAAGAGGTTGCCACAGGTAAAGCATTATGGTGATGTGAGTAAACTAAACGGTGCGGAATTACCGCCCGTGGACATAATCACATTCGGAAGTCCCTGCCAAGATATGTCGGTGGCTGGGAAAAGAAGCGGACTGGACGGTGAGCGTTCCAGTCTTTTTTATCAAGCGGTGCGAATAGTGAAGGAAATGAGGTGTAAAACAAATGGCAAGTATCCAAGATTTGTGGTCTGGGAAAACGTCCCCGGCGCATTCTCATCCAACAAAGGTGAAGACTTTAAAGCAGTCCTTGAAACCCTCTGTAAAGTCAAAACAGAAAATGCTTATGTTCCTGGAACTGAAAAAGGTAAATGGGAAAATGCCGGACTTATCATGGGCGAAGATTTCTCCCTTGCCTGGCGAGTTCTCGATGCCCAATATTTCGGAGTCCCCCAGAGAAGAAGACGCATCTATCTTGTCGCAGATTTTGCTGGTAAATGTGCCGGGAAAATACTATTTGAGTCAGAAAGCTTGTCAGGGTATTCTTCGCCGGGCAGCTGCTCGTGGAAAAGAACTGCCGGAGCTTTTGAAAGTGGCACTAGAGATGCAGGCACAATCTGCTTAAATGACCAAGGTGGGGAGCGGATGGATGTAACTGAAGATAAAACAGCTACCCTTAGAGCCGCGTCTAATCATCCACCGTTTGTTTTTGAAAATCATAGCCAAGATACAAGATATGTTGGTCCTATAGATAAAGCGCAAACTGTACTTGCTACTTTTGGAATGGGGGGTAATAACCAGCCTTTTGTTATGGAAACACCTAAAACACTTAAAATCCGCAGTGGCTGTGAGGGTGGAGGCAAAGGTGCTTTAGTGCAGGAAAATATGTCTGCTACCTTAGGGTGCAATAATGACCAGACTGTATTTGTACCAAAAGCTTATGGGATATGCTCAGATGGCAGTAATTCCATGAAATCTCCTAATCCTAAAAGCGGTGTTTATGAGGCAGATACTGCCCGTACCTTGGATGGTAATGGCGGTAATCCAGCTTGCAATCAAGGCGGAGTTGCCGTGGTTGAAGGGACTAAAGCTTTCCATGTGAATCAGCGTGATGAGATTATTAACCTTAAAGGGAAATCCGGTGCTTTGATGGCAAGGCAAAGCCAGCAAATGCAGACGTTTGTATTGCAAGGCTCTATGATAGGCAGAAAAGAAGAAAACGGACCCCAGGGTAATGGTGTTAATGAAGATGTCAGTTTTACCTTAAATACTACTGATAAACACGCAGTTGCCTATGGAATTGATAGAGCTGCTTTTAACCAAGGAGAAAATGCCAAGTTTGGCTTTGCTATTGAAAAAGAAGTAGAGCCGACTATTGTGGCAAAAGGACCGGAAGCAGTTGCCGTACCTACCTATACCAGCAGTAAGGCATCTTTTTTTACATCAGCGGATAAAGATGTGGCTAATACCCTTGTAGCAACAGATTACAAAGACCCACCGCTTATCAGTGATGAGGATGGTGCAAATTACATTGTACGCAGATTAACCCCAACGGAATGTGCAAGACTGCAGGGATTCCCAGATTGGTGGTGCGGAGGACTCGAAACAGAAAATCCTACCGAAGAGGAAATATGCTGGTGGGCAGAGGTTTTTGAAAGCCACAGGCAGATATTTAAGAGTTTAACTAAGCCAAAAACTCGTAACCAGATTATTAAATGGCTGAAAAACCCTCATTCGGATTCAGCGGAATATAAAATGTGGGGTAACGGAGTTGCTCTTCCCTGTGTCTCTTTTGTTTTGGCAGGCATTGTCTGGGCGTATATGGAGCTGTGAAGTATACTTGATACTTGCAGTAATTGACTTGCTATTAACTACAGATAGAGCGAATATGTACCTACTAAAACAAAGGGAGGTAACAACAATGGTTGTACATTTTGAAGTTGAAAACAGAAAAGAATTAGTTAAGGCTCTTGAAACGCTTACCAATGAAAAGAGCAAGTACCTAGGTGTACCAAGCTGCGCTTATCAGATTGGTGCTTTTACCTTAAGCAAAAGCGGAAACTTAAGCTGGGAAGAAAACATCAGTGATTCAGAAATGGAAACCTTGCTGAGAGAGCTTAAAGAAAAAGGCTTTACAACTAAGAAAGAAATTTTTGCTGAACGGCTTAACGCAAGCACTGAGCAGGAAATTGTAAGTGAGCCTGAAAAAGAAGTAGTTGATTTTACGATTTCCATGCCCATGAGCCTTTTTACCCCAGAGAACTGGGAAAACTTAAACAATCTACTGATAGCAAAAGGCAAGCTTATTAAAAAGGCTTTTGACTTAGCACAGGAGCCTGATGTGTTTGAGGATGACGGGAAGGTTAGCTTTCCGTGGTTTACAGCAGCACCGCAGGACAGCAAAACCATAGATACCTATAGCCGTTTTGTTTGCGCACTTTGCAAACTCGCCAGAGAGCAAAAACGAGTGACTTCCAAAGCAAAAGAAGTAGCCAATGAAAAATATGCTTTTAGATGTTTCCTTTTAAGACTTGGCTTTATTGGCACAGAATTTAAAGAAACACGCAAGGTGCTTTTGAAAAATTTTAAAGGCTCCTCAGCTTTTAAAGGAGGTGCTAAAAATGCGATTCCCAAGTAAAGAGATTGTTGAACGTGTCCGCAGACAATATCCTAGCGGTACAAGAGTTAAATTAGTGCACATGGATGACTGCCAAGCACCGCCTCTTGGAACGCTTGGGACTGTTACTGGGGTGGATGATACCGCTTCATTGATGGTGGATTGGGACAATGGCAGCGGTCTTAATGTTGTTTACGGTGAAGACCTAGCGGTAAAGATTGGGGACGGTGACAATGACTGAAACGATTAAAAAGCAGATACTTTCTATTCGTGACAGCGGCCGCACCAATATGTTTGATACTAATATGGTTCAATATCTTGCTAACGAGCTTGGCTACTACGAATTGGTAATCTTTCTTGAAGAACATTGTAAGGAATATATAAGATTTATCCTTACAGGAGAGCAATAAAAGATATGCTTTATTGTACAGAAATGACTTGCTATCATGAGCCTTTAGAGTGATATATGTAGTACAAAAACAAAAGGAGGCAGGCACCATGTGGAAAGAAGGAGCAATTTTAATCAGAGGAAAGGTTTACAAATACCAAGCCAAGGTTTACGAGGAAGGCAGTGAATACGGTATTGAAGGAGGTAGGGTTTCCAAGGTAATGATTAAGCATGATGGTGAGATTGTAGTAAACTATGACCGAGGTTGGGACGTAGAACCGGAAAGCGAAGGAGCAGAGCTTGCCTTAGCGATTATCTTAAAAGAAAATAATTAAACAAAAAAGGAACGGAGCCAGGAGGCTCTATTCCTAGTACAGCCGATTTTAAGCGGTTATTTTTATGCCTTAATTGGGAGTGAGCATTTGAGAAAGTTGAAGAAATATAAGTCCACAAAATTCAAAGATAAAACTTCCGTTTATAGTAAGGCTGCTGCAGATTATGCAGTCAATTTTGTCGAATGCTTATGCCATACTAAAGGAACCTGGGCAGGTAAGCCTTTTGAACTCATTGATTGGCAGGAACAAATAATTCGTGATGTATTTGGTACTTTAAAGCCTAATGGGTATAGGCAATTCAATACAGCCTATATTGAAATACCTAAAAAACAAGGTAAATCTGAGCTTGCGGCTGCTGTGGCATTACTCCTTACTTGCGGTGATGGTGAAGAACGAGCTGAAGTTTATGGCTGTGCAGCTGACCGCCAGCAGGCATCAATCGTTTTTGAGGTTGCAGCCGATATGGTGCGTATGTGTCCTGCACTAAATAAAAGAGTAAAGATACTGGCATCACAGAAACGAATAATTTACCAGCCGACAAACAGCTTTTATCAAGTATTATCAGCTGAAGCCTACAGTAAGCATGGTTTTAATATTCATGGCGTTGTGTTTGACGAACTGCATACTCAGCCTAATCGAAAACTATTTGATGTTATGACCAAGGGCTCCGGTGATGCACGTATGCAGCCTTTATATTTTTTGATAACAACAGCCGGAACGGATACACATTCTATCTGTTATGAAACTCATCAGAAAGCGGGGGATATTTTAGATGGTAGAAAACATGACAGTACGTTTTATCCGGTAATATACGGTGCGAAAGAAACAGATGACTGGACAGATCCTAAGGTGTGGAAGAAAGCTAATCCCTCTTTAGATATTACGGTTGGCATAGATAAGGTAAAAGCTGCCTGTGAATCTGCCAAACAAAATCCGGGAGAAGAAAACTCGTTTCGTCAGCTTAGGCTTAATCAATGGGTAAAGCAGGCAATTCGTTGGATGCCAATGGATAAATGGGATGCCTGCTCCTTTGCTACAGATGAAGAAAGCTTAAAGGGAAGAGTCGGCTATGGTGGTCTTGATCTTTCCAGTACCACAGATATTACAGCATTTGTATTGGTGTTTCCACCAGAAGATGAAGATGATAAATACAGCATTCTGCCGTATTTTTGGATACCGGAGGAAACATTAGGCCTTAGAGTTAAACGCGACCATGTTCCTTATGATGTGTGGGAACGGCAGGGATATTTACAGACTACGGAAGGCAATGTCGTGCATTATGGATATATTGAGAAATTTATTGAGCAGTTAGGTGAGAAATATAATATTCGTGAAATTGCCTTTGACCGATGGGGTGCGGTGCAGATGGTGCAGAATTTGGAGGGAATGGGATTTACTGTAGTGCCATTTGGCCAAGGCTTTAAGGATATGAGTCCTCCAACTAAAGAATTAATGAAGCTGACACTGGAGCAGCGTTTGGCTCATAGCGGTCATCCGGTTCTTCGGTGGATGATGGATAATATCTTTATTCGTACAGACCCTGCTGGAAACATCAAGGCGGATAAAGAAAAATCCACAGAGAAGATTGACGGTGCGATAGCCACAATAATGGCATTAGACCGAGCAATTCGCTGTGGAAATGATAACGGGGCATCAGTTTATGATGAGAGAGGAATTTTAATTTTATAGTTATCCAAAATAAGTTATGTAAAAACAGTTGACAAGCACGTTGCTATATAGTAATATTGTATTATAAGGTAGCTGATAATACATAACTGAAAAAGGAGAATGAGCTATGAAAACAACATTTAATGATTTTATAATGGAAAACAAAAATTGCTCTGGGTACGAGAATAACAAAGATATGCAGGAATTATTTGATAAATTGAACGCTGATGAAAACATTATAAAAATGATTGAGTTCTCTGATCGTGATAAACCTGCATTGGCTGCCTGTGCAGTTGAAATTGAGAAGTGGTACGATTCAAAAGTTAATTGTGGAGTGGATTTGAAGCTGTCTTTTCCAAAAACGGCGGTAGGAAACTTAGTGAAATCTATTCTAAAACCGTTTGGATATAAAGTTATTAAACAAAAAGATTTGCCTAAAGATAATAGAGGAAAATATTTTAAATCTGCATCTTGCTACAAATATGATGAAAATGCAATACGTACGATGCAAATAGTAAAAACAGTTGTAGAAATAAAATAAATTCTGTTCTTTGTGAGCACTTGTGCAAATAGCATGAGTGCTTTTCTTATGTCCAAATTTAAGGAGGTGGTCGATATTTTTAACTTAATGCACAAATTATTCAAGTCTAGAGATAAACCTACAAACAGCACCGCAGGAGGTGCTTACAGGTTCTTATTTGGTGGTTCTACATCCGGCAAATCTGTAACCGAGCGTTCTTCCATGCAGATGACTGCTGTGTATTCCTGCGTAAGGATATTGGCAGAGGCAGTAGCAGGTTTGCCGCTGCACCTATATAAATATAATGAAAGTGGCGGTAAAGAACGTGCAGCAGAGAATCAGCTATATTTTCTCCTGCATGATGAGCCGAACCCAGAAATGACATCCTTTGTGTTTCGGGAAACTCTTATGACGCACCTGCTCCTTTGGGGCAATGCTTATGCGCAGCTTATCCGCAACGGTAAGGGAGAGGTTATTGCACTTTATCCCTTGATGCCAAACCGTATGACAGTTGACCGGGACAATAAAGGACGGCTTTACTACCAATATTGGAGAGGTAAGGATGAAGCCAAGCTGAGCCGAGATAACATAGTCATTCTTCAGCCATCAGATGTGCTGCATATTCCGGGACTTGGCTTTGATGGACTTGTCGGGTATAGTCCTATTGCAATGGCAAAGAATGCTGTTGGAATGGCAATTGCCTGCGAGGAATATGGTGCTAAGTTCTTTGCTAACGGCGCAACACCGGGAGGAATTTTAGAGCATCCGGGTATTGTTAAAGACCCTGCCAAAGTAAGAGAAAGCTGGAATGCAGTCTATCAAGGAAGCAGCAATGCGCACCGCATAGCAGTTTTAGAAGAGGGTATGAAGTACACACCTATAGGTATATCGCCGGAACAAGCGCAGTTTTTAGAAACAAGAAAATTTCAAATCAATGAGATAGCTCGAATTTTTAGGGTACCGCCTCACATGGTTGGTGACCTTGAAAAATCGAGCTTTTCTAACATAGAGCAGCAAAGTTTGGAATTTGTGAAATATACCTTAGAACCTTGGCTTGTCAGATGGGAGCAGGCTATGGTGCGTTCTCTTTTATCTAAAACGGAGAAAGAGCAGTATTTCATTAAATTTAATGTGGATGGTCTGTTAAGGGGCGATTACGAAAGCCGGATGAATGGCTATGCCACTGCCAGACAGAATGGTTGGATGAGTGCAAATGACATCAGACAGCTGGAGAACCTTGACCGCATCTCTAAAAAAGAAGGCGGAGATTTGTATCTTATTAACGGCAATATGACCAAGCTTGCCGATGCAGGGATTTTTGCGGCAAAGCAATCTAAGGAAACGGAGGAAAATAATGAAGAAGTTTTGGAAGTGGAAGAACAAAACCATCACAAACAAAGATAATGAACCTATTTTGGAGCGCACTTTATTTTTAAACGGAACAATAGCTGAGGAGTCATGGTATGACGATGATGTTACCCCAAAGCTGTTTGAACAGGAGCTTATGGCAGATAAAGGTGACGTAACCATCTGGATTAACAGTCCTGGCGGTGACTGCGTAGCTGCGGCTCAGATTTACAATATGCTGATGAATTACAAGGGCAATATCACGGTGAAAATTGATGGCATTGCCGCAAGTGCGGCCTCGGTTATTGCAATGGCAGGCAGTAAGGTTTTAATGAGTCCGGTATCTATGCTTATGATTCATAATCCGTCAACGATTGCCGCTGGAGATAAAGCTGAATTTCAAAAAGCTATGGCAATGCTCTCTGAGGTTAAAGAGAGCATTATTAATGCTTATGAAATTAAGACGGGACTTGCCAGAGTAAAACTGGCAGACCTTATGGATGAGGAAAGCTGGATGAATGCGAATAAAGCAGTGGAACTTGGATTTGCAGACGGTATCTTAAAAAGAAATGCTGAAAGTGCAGCTTTAGACCAACCGGATGTTTCTGTGATGTATTCTAAGGCAGCAGTAACAAATTCTTTTTTTACTAAGGTTACTGAAAAATGTCGCATTAAGACAGAACCCATTATTCAAGAGCGTTCGGTAGAAGAATGCATGAAGCAGTTAAATTTATTAAAGGATCATATTTAAGGGAGAAAATACACAATGAATATTAACGAATTAAGAGAGAAAAGAGCCAAGGCATGGGAGGCAACCAAGGCCTTTTTGGAAAATCAGCGTACGGAAAAAGGAACCCTGAGTGCTGAAGATGACCAGACCTATAATCGTATGATGGAAGACATCAACAGTCTGGGCAAGGAAATTCAAAGAATGGAAAAACAGGAGGCTTTTGATAAAGAACTTGCTAAAGCGGTGAATACACCTATTACTGCTAAACCACAGACAGATATTTCGATGAAAGAAAAGACTGGCAGAGCATCTAATGCGTATAAAACCGCCATGCTGAATGCTTTCCGATCCAACTTCAAACGTGTAAGTAATGTCCTGCAGGAAGGCGTGGATGCAGATGGCGGCTACCTTGTGCCAGAGGAATATGACAGCCGCTTAATCGATACCTTATCTGAAGAGAACATTATGCGTAAGCTTGCTACGACAATTACTACCAGCGGTGAACACAAAATCAATATTGCAGCCACTAAACCAGCTGCGGCATGGATTGAAGAAGGCGGAGCTATTTCCTTTGGCGATGCAACCTTTAAGCAGATTCTCTTAGATGCACATAAGCTTCATGTGGCTATTAAGGTAACTGAAGAACTCCTCTATGATAATGCCTTTAACCTTGAAAACTATATTTTAGACCAGTTTGGCAAGGCACTGGCCAATGCGGAAGAAGATGCCTTCTTAAACGGTGATGGGGTAGGTAAACCTCTTGGACTTTTGGCTGCTGCAGGCGGTGCTGAAGTAACAGATACTTTGACCGCTGCAATTAAGGCAGACGATATGTTGTCTTTGGTTTATGCCTTAAAACGTCCTTACAGAAAATCTGCAGCTTTTATTTTAAATGACCAAACCTTATCTGCTTTACGTAAGCTTAAAGATAATAATGGAGCCTATATGTGGCAGCCTTCGTATCAGGCAGGTGAGCCGGACAGAATTTTAGGTTATGCAGTACATACATCGGCTTTTGCACCAACTACGGCTATTGCTTTTGGTGACTATAGCTATTACAACATCGGTGATCGTGGGGTACGTTCTTTCTCTGAACTTAGAGAACTGTTTGCAGGAAACGGCATGGTAGCTTATCTTGCTAAGGAGCGTGTAGACGGAAAGCTTATTTTGCCGGAAGCCGTGCAGGTTTTAAAGCTGAAGGCTGACAGCGGCGAATAAAAGATAGAAATTTAAGGACAAGTAGGTGAGCATTTTGCTTGTGAGATTAGAAGAAATGAAGCTGTATCTCAGAGTGGATTCAGATGAGGAGGATGAGCTTATTACTCATTTATTGGAATCTGCTGAGAAAGTATGTATGGATGTAGTAAGAGGTGATGCCAATGCTTTAGATATGGCAGCTAATGCCAAAACGGCTATTATGTATACGGCTGCCTATTTTTATGAACACAGGGAAGAAGCAGATTACAGGCAGCTCATGCTCACCCTGCGTTCTTTATTTTTTGCAGAAAGAAGGGGCGAATTTTAGTGCGGATTGCAAAATTAAATCAGCGTGTTGAGGTCTTAAGGCCTGTGCTGACAAGTGATGGTTATGGCGGCTACGGTACTGTGTATGAAAAAGAGACAGGACTGTGGGTTGAAGTTAAAGAGTCCAAATATACCGGCAAGCAGGTTTTTGATACTCCGAATGCCGTTAATAACGTGATGCTGAAAACACGTACCTATCTTAACCTCAAGAAGGGCTGGCATATTTTATGGCAGGGCAGGGAATATGAGATTGTATCGGTAGAGAGATTCTATAAGGACAGCACCTTCATAGAAATAGTTGAATATGAGAAGGGTGTGTAATGAAGTTTTATGCGAAGGTTACCAGTAATGATTTAACAAAAGCGTTGAACGGTATTAGTGCCTGGGATGGTAAAACACGCCTTGGTATTGAAAATGCACTGCAGGATGGTACGAAAAATATTGCCAGAGGTGCAAGGCAGAAGGTAAGCCAAAGAACTGGAAAACTTAAAAAGTCCATAAAATCCGGGTTCGACAGACGTAAGCAAGAAGGAACAGTCAGGGCTAAAACGCCTTATGCACATATTGTGGAATTTGGTGCTAAGGCACATGTTGTTCGCCCTAAAAACAAAAAAGCTTTAACCGTTGCGGCAGGAGGGGAAGTTATCTTCAGAAAAAGTGCCAAAATACCAGCCAGAAAAGGCAGGCCTTTTATCGAGCCAAGCTTTGAAGCAGAAGAACCTAAGATAGTGTCCAGTATGAAGAAGGTGCTTAATAAGTGAAACGTATACCATTAAATGCACTGCAGAAAGCTCTTATTGCGTATCTTAGAGCACATGAAAAAGTGCCTGTTTATGATTATGTGCCGGAAACGGCAAAACCGCCTTTTATGACGCTTGGTGCATTTAATTGTAAAGAGGCAGGCACAAAGTACGAGGATATAGTGGAAGTAACGGTGCAGCTTAATATCTGGTCTACCTATAAAGGCAAGTTTGAAATAAACAGTATTGCTAACCGGGTAATTAGCCTTTTGCAGACCAAGCAGATAGATTTAAGTGAAGATGAATTTACAGCCATTCGGCAGCAGGTGGATTTCTTTGAGGCTTATCCGGAGGAAGAAACAGGCTACAATGGAGTGATCAGTTTAGTAGTATTAGTACAGAACATGAGAAGGAGTGAAGATTAATGGCATATACAGTATTTGCTGAGCCTATTAGTACCAGTAAGGCAACGGCAGGTAAAGATTATCTTTTGTATGTAAATACAGGAACTACCGAAGCAGCACCTACCTGGACCTTAGTAGGTGGTCAGAGAAGCGGTGATTTATCCCGCAAGGCAGATGAAATAGATGCTTCGGATAAAACAAGCGGTGGCTGGAAAGCAACGCTTCCTGGACTTAGAAGCTGGTCTATTGACTTAGAAAGTGTTTATCTTGCCGGAGATACTGGAGCAAAATTTCTTGAAGCTGCTTTTTTAAATAATAAGCAGGTAAATATTAAGTTTGAATATCCAGATCAAAGCTATCTGATGGGGTGGGCCTCTTTAACAGAGTGCAGTCTTTCTACGCCCCACGATGATGTAGCTACCTTAAAAGGAACGCTTTCCGGGGCTGGTCCATTATCTGATCTAAAAACTGGAGGTACGGTAAATGAAGAAGGTTGAGTTTCCGTTGTTTGGAGAAAATGAGTATATGTTTTTAAATATCGGCAGGCTTATAGATATTGAACGCATGACGGGAAAGCCTGCCGGGGACATCATCAAAAACCAAAGTCTTGATTTAGGAATGCTCACTATCATTTTAAGTGTGGCACTTCGTCATCATAAAATGCGTACACCGCAGTGGTATGCCGAGAAAATGCAGGAATTAGTGGAGGAGGGCATAGAACTTGAAACAGATATTCAGATTCCCGTGGTTAAATGTATTGCAGGGTCCGGCATTTTAGGTAAGGCCGTATATTACAAACTGTTTCCGGAAGAAATGACGGATTCGGCAAGTGAGGAATTAACAGCAGAAAGAAAAAACGCAAGGAAGGGCAGATAGTCCCTTCTTTTTTTGCGTGGCTGAAGTGGGCAGAGAGTGTGGCTTATGGACCTCTCGCCTTAAAGCCAAAGGAATTTTATGAACTTACACCGATGGAACTAGTGAAACTAGCTGAAGGGTATGAAAAAAGAAGAATGACCAATCTTTGGACAGCTTCATACTTTACGGCAAATCTTATGGCCACGCAGACTAAGGGAATAACCCCGGAAAAGCTTATGAAACCATTTTTGCCTAAGAAAACAACAGGTGAGAAAGAATTAGAACGGGATAACTTCTTTAGGGAGTTTTATGCTAAAAGGAAGGAGGCGGACGAGTGTCAACGGTAGCAGAGTTATTAGTAAAAATAGGGGCAGATTCTTCTGATTTAAGAAAAGAGATAGCAGCAACAAAAAGACAGCTTAAATCCGCTTTTGGCTCTGAAGGCATGAATTTATCCGGTAAGGCGGTTACTGTTTTAGAAGGCCTTGGTGCAGCTTTGAGTGCTTTAGGTGTATATGCTGTTAAAGCAGGTGGTGAACTCCAAAACGTTCAGGTTGCCATGACTAATATGCTGGGCAGTGCTGAACGTGCAGGTGCCTTTGTAAAAGAACTGCAGAGCTTTGCGGCACATACACCTTTTGAATTTAACGATGTTACAAAAGCAAGTCAGAAGTTTCTGGCTTTTGGCTTTACGGCAGAACAGATTATTCCAACTCTGACTGCCGTAGGTGATGCAGCCGCAGGAGTTGGTGCAGGGCAGGACGGTGTTAATCGCCTGACGATTGCTTTAGGTCAGATTGCTGCTAAGGGAAAACTTGCCAGCCAGGAAATGATGCAGATTACAGAACTTGGTATTCCTGCCTGGCAGCTTTTGGCGGATAAGCTTGGTACAGATGTGGCAACTGCACAGGATATGGTTACTAAGAGTATGGTGGACAGCCAAATGGCACTGGATGCACTTGTCGGAGGCATGGAAGGCCGTTATGGCGGCATGATGGAGCAGCAAAGCGGTACTATACTAGGCACTTGGTCTAACCTTATGGATGGCTTAGGGCAGGTCGCTTCGCAGGCTGGTCTTGCTATAGCCGAAGCACTTAATTTGCCTGAACTGTTCAGCTCTATTGGTGAGTGGCTGAGCCGCTTTGCAGAAAACCTGCAAAATGGAGGCATCAGAGAAGCTATTATGAACTGTATACCACCGGAAGTACAAGTGGCAATTGTGGCCTTTGGTACAGCTTTAACCGCAGTAGCGATTCCTGCCATGTATGCCGCCGGAGCTGCGGCACTTGCGATGGCAGCACCTTTTGTAGCAGGAATCGGTGCTGCAGTAACAGCTGCGGCTCCTTTTATAGCAGCAATTACCGTAATTGCTTCAGGTTTATATGCCTTGTGGTCAAGCGGCATGAGTGCAGCCGATGTATTTGGACTCATGGGTGTAAAGACGGAGCTTTTAACTAAAGCAGGAAGTGCTTTGCAGTCAGCTTTTTCTGCTGTAGGAAGTTTGCTAAGCAGTGTTTTAAATGCTCTAAAACCGCTATTTGTAGCTTTTGGTGCAATAGCAGCAGTTGTTATTGAAGGAGTTCTTTTATATTTTGGCTGTTTGATTAATGGGGCAGCACTTCTCTTTACTGCGGTAAGCAGCGTAATTGAAGGCATTTGCAGTGTTTTTGAATGGATGGTGAATGCCATCGGCTCAGCCTTAAATGCCATAGCATCTGTTTTAGGAAATATGGCGGATAGTGTTTTACCCGCCTGGGCATCAAGTGGTCTATCCACTATTTCTAATTTTGTTTCGAATGCAGTCAGCTGGCTATCCGGTCTTATTTCTAAAATATTTGAAACCAATGCAGCTCTAAATAGTGTTGGCAGAGAAAATGAAGAAGATGGAAGTAAAAGTGCAGTAAGCACACCAAAAAAAGAATGGAAAATGCCGGATTTCAGCAATTTTAAAGGCAGTGGTAGCGGCGAAATTCCGTCAGTCGGTTCCGTTGATTCCAGCGGAGGAAGAGGCACAGATTCAAGAGAAGATAATCTTTCAGATAAAGCTGCCAGTACATCTAAAACGATTGAAGACGAATGGGTACGTACTTTTAATACCAAATCTCAGCTTGTAGACCGTTGGTATAAGGAAGAAACAGCTGAACTTGAAAAGTCTAAGTCTGCCAATGAAAACTACGAAAGAGATAAACAGCGTCTTAGTGAGTTATATGCTCAAAAGCACATTAATTCTCTCTGTGAAGAAGCTAAAAAAGCACAGGAAATACAAAACAGTATTCACGATGCATCTTTTGAATCCTTAAAAGCAGGCACTGTATTTAATTCAGATGCAGCGGCTGCAGAACTTATGCAGATGCAGTTAGAACATGAAAAGACGGTAAGCGGTATTGAAGAACGCTGGACTAAATTATCCAACACCTTTATTGGCCTTAACCAGACTGAAAAGGACATCTTTATCGCAGCTCTAAAAGAACGAAACATAGCTTTTACGGAAACTGAAACAGGGGAGTTGGACTTTCATAAACAAATGCTTAAGGATAAGCTTGCTGAAGATAAAGTTTATGAGGATACGAGGGCAGAGTATCATGCTCAGTGCAAAGATATTCAGGCTAATATTGATGAGGCATATAAGACGAATGATCTTGCCAGGCTGCAGGAGGTTTTAACTGAAGAAGCCGCTATTCGTTTAAATGATATGGAAGCACAGAAAACAATGCTAGATACCTATAAAGAGGCTTTTTTAGCGGCTCATATGACGATGGCACAGGTTGCAGCGGGACTTTACAGTACGGCTTTGAACGGTTTGGAAGATGCTTTTACCAGTATTTTAACGAATGCAAAAAGTGCCAAAGATGCCTTTGCTGATTTGGGCAAGAGCATGATTAAGGTTATTGCCCAGTATTTTGCCAAGCAGGCTGCGGGGATGATTGTATCCCATGTTATGGGGCAGAATTTGCAGAAAAAAGAACAGGCTGCCAGCACAGCGCAGGCAGCAGCAGAACTTGCTGTATGGGCACCTGCCGCAGTAGCTTATGAAACAGTGCATCCAGGTTCAGCGGCCAGAGCTTTGGGTATGGTTACTACATCACTTACAACAGCAGCCGCAATGGGAGCATCTATAGCAGCCATTTCAGGAATAAGCGGCGGAGCAAAGACCTCCGGCAGTAATATTGAGGTAGGCGCTTATGCTAAGGGTGGATATTTTACGGGACCAACTTTAGGCATTATTGGTGAAGGAGCAGATAGTGAGGTAGCATTGCCTCTAAACAGGGCTGTATTTAACAATATCGCTGAAGGTATTGTAGAAGCAGGAAGCAGCAGAAACAGTACAGTTACGCAAAATATTTATGGCGATATTAATGATGCAGCTGATGTGGATGATTTGTTTGAAGGCCTGACTAATATGGTCGCTGCTGGATTAAGGGGTGTATGAGATGAATTTTCCGGAACGTGAAGATAACGGAGATAAGCTTAAAATCTTAAAAGATGGTCATGAATATGTGCTTCCGTCAGCCTGGTCACTATCTGATGCCGGAAGTTATGATTTTAACAGCAAAATAGAAGACAGAGCCTTTTCACATGGCGGTGATGCTGTAGGGGATGGCATGATTAAAGGCCATACTATTAAAGTGAAATTTTCTATGCTTGCCGCGGATGAATTTTCTCATGATGAACAGTTAAACAGGGCCTATCGCTATTTTGCTCAAAAGGAGTATAAGCTTTACTGCGGCAGGTCTGACCGCTGTTTTAATGTTGCAGGCATCAGTAAAATAACCCATGAATATGAGAATGGCTTTAAGCAAAGATGGAGTCATATCACGGTAAGTCTTTTATTAGCAGATCCCTTTAGGTATGAGGGACAGGAAAGCCTTGTAACTTATGACTTCCCGTCCGAAGCTTATCAAGCGAAAATGGTACTCCATAATTTAGGAAGTGTTGCAACACCTCTTACCTTTAAATTTATACCTAAAAATAAAATGGCGGATGTTACGATATGGCATAAAGAAACGAAAGAACAGTTTAAGCTTTCGGACGCACTGCTCATTGCTCCTGCTTTTACAGTTATAAACAGTAAGGATGGAACGGTATGGAGAAATACGGCCAACAGCATAAATACCTTTAACGGACAATTTTTAGAGGCTATACCAGGGAAAAACAGCTTTTTCTATACAGGAGGAACAGGCCGTATTGAAATTACTTATACCAATAGGTGGTTTATATGAATTTTACTTTTGGCAAAAGTATCTTCGGTCGGTTTATCTTTGCTGGCAGTACCAAAGGAAATGTAGAGGAAGCCGGCAGAGGCGAAACTAAGAAGTATTATTCCGGTCAGTATACGGTTATTGCATATGCTGCTGACGGTACAAGGACAGCCTTTTTTGGCAGCGGCAGTGAGAAAAACTCCTTAAGCAAGGTAACATTTGAAATAGGTTCTACCGGCTGCGGGTCCTGTGAACTTTTCTTTAAGGTATTGCCTTCTAACAGTGAGCTTAATTATATGCAAAGAATAGACATTCATTTATTTGGAGATGAACTGCCTTGGTATTCCGGTTATATCATCACAAGACCTGTGGAAGGTTCAACGGAAACGGAATATAAATTTACGGCCCATGGCTACTATAATCGATTGGAAAAACTGGTGCTTTTTGAAACCTATGAAAATAGGGACCCAGGGGCAATTGTAAGAGATATTGCCATAAAAGCTGAAAAAACACATGGAACTATTTATAACGCTAGCAAGATAGCAGATGCCGGGTATACCATAACAAAGCTGGTTTTTGACGGAGTTACGGTTAAAGAGGCGTTGTCTGACCTGGCAGATTTTGCTGTGAATTATGTTTACGGGATAGATGAATACCGAAGCTTGTATTTTATGCCAAGAGAAACAGGTATTAATGAAGAAGCAAGGCTTACAGTCGGTAAACATCTTAATAAATATGTACCCTCCTGGAATGTGGAGAAAATTGTTAATTGGGCACGAATCAAAGGCGGTAATATTGATGACGAGGGTGAGCAGTGGCTGTGCGTGGTTAAAGATGATGCAAGTATTGCCGAGTATGGCAGGAGAGATGAAATTTGGACGCTTCCTTCCGCTTATGAAGTAGCAGATGCGGTTAGATGGGGAGAAAACCAGATTAGGCAGTATAAAGACCCGATTAAATCAGCCAAGCTGACAGGAGTACGTTTAGAATATCCGTTGGTTGATGGAACTTTTAATGTAAGGCATATGACTACTACAGGCAAGGCTCAAATAAGGACGCTTTCAGGTGCTACCCATGAGTATCCTATAACCAAAGTCAAATATACCATATCTGCATCAGGTGGTATTGCTGCAGATGTAGAGCTTGGAGAGCCGATTTTTGCTTTAGAAAAATATTTGTCAGACATTGAACGGAGTGCAAAGAATATAGAACAGTCGCAGGCATCAGCCATTAAACAACTGACTGCACTTTAAGGAGGTAAACAGTGGCTATAAAAGATTACAGATTAGACCCATTTTTAAATGTGCTGAATGTAAAAAGAATAAATGGAGAGCAGCATCAAGTGCCTAATCAAAGTCCTTATACGGTAAGGCTTAACGAAGTACCACAGAAAACAGACCCCAGCACTCTTGCTGTAGCTTTCAGCGGAGGGGTAATACTTACAGAGGTTGCTGCAACTCCCTCTCAAAGTCAATACTGGCCGGACTACAATACAACAGCTCATGGAGCTGCAGACTGGAATACAGGAACACTTCTTTTTAATGCAGCGGATGCAGGGAAAATCATTTATGTGAGCTATAACGGTACAGGAACAGTGGTGGATGAACGGCTGCAGGATATGTTGGAATTGTCAGTAACGACAAGTACCCAATCGGAACGGGATGTAAAGCTTTCAGGAACTGCAGTCAGCTATGACGCTTCAGAAAGTTCCGGAGGAGGTAATTTAAGTTCCGGCTATGTAAGAGTAAAGCAGCACCGGGGACTTCCTGCTGGGACGTACACATTAAGAGAAGTAATCCAGCATTTAATTAATCGCAGTCAGACATTGGAATTTATAAAGGGTACAAATTATTACAACTGCAATTGTGACTGCGGCGATGATATGTGAAGGCGGTGATGTGTTTTGATTTCAATAGATAGTAATTTTAATGTTGAGGTATCCCAGTATGATACTTATACCATAAGGTTTAAGTTTAAAGACTACATGCTCACATCTGATGATAAATTCCGCTTTTCCATTAAAGCAACTTCAAATTCAACGGATGTGGTATTTCAGAAGGATGTCTATAATGCAGGGAAAACCTATATTGACCTGCCAATTACCTTAGGAGAGTTAGATAGTCTGGCTCCGGATACCTATGTCTATGATATTGCCATTATTAACAGAAACACTCAAAAGATTACAACGCTTATCTGGTCAGCGTATTTTATGATTAAGGGGGTGGCTCATAATGTCGATTGAAATAGAGGTCAGTGCGTTTAATAATGCAGAAGGTAAGGCACTTGAGGTAGGCGAATATGGTGCAGAGGTTGCCAAAGAATACGCAGATAAAGCTTTTGAGTATGCTGAAAGTGCTAAAGAAAGTAAAAATCTTGCTGAAGCCTGGGCAGAAAGCAACGAGCCACCGACAGGAAGCGAAACACGTTCTGCTAAGAACTGGGCAGATGTGGCCAGGCAGTGGGCAGAAAGCGATGCAGATCCGGACGGCATAACAGATGTAAAATCAGCTAAAAGCTGGTCATCCTTATCTAAAGAATATGCTAATAACGCATCAAAGTCAGCGATAGCCTCTTCTAATAGTGCTTTAAATGCTGACTCATCTGCTAAGGCGAGCAGTGATAGTGCTAACGCTGCGGCTATATCTGAAAAGAACTCAGCAAACAGCGAAACGTCAGCCAGACAAAGTGCTGAAAAAGCAGCTTCAAGTTTAGAAAAACTGGAAACCGTGGATTTACCTTTAAAAGCGGATCTTGCTTCCCCTTCTTTTACGGGATCACCTAAAGTGCCTACGGCGGCTCAGGGAAACAGCTCACAGATTATTGCGAGTACTTCTTTTGTCCAGACAGCAATTGCTGCACTCGTAGCATCTGCTCCCGGAACTTTGGATACCATCAAGGAACTAGCTGCTGCCTTAGGAAATGACCCCAATTTTGCGACTACCATAACAAATCTTATTGCAGGAAAGTTAGATAAAACTGCTAATGCAGTAAGTGCCACTAAAGCGGTACAGGACGTAGATGGAAATAATATTGTAAGTACCTATGCTACGAAAGCCGAAATGACAGGTGGCATTACTAAACTTGCCACGGTTGCTTCCACGGGCAGTTATAGTGATCTTTTAAATAAACCTACTATTCCAAATAAAACAAGTCAGCTCACCAATGATAGCAATTATGTTGTTCAAGATACTAGCGGCAATGTGACTATAGCCGGAACTTTAACGGCAGCTAAAGTAGTAAACGCCTATTATAACGACTATGCTGAATTTTTCCCCAGAGGAGGAGAAACAGAAACGGGAGATATTATTGCTTTGGCTGATGGTGGCAAAGAATGCTACGAAAAGGCAACAGATAAGTCGATTATGGTGGTTGGCGTCCATAGTGATGAATATGCCCAAATAATTGGTGGAGAAACAGATGAAAATGGCAATGTGGATATTGGTAAAGTAATTCAAAACTATATCCCTGTAGCTTTAGCAGGAAGAGTGCACGTTAAGTTTTATGGTACTGCTATTGCTGGAATGAAGGTTGTTCCATCAGAAATACCCGGAGTTGGCAGAGCCTTTACTGAAGGCGATAAGGAAGATAGTGTTGTAGGAAGAATCGTAGCAAGCGACAGCTTTCAAAATGTAAGACGAGTAAAGATAATGGTCAGGAGGCAGTGATGGGGAGTTTTTTAAAGCGAAGGATACATACAGTGTTTTTAATGTTGGGTAATAGTTGTAATATGAACTGCCGTTATTGTTTGCAGCATCCTTTGGTAAATCGGCAGCTGACAGAGAAAATTAATCCTGTCATATATGACTTCTTGAAAGAATGTGCTGATGAACTGCCAAAAGGACAGAAACTGCATATCCAGTTTTACGGCGGAGAACCGTTATTATATTTTGCAAACATTAAGACGGTAGTAGAAAAAACAAATGAATACTGTTGGTTTTCAGTTATTACAAATGGGAAGGCGGTCACCGAGGACATGGTGACCTTTTTTAATGCCAATAAAATGCCTGTAACTATTTCATGGGACGGAAGAAATGTGCTGGAAACCCGTGGATATGATGTATTTGCAGGTAAAGAAAAAAGAAAGCTTTTGCTTTGCATAGAGCAGCTTGGCTTATCCGCTGTTTTAAGCAGCAAAGCGTATCCATTGCAAATATTAGAGGATTTTCAGAGCATATCCGATGATTACTATAAAATTCATGGGTATCATGTGGGCATTAATATTGATGAAATTTTTAACACAGGGGATTTGCCGCAAGAACTATTAGCTGTAGATTACGCAAGAGTTGAGCAGGAAATGCTGGAGCTTGGCAAATTTTATCTGGAGAAAAGATTAAGCGGCAGTAAAACAGAACTGAAGGATTATACCAATCTTGCTTATGTGGATAGAATGTTTGGTATGTTGAAACGATTCTATGCTGAGGGAGATGGCAGACTGCATAAAAACTACTGCTTCTGCGGTAATGGGTATGATGTTATGAACTTGGATTTGGAAGGAAATTTGTATCCCTGCCATAACACCAGCAGCAGGGTGTGTACTATTGAAGATGGCTATTTTACTTACCTAAATAAGGTTATGGCATCAGATAACACTAAATTAAACCTAAAAGAATGCAATGCTTGTCCGGCAGCAGCCTTTTGCCGAGGGGGATGTAAACTAGTAGGAACTAAGGCAAGGCAGGAGGGTTATTGCAGACTAAAACAAGCGGTCTTTTTGCCGGTGCTTTCAGTTTTTGAAGAGTACGGCAGGCTGATGGCGGGTGAAGTAAATGGCGGTTAATGGAGCTATTTCTAAAACAACCTTTACGGAGACAACAGTTTCATATACCTCAAAAATAAGACCGGTGCATATTACCGAACTAAGAACAGCTATTGATAGGCTGCAAAGCTATGCGGCGAATGTTGATAATTGCGGCAACTGTACTTATTGCCAGACCTGTCAGAGCGCCACCTGCCAGAGTGCCGTGTGCCAAAGCCAGAGTTGTCAAAGCTTATCCTGCCAAAGCTGTCAAAGCTATAGTTGTCAGTCCATGCAATGTAATTGTGACTGCGGTGATGATGGGGGGTGAAGTGCTTAAATGGCTTATACAGATACAACCTTAAACAGTAATATTACGGTAAAAAAACTGCACATATCAGAATTGGCAGCAGCATTGACTGCCATGGCGGCTAATGCCAATAAATCATCCGCTATAAATTTAAGTGGCTTGACATATACCAAGGTGATAAGTGCAAATATTATGCTTTTAAGAACGGCGGTAAATAATCTGGAAACAAGTTTTTCAGGCAACTGCTGCCAGGCGAATTGCTGTCAGACCTGCCAAACCAGCTATTGCCAAAGCACTTACTGTCAAAGTTGCCAGGGGTGTCAAACCTGTCAGGGCTGCCAGTCGGTACGTTGTCAGTATTGCCAGACGGAATGTACGAATTGCAATTGTAACTGTAACTGCAGTAATTGTGACTGCGGAGATGATGGAGGTTGATGAAAATGATTATACAAGGCTTGATTTTAACAGATAAAGGACCTGTGGATATTAAAGAATTGAAACCGGGAGATAAAGTGCTGAACCAGCTTCATCGAGCTTTTGCAGTGAAAGAGATTCAAAACAAATCGGTGAGCGTGGCATATACCTTCGGTAAAAATCCGAAGCTTATTGTGTCTAAGGGAGCTATTTTAAAAACCGTTTATGGAAATAAGAAAGTTGCAGAAGCCGAAAAAACATCTTTTTATATGGCCCAGCCCAATATGCGGATGGTGAAAGATAAGGCCGAAAAAACAGTGGGAAAATACATAACCTATGAAATTAAAGCGGAAGGCTGTGATTCTATATTTGCAGGAAATTATTGTTTTAAATTGGAGGATAACGATGCTTAAGATATGTTTTAACGAGAGGTCTGATTCAGAGCATAAACTAAAAATAACCATCAAGGAGCTATGTGTCACCGCAGAAGTAACTTCTAAATATCCGGCAGGCTATGGCAAGGATACGATTGAAACTCTGCGACCTTATAACAGTTATACTCTGGTCGCTAGTCCTGGTAAGGTTAAAAATTATCGCAAGATGAGTAAGTCGGATTTTAAGTTTTTAGACCTTAACAGGCTGGGAGTCAGCGTAAAACTTGATTTTGCAGAGCTTTTGCAGCTCTACGGAACAGCAGATGTACTGCAGCTTGATACCGGAGTAATTGGTGGTGCGGAGCGGGATATTATTATCCGTGTTTTTGAAGGCAGACCTGAAAATACTGAAATAGAAGCCGATGAGGAGTATGAGGTAATAAGTTTTAATTCTGATGATTTGGTAACAGGCGATCACCCTAGGATGCATTTGTGGGACAGTTATGCTTTAAAGATTGGTGAAAGAATTCTTATGGCCAACAGGAAAGGAATGCCGCAAAGCGGTGATTTTACAATACCGATTGCTTTAGTGAAGGATAAGGATTATGTGGAGTTTGAGATTATAAAATACTCTGGCAATTTTGAAGGAGAAGAACTTACCCGCGATATTGATGATGACGATGTTACGATAGACAGCAGCTGCGGAGTTATAAACAACCGCAGAGTACAGCTTGAAAATGGCAGAGGTAATTTTAGACTTTATCCTATGGGGCATACAGGTATATTTAAGCTTAAGCTTGGCAGAAAGTGGTATGAGGTTTGGAATGAATACAACCTCATCCTGGAGGGTTAAAATGCAGGCAACTATTTATATGGGCAGTAAGTGCAATCTAAATTGTGCCTACTGCCACAGAGAAGAAGATGAGCGTGAAACGGGACTTTCAGCGAATCTTTTGGAGCAGTTAAAAAAGCAGGATAACCTTACCGTCAAATTTATGGGCGGCGAACCGACTTTATACATGGATGAAATAAAGCAGGTTGTAGCGGCTCTGCCAAAAGCAAAGTTTGCTATATGCACAAATGGCGTTAACTTAGAGGCGTATTTGCCATTTTTTAAAAAGCATGATTTTTTAGTATGTATCAGCTTTGATGGAGGGAAAAACTCTGAGCGAGGATTTGACCCCTTTACTAAGCTTATTGATTATCCAAAATTAGCTGTTTCTACTACGCTCCATCATGGGCATACCGATTTAAGATCAATTATTACATCCTTTGCCGCTAAGGAAAGAATTATTGGCAGGCAGTTATCTTTTTTTCCTCATTTTGCTCATGCTACTAACGATGCCAATGATAAATACGCATTAAGCCTTGGAGATGCAGATTACATCTTAAAACAGTACAAGAATATGGTCGGTAGTTTTATGGAACAGCGATTTAAATACGGTGTTCGTAACTTTCGCTATGAAGGAATGTTTACAGGATTATTAAAACGGTACCAAGCAAATTTTGACTATGGAGAAACTTACTGCGTTAATAAGAATCTGCAAAAATATAACACCAAGGGAGAAAGTGTTACCTGCCTTTATATAAGAGATGAAAAGTTGACTAAAAACTGGAAAGCCGAGCAGCAAAGAGTTCTGGATGATAATTTTCCGGAATGCAAATACTGCCCGGTTTATTTTATGTGCGGTGGCGGCTGCCTTAAAAGTAAGAGCAGGGATATTGAATGCTATATCAATAAAGAACTTTTTAGCTGGTTTAAGGCTGAATACGAAAAGTGGAAAGGGGCAAGTTATGCCGATTAAGAATTTATTTGTTTTTCCGAATGCGGTTAACCGAAAGAATGATGCGGAAACGATAAAACTGAATATTGAAGGTAAAGTACTTAATTTTTATCACAATGACAGACTGAATATTATTGATACGGAGCTTTTACGAGAGGGAAGTTCTACGGTAGTTCTTAATAATGGCATTACGGATAATACCTATGTGCTTTATAACTTTAGGGAAATACTGCAGGTACTGGATATGTTGCCAAGTGAGTTTTTGACTAATCTATCTCAGCGGTGCTTTATGCAGATTGATAAAAGTGGCAGTAATGTTTTTATAAAAGTATTTTTGCTGAAAGGTATGAATGAGCTGCCCAGCGATACCAACAATTTTAGCTGTTTTGCTCACTATACCATGGATTATATCCATGAGCTTGATTGGAAATATAGCTGGACGATAAAAGATGTGAAGGCGGCTATTAATGATGGTGTTTTGACGCTAAGCTTTGAAACTCTTATTTCTGACTTTTGGAAAACACCAGTCTTTATAAGTCATGCGGGGCAGAGTGTAAGGGTAAGCCATGGACATAATGCGGTGTCTTTTAAATATATACCCACTGAAAAGGTGTATTTTGGGGCGCAAAACTGTCGGTATACAGGCAGAGCGATTGATATGGAAAGGCTGATAGGGGGATAACTATATGGGGAAGGAAATATTAACAAGTATTTTAAGTGCCGGGATGGGTATGCTTTTAACCTATATCTTTACAGAGCTTAGAGCCAGAAAGAAACGTCAGGATGCTATCCAGACCGGACTTCAGGCACTGCTTAGAGACAGAATCATTCAGGTTTATAACCATTATGTAACTGAAAAGAAGTGGATTCCCATTTACGCTAAGGACAGCATAGTTTCCTGTTATGAAAGCTATGAAAACCTTGGTGCCAATGGAGTAATAGACGATCTGATGGCTGAAATAAAAGCACTGCCAAATTACAAGGGGGAATAAGTGTGTTTGATAATGCAAAAGTAATCTTAGGCAATGTTCTTAGTACTGTAAAGGTGAAAATAAATGCTATGAGCAGGCCAATAAAGACTGTGATTGTAGGTTATTTTCTGCTTGTTGTGGTTTTGGTTGCTACGTATTATATTGCCTGGCTGTACCAATGGCATAATGGGCAGATTGTTATGAGTGATTTATTGGCGGTAATTAAAGAAATGATTGGGCCTGCTATGATAGGGTTTATGACCTTCATAGCAGGCTGTTTTATTGATATGAACAATAATGGAATACCGGACAATTTTGAGGAGGATGAGGAGCATGAGAAAAATAACCTTAGATGAGTTAAGAGAAATGGCTCAAGCTGCTAAAGGCTATATTGATAAAATTTATGTACATTGGAGCGCAGGAAGGTACCATCAGTTTTTTGATGATTACCATATTAACGTAGATGCCGATGGAAGTATTTATGCCAGCACAGAGGATTTAACGGAGCTTTTGGCACATACTTGGCACCGAAACAGCAGAGCCATTGGTATCTGCATGGCAGGCTGTTATGGGGCAGAAGCACATAGTGGTTACAATACAGACTTTGGCGATTATCCACCTACGCAAGACCAAATCGATGGGGTGGCAAAGGTTGTGGCGGTTTTATGTGAAGAACTGGATCTGCCTATTGATTATGCTCATGTTAAAACCCACTGTGAGGCAGCTGAAGAAGATGACTATGGTCCATCAACAACTTGTGAACGATGGGATTTGTGGTATTTACTGGATGCACCGCTTACGGACGAACTAAAACTAGGCGGTCAAGTAATTCGCGGCAAAGCAGCCTGGTGGCAAAAAAATATTTGAAAGTCTAAAGAAAATGGCTCGTACAAATGGCTTACAGCGGCTTTAAATAAGGCTCTGTCAGGTATTTGCCCTACAAAGATTAAATACGCTTGGTGAGGTAATAACCGCAAATGGTGGAAAATGGCTAAAAATAGTAGTTTTGAGGTGGTGGAAATGTCGGATGAAAAGAAAAAATATGTATTTTACAGCATTATTGTTCTTATTATCGTTAGTATTCTTGCCTGCCTTTTCTTATGCAGCGGAGTACAGGATAACGGAGCAGGAGTTGAATCAGTTAGAGAGCAACTTGGCTCAGCTGAAACAACTGAACGAGAAATCACAGAAGGAATTGAGTCTGCTGAAGACCGAACTCGAAATATCCAAGACGGAATTGAACAAGGCGAAGCAGCAGTCGATAATGCTGCAGAGCGAGCTGACTGTATTGAAGAAAACCTCACAGATGCAGACGGACTTATTGCAGGGTGCCAACGCATCCTTGAAAACGTACGCGTCCGAGGAGAAGAAAAAAATGCAGGCAATTAAGAATCAGAGGAATGTAGCCTACGGAGTTGGAGCGGTTTTACTATATGCTTTAGTTAGGAAATAGAATAGATAATTTGATGCCCACTGAGGATGAATTTTCTTGGTGGGTTTATTTTTTTTATTTATATTTTTTCAAAACCGTCAGATTCATTACTTTCTCAAGGCTATTAGGTAGAGGGTCAAAAAACACTCTCGGAAAGAGGTGATAAAGATGGAACACAATTTGAAAATCAGTGTATCCAAGAAGGCAAAATCAGATGGTATTCTTTCTTGCCGTAGTATTAGTGTACGAGAACGTATTCTATGCTTCTTCCTCGGAAGAAAACAGAAACTCACAATTCTTGTACCCGGTGACAACGTGGAAGAAGTTTCCATTTGTACGGTTAAGGAAGGAGGTGCGACATCGTGAGTAAAGTAAGCGAATTATCCATGCTCGTGGATGAACTCAAAAAGTGCGGCGAAACCTTGGTACGTATTTCCGAAGAACTGGCTGATTTGTTCAGCAGTGGAAAGGACGCAATGCAGCCTGTAAAAAAGACTGCTGTTAAGAAGAAAACCAACGAGGAGCCAAAAGCTGAAGTGCCGGAAGAAAAAGCACTCACGTTGGAAGATGTCAGAGCCGTGTGTGCGGATAAATCCCGCAAAGGCTATACGGCAGAAGTCAAAGCAATCCTTACAAAGCATGGTGCAGAAAAGCTGTCTGGGATAAATCCAGCAGAATATAAGGCACTGCTTGCTGAAGTGGAGGTACTTGGGAATGCCCAATAAACAGAAGGTGAATTGTACTGTAGGTGCAAGAGAGACCGGTCTGGACCACGCAGTCTTATCAGCATCCTCCAGTCACAGGTGGCTGGAGTGTCCGCCATCGGCATTGCAGTGTGCTAAGGTCGGTGACACCACAAGCGAGTTTGCAATGCAGGGCACCGATGCCCACAGCCTTTGCGAACACAAACTGAAAACAGCACTGGGGCAGAAATCGAAAGATCCAACAGAAAACCTTACTTTCTTCGATGAAGAAATGGCGGACTGCTCGGATATGTATGCCCAGTATGTGATGGAGCAGCTTGCTGTGGCAAAAGAAAAATGCAAAGACCCTATTGTTCTAATTGAACAGCATCTTGATTTTTCCAAATGGGTGCCGCAGGGCTTCGGCACCGGGGACTGCGTGATTGTTGCAGATGAAACGCTGACCGTCATTGATTTTAAGTATGGTGTCGGAATTTTGGTGGATGCAGAAAAGAATCCTCAGATGATGTGCTATGCACTGGGAGCCTTACAACTGTTTGACGGTATCTATGATATTGATTCGGTGACCATGACTATCTTCCAGCCAAGGCGGGATAGTGTCAGCACATACACCATTTCCAAAGAAGAACTTCTGAAATGGGCGGATGAAGTGCTGAGTCCAACAGCACAGCTGGCGGCAAAGGGTGAGGGTGAATACAAAGCCGGAGACCACTGTCAGTTCTGTAAGGTAAAAGCCACCTGCCGCAAGAGAGCCGAATACAACCTTGAACTTGCGCGTTACGATTTTGAGATGCCTTCCACCCTTGAAGATGATGAGATAGAGGCCATTCTTTCAAAAGTTGATGCACTGGTATCTTGGGCAGGCGATATCAAGGAATACGCTTTGCAGCAGGCAGTCAGCGGCAAGGGGTGGAAAGACTGGAAGATTGTCGAAGGACGCTCCAACAGGAAATATGTCAATGAAACCGCTGTGGTGGATACGGTTAAGGATGCCGGATATGACCCATATGAACATAAGGTTCTGGGTATTACGGCAATGACCAAACTGCTCGGAAAGACAAGATTTGAAGAACTGCTCTCCGGCTTTATTGAAAAGCCACAGGGCAAGCCAACCTTAGTACCGATGTCGGACAAGCGTCCGGCTATGAATACAGCAGCAAACGATTTTAAGGAGGACAAATGATATGTCAAAAAATTATACGAACCCTACAAAGGTAATCACAGGAGTAAAAACACGCTGGTCTTATGCAAATGTATGGGATGCGAAATCCATCAACGGCGGCGCACCGAAATTCAGCGTGAGCCTTATCATTCCTAAGGACGATACAGTAACCGTCAATAAAATTAAAGCGGCTATTCAATCTGCTTATGAGGAGGGTCAATCTAAGCTTAAGGGAAGTGGCAAAACTGTGCCTGCTCTTTCCGTACTTAAGACACCAATGAGGGATGGCGATTTGGAACGTCCTGATGATGAAGCCTATGCAAACAGCTACTTCATCAATGCAAACAGTGCAGCTACTCCGGGCATCGTAGATGCAGACCGCCAGCCTATCATCGACCGCAGTGAGGTATACAGCGGTGTGTATGGCCGTGCCAGCATCAACTTCTATGCATTCAACTCCAACGGCAATAAGGGCATTGCCTGTGGTCTTAATAATCTCCAAAAGATTAAGGACGGAGAGCCGCTTGGCGGCAAGAGCCGTGCAGAGGATGATTTTGCAACCGATGCAGAGGACGATTTTCTTTCTTAAGCAGATACAGTGACAATCAATGCAGGCGATGGGAAACTGTCTCCTGCAGATATTATGAAAATGTGAGGTAAACAGATGGAATTATATGAATTTGCAAAGCAGTTTGATGTGATTGTGATTTTTGCGGTGCTGTACGGATTCGGTATCGGCAGTTTGGTGTACTGGGTCATGGAGTTTTTGCACTGGTGCTTTAAGAAGTGGAAGCAGCACAGGGAAAAGAAAAAGGCAGCAGTCAAAGCAGAACAGAATAATCAGTAAACAGCGGGCGGTGGAGGTGTATTCTTCGCCGCCTTGCTTATCGTAAGGACGGTGACAACATATGACAGATGAAATATGGAAAGATATCCCCGGTTACGAAGGGAAATATCAGGCAAGCAATATGGGGAGAATCAAAAGTTTAGCCCGTATTGTTACGAGTAAAAACCAGTATGGTGATTTTGAATGGCGTACCAAGGAAACTATATTATCGCCTGGAAAAAGAGACTCCTATGGTCATTTGTCGGTGGTGCTTCATGACCATCACAGAAAATCATATGGCATCCATCAGTTGGTAATGCTCGCCTTTTGTGGTGAACCGCCTATGGGTATGGAAGTATGCCATAACAATTGCAACGGCTCAGATAATCACCTTGAAAACCTAAGATACGATACCCGCACTGAAAATATGATAGACGCATATAAAAACGGCAAGGGCAAGAGTGTGCTTTCCTTGGATGATATTGACGCCATCCGATTTGGTCTTGCCTGCGGAATAAGCTTCCGTGAACTGGGTCAAATGTATGGGGTGTGCCACCAAACTATAAGCAAAATAAAAAGAAGGGAGCATTATTCGTGGATGAAATAAAAATTTTAAGCATCGATATTGAAACACGCAGCAACATCGATTTGGCGAAGTGCGGCGTGTATAAATACTGTGACACAGATAGATTTGATATTTTGCTGTTTGCATACTCCGTTAATTATGGTGCGGTAAAGGTTATCGATCTGGCAAATGGAGAAAAGATTCCACAGGATATTTTGAATGCACTTGAGGATGAAACTGTCATAAAAACCGCGTATAACAGTCAGTTTGAGAGAATCTGTCTCTCTCGATACACCGGATATCCTATTGGAGAGTACTTATCTCCAAATTCATGGAATTGCACGATGGTTTGGGCATCCACGCTGGGCTTGCCTAAATCACTCGCGGGTGTAGGATCTGTACTGGGCCTTGAAAAACAAAAAATGACCGAAGGAAAGGATCTTATCAAGTTTTTTTGTGTGCCAAACAAATCCGGTGAATTTAATGATCCTGTAGACCACCTTGAAAAATGGTCAGCTTTCAAGAACTATAATAAGCGTGATGTTGAGGTTGAACTGCAAATACAGCAACGACTAATCCGTTATCCTGTCCCGGAATTCCTATGGGGAGAGTTCTATCGAAGTGAGGAAATAAATGATAGAGGAATTCTTATAGATCGCACGCTGGTAAAAAATGCTTTAACAATGGCTGAGAAGTCAAACGCAGAGCTTATCGACAAGTTGAAGGAATTAACCGGACTTGAAAACCCAAACAGTGTACCGCAGATTAAAGGTTGGTTGTCTCAACAGGGACTTACTATGGATTCGCTCGGCAAAAAAGAAGTTGCCAAAGCTGTTAAAAGCACAGAGGGAACGCTCAAAGAAGTGCTTGCCTTAAGGCAGAAAAGTTCCAAATCATCTGTAAAAAAGTATGTGGCGATGGAGAATTGTATGTGCTCAGATGACCGTGCCAGAGGAATGTTTGGCTTTTATTCTGCAAACCGAACTGGACGCTGGTCTGGGAAATATATACAGCTGCAAAATCTCCCTCAGAACCATATGCCGGATTTAGAACAGGCGCGAGGTCTGGTGGAGTCCGGCAATTATGATGCGATAGAGCTTCTATATGATGATATCCCGGATACCCTGTCACAGCTTATCCGCACAGCCTTTGTGCCAAGAGCTGGGATGAAGTTTGTGGTGGCGGACTTTTCTGCCATTGAAGCAAGGGTGCTTTCGTATCTTGCCAAGGAAAGCTGGCGAAGCGAGGTCTTTCATAATAACGGGGACATCTATTGTGCATCAGCATCTGCCATGTTCGGTGTACCTGTAGAAAAGCACGGCGAGAACGGGCATCTCCGCCAGAAGGGTAAAATTGCGGAATTGGCTCTTGGATATGGCGGATCAGTAGGTGCATTGAAAGCGATGGGTGCTTTGGATATGGGACTTGAGGAGGAAGAACTCCAACCGCTTGTGGATTCATGGAGAGCCGCCAATCCAAACATCGTGCGTTTCTGGTGGGATGTTGACCGCTGTGTAAAGGATACAGTCAAGAACAGAGTAACCACAGAAACACACAGCATCCGCTTTTTCTATCAGAGCGGTATGCTGTTCATTCAGCTGCCAAGCGGCAGACGGCTTTCCTATGTGAAACCGCGCATGGGAGAGAACCGTTTCGGCGGTGAGGCTGTGACCTATGAAGGGGTGGGCGGTACGAAGAAATGGGAACGCATCGAAAGCTACGGTCCCAAGTTCGTGGAAAATATCGTTCAGGCCATTAGTAGGGATATTTTAGCCTATGCCATGCGTACCTTATCCAATTGCTTTATCTGCGGTCATGTTCATGATGAACTGATTATTGAATGTAATAAGAAGGTTTCACTTGATATCGTGTGTGAGCAGATGGGCAGGACACCGCCTTGGATTTCCGGGCTTTTTCTTCGTGCGGATGGATACGAATGCAGCTTCTATAAAAAAGATTAGGAAACCGTCAGATTGCACCTCCTGCCAAGGCTATAAGGTAGGAGGTGCTTTTCTAATGAATGATGAGAATAAAACAGTAACGAAAATTACAGAGCCGGGCAGTTCCTCTGTCCTTATGAAATCACGCATGACAGAGGAACAACTGTGCGGTGACTATAAATATTGTATGGCACAGAAAATTATAAAGGAGATGCTCGATAGAGGTCTGATTTCTGTGGATGAATTCAACAAAATCAGCGAAAGAAATCGCCAAACATTCTCCCCATATTTAGCAGAGATAATGCCCTAAATGACTTGATATATATTAATTAGTACGGGAATATGTCCATACCGAAAGTGAGGTGAGTTGATGAAAAGGATAACAAAAATTGAAGAGAATAAAGCCTTATCGGTTAAGACAAAAACCCGGGTTGCTGCCTATTGCAGAGTGTCCACGGCAAGCGATGAACAGCTTATCAGTCTTGATACGCAGAAGGCGCATTATGAGGATTACATCAAGTCAAATAACGAGTGGGAGTACGCAGGAATATTTTATGATGAAGGTATCACAGGCACGAAAAAAGGGTGCCGTGACGGTCTGAATTCCCTGATAGATTCCTGCGAAAAAGGTCTTGTTGATTTGGTCATTACAAAGTCCATCAGCCGATTCAGCAGAAATACAACAGACTGTTTGGAACTGGTAAGAAAGCTGATGGCGCTAAATGTGACCGTGATTTTCGAGAAAGAAAATATTAACACGGATACGATGGAAAGTGAATTGATGCTTTTCATATTAAGCAGTCTTGCGGAAAGCGAGTCGGTGTCCATTTCTGAAAACAATAAATGGTCAATACAAAAACGCTTTCAGAATGGCACCTACATTATTTCTTATCCGCCTTATGGTTATGAAAATGCCGGGGGAGAAATGATTGTTGTGCCGGAGCAGGCAGAGGTTGTCAAAAAGATATTTGAAGATACGCTTGCCGGGAAAAGTACCCATGCCGTTGCAAAGGAACTGAATGACAGCGGTGTGAGAAGCAAGAAAGGCGGAAAATGGACTCCCGGAGCCATCAATGCGATTATTCGCAATGAGAAGTTTACGGGAGATGTTATTTTTCAAAAGACCTACACCGACAGTCAGTTTAGCCGCCACACCAATGATGGCGAGTTAAATCAATATCTGTGTGAAAATCATCATGAGCCGATTGTAAGCCATGAGATTTTTGACAAGGCAAATGAGGTCCTGAATCAGCGTGGCAAGGAAAAAGGCAATGGAGAGCGAACCGAACGCTATCAGAATCGTTATGGCTTCTCAGGCAGAATCAAATGCGGAGAGTGCGGCGGAGTCTTTAAGCGAAGAATCCACTATAAGCCGAGCGGGAGTTACATTGCTTGGTGCTGCACTCATCATATCGAGGACAGGCACTCTTGCTCCATGAAGTACATTACTGATGATGGGATAAAGACAGCTTTCCTTACTATGATGAATAAACTCATATTTGCCCATCAGAGTATATTAAAGCCACTGCTTTACAGCCTGCAGGGGTTTGACGATAAGAACAGGCTCCTGCAAATACAGGAATATGAAACCAAGCTGGAAAAGAATATGGAAGAAAGACAGGTTCTGACCAGTGTAATGGCAAGCGGACTGTTAGAGCCAGCACTTTTTAGCAAGAAGATTACGGCTTTGACTTTGGAAGAGAAACGCTTGCAGGAAGAAAAGAAACACATGATAAACACGGTCAGTGGTGACAGGACAAAGATTGAAGCATTGGAGAAACTGATGAAATTTGCACTCGGCAGCGGGATGCTGACGGAATACTCAGATGAGATATTCCTTTCCCATGCGGAAGGGGCTATCGTGTTTTCAAGAAAAGAAATCGTATTTGAATTGAAGTGCGGACTGAAATTAAAGGAAAGGCTGGTGGGATAATGGCACACATACCCTATGGATATAAGATTGTAAATGGTAAAGCAGAGGTTGATGAAGAACAGGCAGAAGGGGTCAGAAAGCTGTTTGATGGCTATATTGCAGGGCTTGGATTAAAGCCTGCGGCAGAGAATGCAGGTCTTGAGATTTTTCATGGCAGTGCAGGCAGAATGCTTCGAAACACGCATTACCTTGGCGATGAATATTATCCTGCCATCATCGACAGAGAGCGTTATGACAAGGCGGAAGAAATTAGAATGTCGAGGGCATCTTCCTTGGGCAGGGTCAGAGAATTGCAGGCTGCACCAAAGCCAGTGGCGGATACAAGGTTTACCCTGTCCCCTGTTGAGAGAAAATTTGCAGATCCATTTGAACAGGCAGAATATGCCTACAGCTTAATTGAAAGTGAGGTGACGATACATGAATAAGAGTATCACAGTTATCCCGGCACGAAAGCGTGTGGGAAATACCGTAAATAAAGAAGTAAAGCCGAAACTCAGAGTCGCAGCGTACTGCCGAGTTAGTACAGACAGCGATGAGCAGGCTACCAGTTATGATGCACAGGTAGAACATTATTCTAATTTCATACAGAAAAATGAGGAATGGGAGTTTGCCGGGATATTCGCTGACGATGGCATCTCCGGCACCAATACCAAAAATCGTGAAGAATTCAACCGTATGATTGAAGAGTGTATGACGGGCAGTATTGATATGATAATTACAAAGTCCATCAGCCGATTTGCCCGTAACACCTTGGACTGCCTTCGCTACATAAGACAGTTAAAGGAAAAGAACATCCCCGTGTTTTTTGAGAAAGAAAACATCAACACAATGGATTCTAAGGGAGAGGTGCTGCTGACCATTATGGCAAGCCTTGCACAGCAGGAATCGGAGTCCTTAAGCAAAAATGTGAAGATGGGGATGCAGTTTCGATTTCAGAAGGGAGAGGTGCAGGTCAACCATAATCGCTTTATGGGATATACCAAGGACGAAGATGGACACCTTATCATTGAGCCTGCCGAGGCAGAAATCGTCAAACGAATTTACCGAGAGTACCTGCAGGGGGCAAGCCTAAAACAAATCGGAGACGGCTTGATGGCGGATGGCATTCTAACGGGTGCAGGAAAACCAAAGTGGCGTCCTGAATCTGTGAAGAAAATTCTGAAAAACGAGAAGTACATCGGTGATGCTCTTCTGCAAAAGACCTATACCGTGGATGTCCTTACCAAAAAGCGAGTGAAGAATAACGGCATCGTTCCGCAATATTATGTAGAGAACAGCCACGAAGCGATTATCCCCCGTGACCTTTATATGCAGGTGCAGGAAGAAATGCTCAGAAGATCCAATCTTCACAGCGGTGCGAACCGAAAGAAACGAGTCTACAGTAGCAAATACGCACTTTCCAGTATTTTGTATTGTTCGAAATGTGGAGATATTTATCGAAGGATTGCTTGGAACAATCATGGAAAACGCTCCATGGTATGGCGATGTGTAAACCGTGTAGAGCATGGCCCCGACTGCTGCGATGCACCAACCGTGAAGGAAGAAGAATTACAGAATGATGTAGTAAAGGCAATCAACATGGCTCTTGGTGGTAAAGATGATATGATTGCCGCCTTAGAAGAAAATATAGCGATGGTGCTTGCTTTGGAAGATGAGACTTCGATGGAAAGCATCGATGCCAAGCTGGAAGAGTTGCAGCAGGAGCTTCTGAAACGAGCCAATGCAGGACAGGATTACGATGACCTTGCCGATGAGATAGACAGCCTGCGTGAGAAGAAGCAAGAGGTCATGGCGGACAATGCCGAGCGAGAAGGACAGAAACAGCGAATTGTGGAAATGCAGCAGTTCCTTGCTGGGCAGACGGAGCAGATTGAAGAATATGATGAAAGCATGATCAGAAGAATGGTGGAGAAGATAACGGTTTATGAGGATAAATTCACGGTTGAATTTAAGTCTGGGACGAGTGTGGATGTGGAAAGATGAGATAATACTGCCAGACAGCCCCTTACAGAAAATGTAGGGGGTATATGTATATTTTATAAAAATCAGATATTTAAAACGATGAGTTTTTTGTCTAAACATACAAAATACACATTTACGCATTGACAACTGTGAATGTGAATAATATAATTGGGTCAGTTGTAAATAAGGAGTGTGATGAACAATGGATTATAAAGCTGATGTACGACTTATAAAAGCTTTGGCAGATGAAAATAGGCTTGCTGTATTGAGAGCACTGCAGGGCGGAGAAAAATGTGGATGCGTTCTTCTGGAAGAATTGCAGATTACTCAGCCAACATTATCTCACCACATGAAAATATTGTGTGATAGCGGAATGGTTGATAGCTGCAAAGACGGCAAATGGATGCATTATTCTTTATCGTTAGAAGGATGTCATAGGTTAAGATGTCTTGCAGATAAGTATTCAATAAAGGATGCAGATTTTGCTGATTATAAAAAATGCAATGCCGAAAATAGATGTAATAAATAA